GGGTTAGGTCTTCAGCTGAAGTGGGATTAAAAACCCACACCCACACAGACCTGCTGATCTATGTGGGATGTACTATGACCTTAGACCCTTGTCTAACGTTTATACTCGCATAGTCGAGAAAGATGGTGTTTATGGATGACACCCAACCTTGGTACTTGCTCAGCTGTTCCACCACCATTTGAAGAACTGACTCCAAGTGGGGTTCGCTAATGATTCAAGCTCGCGCTCATCATTTATGCGTTCCACCTGAATTATCTCCAAAGTCTCAGAATTTCCACCATTAGTAGCGATAAACTCGATGAGGTCTTCGTACTCTGGTAGGTGTAAGGTGGACTGGTCCAAGACTTGCACTGTGAAGGCGCTGCCAAGGCGGGTAACCTTGGCAATTTTCACAATGCGAACTTCCGGCATATTCTCTTTATTGGCTAAAGTGTATGCCGTTTTTATGGTGTTACCAAAATGAGGAATCATTTCGACTCCTGCTGTTTTCGCCTCTGCGTAAAGAGTTGAGTAGTCCTCTTCGTAGTAGACGGGCACTAGTTCCGTCAGAATCTGGCTAGTGCTGACCGACTTTTTCTGATCTTCCTGCAGTGACTGCAAACGCTCATCAGCGCGTTTTACTGCCGAATTTGCCGATCTGATTCGATCTGAAAGACTATTAAGAATCTTAGGGGTATTCGAATCAGGCAACATCAGAATTGGTGCCAAAGTTTTATTTGCCGACGGAGCCGTAGCTGCTGACGAAGCCGCAGCCACCGATGGAACCGCAGCTGCCGATGGAACCACAGCCACCGATGGAACCACAGCCACCGATGGAACCGCAGCTGCTGACGGAGCCGTAGCTGCCGACGAAGCCGTAGCTGCCGACGAAGCCGCATAAAAACTTGCAACCATGACGCCAATGCCGAAACAAACAATGTTTGAAAAAATACTCCTAACGATATTCATGCTGTTGTCTCCAAATGCACATATAAGTAGTCTGGAACGCCCAGCAATACCTACATGCTGTGTGTGTTTGTACCGCTAATACTTTATTTTTTTAGTTACATCGGTACGTATGCAACTTTTTGGCGGCAACTTAGTTGATTCAAGTAAATCTATAAGATTACTGCCAAAGAAAAGCACACTGTGGGTTTCCCCACAGTGTGCCCATGTAAGGTCTCATATTGTTCCTCAATTCTAACAGAGGTAGGGACCCTGAACTACATCTGCTAGTTAGTCATGAGTCTTGTGAAACTAGAGCATATCGAAGTTGTTTCACTTCTTCGTAGCTCTCAAGCTGTGACTAGAGTAACCTCAGTATAAATTCGTAGATTTATATGAACGCACTATGCTTAATACCCTATTTATACTCGCATAGTCGAGAATGTTTTGTTAAAAGAGAGCCCGGGCGCCCTGTACAGGGCGCCCGGGTTTGTCTGCGACCTCAGGCTCAGCGGCGCTGGTTAGGATGGCTTTTTGCGGCCTTCCCAGCTACTACCGAGTCTTGCTCTTCCGTATCGGTGTCTTCCGAATTAGGAGGAACTTGATTTGGAGTTGAACCAGAAGTCATTTCACCACCTAACGACTCGATGCGAAACTTCTGCCAGGAGTTTTTGAGCTGTGATTGCTCTCTAACTCCACTCCAAATACCGACTGCAATGGTAACCAGAAGGCCAGTCAGCAGGAACATACTGCTAGTCCACGTCGTCACGGCTTTAGTCGTGCGGGTGGCAGCTTCTTGTGCCTGTTGAGTTGCGATTGCCGCAGCCTCATCCAATCCCCATGAGAATGGGTCGTACCAGCGTTCGCCTGAGTCCAGGACGACCGGGATGGCCGGAACTGTTGGAGCATTTGTCGCCGCAACGGCAGTCTGATAAGCTCCCCAGATCAGCACCATCGGTAGTCCAATAGCGAGAAACACAGACAACACGAACAAAAGGGTCTTCTTCATTGACACTATCTCCTTAATGTGGCCTATTGGGTACTCTGGAACGCCCAGCAATACCTATAGGACCGGTGTATATATCTATACCACGTTTTAACCCTTATTTTAGGGCATTATTTGAAGTAAACTGGTCGACGGCAGTGGTACTCTGTCGTCTTCCTTTTTGCTGCCTCTATGGCGTCTTCCAATTCGGCAGGAGGATCTAAAGCCCACTCTCCTTGGCAGTATGAGTAGACTAGATTTAATCGAACCGGATTGTCTTCCACTACATAGATTAATATTTCATAATCTGAGTGACGCCGTGATGCCCCTATGACATATGTGCCGGGCTTCACATGGAAAAGAGCGTGTTCACCGCATGCCAAAACGCCTCTTTGTTTGATGTAAAGGGGGGATATTGGTAATCCGCTACGATCGCACACTATTTGACTGCGACCGGAGTTGGTTCTACCGCCGCCGGACTCCCATATACACGGCAGTCCGGTTCTTGAATACGTAATGTCTATCATTTATACTCCTTATATTGTTAAATAATGACTTAAATGAGAAATTTGATGACTGTTGACATGATTATTTTCAATACTGAAAAAAAAAGTGAAGGGCGGCTGTTAAGCCGCCCTTCGTTGTTCAGCCTTTCATGGCTTCCAAGGCCTCAGAATACGTCCAGTAGACGACTCCGTTAACAACCCAGTAAGTTTTCATGGCCAAATCTCCAAGTTTTATTACGGCATGGGGCAGACTTTTAAAACTGCTTACCACGACGGACGAATAAAAGCGTTCAAACGTGTGTTTGAAAGGTACGCCTTTCCATCATGTATATATAGCACAAATAGAGGCCTATTTTAGGCCTTGAGACACCCCCCTATTTAATACCTAAAAAAAGGTCAGCCCCGTGGCTGACCTAAACCCCTTATACTTTGGCGTCATGCAAGGACTTCGACACCATCGCTAACGGTATAGACCTTGCGGCCGGCGTACTTGCCGGTCTTGATGGTTCTAACTGAGTTCATCAGCCTGCGCCCCTCCCGGCATGCGCCTCTGTAGGCACTGTAGGCAAGGCGAAAGGCCTGATTGATGATCCAGAAGACTATCTCGACGGCGAAGACGAGGAAAAGCATTGCTCCGATTAGTATGGCGATCGTTCCGATCACTGCCAAAATTTTACCGATTGTCGGCATGGGATTGTCTCCAAGTTTTGTTACAGCATGGGGCAGACTTTTAAAACTGCTTACCACGACGGAATAAAGGTATTCAAACGTGTGTTTGAAAGTTATACCTTTCCTTCATGTATATATACCTCAAATAGAGGCCTATTTTAGGCCTTAAAATACCCCCCTATTTAATACCTAAAAAAAGGTCAGCCCCGTGGCTGACCTAAATCCCTTATCCTTAGGACACCGGGTCCTTTCCACCCTTGGAGTCAGTAACCTGCTTATCGTTTACCTCCTTGTACACGATCGCGTACATCTTTTCGTCAGTCTTGGTGCCGGCATGCAGACCAGTGACCCAGCCCCGACCAACGATCTTGTAAGGAAAGCGAATTGGTTCATCCCCGTCTCGGCCCACCTTCTCCACGTAGCCTGGAGTAAAGAACTGAACCACAAATCTCCTGGCTCCTATGCCGCAAAGGTATATCCAGTTGCAGTGCCACTGAGATGGAATGTCGTGGTCTCCAAGAAGCGCCACTACGGAATCAGCGCCTTCTTCCACCAGCTGAGAGTACGTGCCAAGACTGCGGATGCAGGTCATCGGCAACTTATGATCCAGCACATTCAACCCGTGGGGTCCTGAGAATGGAGTTCCATGCCATAGGTAGGCAGTCTCCGTACAGGGGTCCGCACTGTCAGGTAGCGAGTCCGCACGTTGGAACATGCGGTCAAGCGTCGAGGCGATCCGGTGCGAATCTTCAGTAACGTCGTTACTCATGTGTTTCCTCTTTCTTGAAGGATCTACATTGTTTTGGTGGTCCAACAGAGTTATTGGAATACCTATAGATCCTGCATGTATGTATAACACAAACAGGGGGTATTTTTACACCCTCAGCGCTACTAAGGAATAGCGTTTACTGGTCTGGTTTTTTAAGTACTAAAATTATCCAAGGGGCAATACGTTCTATTTTTGTAGCGGAGTTTTCATATAAGACTCCTCGCATAAAGCCTATTGAAGAAACAATTCCGACTATTTCATTATTTTGATTTAAAACTGGACCGCCAGAATCGCCATACCAGATAGTTCCTTTGTAGCAAAGCATTTTGATATAAAAAGGGTCTTCTTTTAAAGTACCGTAGTAGCAAAAAGTGTTAAGGTCGCTTTTCTTTCTGTATTTTCCCCCGTGACCCACGACTGTAAGAGACTCTCCTCGAACTAGATCTTTAGTGCAGATCTGCATAGGCTCCTCTAAACACGGTTCATATAGTTTAGCTATAGCAGCATCAAGAATATAAATAGAGCCTATTTTAAATAGAGGGGGAAGTGTAATGCTATCTATGCAGTACCGCATTCCATTAGTTTCAAACCAATGGAATTCTGAATCATCTACTACATGTCCTGCCGTAAGTATATGGTGTGAGTCTAAAAGAGTTGCGCTTCCAATTAACCTACCATCGTAATCAGTAATGCGACCCACAGCAGGCATTTCACTGTCTGTAATTAATGTAAACCCTTTTAAATAGGAAGGTTTATATTCTTGAACTTTTACAGGGTTTATAGTTGTTTCGCAGGTGGCGCACCCAGTCCAAAGCAAAACAAAAGCAGCCAGTATGTATATACTAAAATTAATTAAATTTTTATGCAAAGTTTTCATGATATAAACATCCGATATCTTTGACCTACATGCAAATTTAAGTTTAAAATATTTAAAAATTTTAAGTCATATAATTGTACTTTTAATGTGGCTTAATAGCTAAAAAGAAACGCAGGATTTGCGTTTCTTAGTAAGTAGCAATACTAACGGTAAGAAAATGCCAATGCTATAAAGGCATGGAAATTTTTTTTAGATATCAGATATCCAGGACTCTTTGTGAGCTTTTACAGGGTCTACTAATTTTAGAAATCCGTATAGTGGTATGGACATCTTGGCTCCGCTGGGGGCTATGACACTTCCACTACAGTATTCCCAATCAGTCGGTATCAATGCTTTAATGGCGCTTGAGGTAGTTTTTGTTCTCCAGCCTGCATATGACACATATATTTCATCTTCATTATTATAAAGGCATAATATCTTTTTAGCAATGGTGTTTTGATGCAATTTAGCGGATATTATTACATTTCCATTTTCTGCAGTTTCAATATTTACTTCTCGGTTGTCCTTCTTAGATACGTATTCTTTGCCGTTAAAAAAATTCTTTTGAAGTTTTAAATTTCTTTTATTAAGTCGGTATGAATATCGCATAATAGCAGCCCGGTTTAATGGGCTGTTCCTTTTTTAAACGTTAGCTTATTTACTGAACAGGTGCAGGCTGTCTTAACTGTTCCTTACCTTGATTGGCAGCCTGTTGAGTTATCTGATCCAGCATGGATTTTACTATTGCATGTAGATTTGGATCTTGAGCCTTAATCTGGTCCAGAATCTGCCTTCTTTGTGACGATCCCAGTGGCGCTGTTGCCATAATCTCATTAACTCTGGCCTGCGCATCTGCAAAGAAACTATCCAGATCTTTGCCTGGACCCGCGGACATAGGCCCTGCAACTCCATTTGGAGGCATCGATGCAGCCGGAGGCATTCCGCCTGCGCCTCCGATGTTTGGGCCTCCTGGCATCCCGCCTGCTCCTGCGACCTGCCCAGGTGCTGCAATGTTTGCTCCAGGAGGAGCAGCCAGTATCTGCTCGTTCTCCTGTGCCTTCTGCATACGATCCTGATAGACTTTCTCCTCTCGCATCTTGAACTCTTGCTCGAGCTGTCGTTTCTTGAAAGTTTCCTTCCAATTCAATCCAAATAGATTGAGGACGTCTTGCTCTGCAGCAATTCCTTGCATCATCATCTGGAGCATCATCATTCGACGCTCGATATCGTCTGCATGGGTAGGACGTGTCAGCACTGTTTCGCAGGGGATCCAATTTAATATTGCACTTATTCTATCTACTATCCAAGACAAAGTGGACTGCAACCCATGTAAGAAGTGAGCTTCTCCAGCTTCGAATAGCCTTGCCGCAAACGGAGCAGTCTGAACACTTAAATTCTTTCTGTACATCTCTACTGGAATTCCTATTCCGTTTAGGAAATCAGATTGTGCCTGCTCTAACAGCTGAGGTACAACAAATGACTTGCCCTCGCCTCCGATCAGCTGATAATTAACAGGCATTGGCAGCCACTGCCATCCGGTAGGATCTTTTTTGGCCCTTTCCACTGAGCGCATGACTTGTTGTCCAAATGATCCTATGTTAATACTCTTCATGAAATCTCCGCCAGCTCCAATTTGAGCAGGAGTAACCATCCTGATTGGTAACATGTGGTCTAGGGCTATGGTTTCATTGTTTCTTTTTAGTATTTGTGCCAAGTATGCGTCTCTGAATCCGGCTATGACAGGGGGGAGTCCCCATTCCCCCAATTTTATATCGCTAAGATTTCCTATCGAAAAGTGATGGACCATACCTTCGCTGAATTGAAACAGGGTTCCAGATCTTATCGATTGCACTATTCCCCAAGGTATGCTCTCTAGGAATACTTTATTCCCAGCCTGCAATTGCTGAATGTCAGCTGTGGGTACTTCATAGTAATACTGAGGTTTACCTCCATACTGGTGCCCCACTATACGTATGTTTTTTATGTTCCAGCGCTTTATATATATTTCATTTTCCTGCAAAGTAGGCCTGTCGTCTGGATTCTTAACTGTGCAATGCTTACCGCAATGCTCGCAGCGGTAGCTGAATCCATTATTCATAGTAAATTTATAGTCAACAGAATGTATAGGCCTGCTGGAGCCACAATTGGGGCATGTTAAAAATCTCTTGAATGGAGCCAGTACCGATATGCAGCTATTGCCATATACCTTGACATCCCTGCCTATCATGAACATCGTGGACTTGATATCCATCTTTTCAATTAGAAACTTTTTGTATTCATGGCTCTTTTCTTCGTCCTTAGCCATAATATTGATGTCGCATCCTGTGAAATACGAAACTAAGTACTCTATTGCCTGGGCAAAAGTACGATTGCTGTAGTACATCAATTCGGCAATTTCAAACGCTTCATTAAGGTTTGTAGGCAAATACAGTGAGGCATAGTCCAGAAACGGACTGGGCACATTGTCTGCATGAGCCAACGCCCTGCGTTGAGGTGCAAAATTACCGTTTAATGGAAATCCTGTCATTAAATATCATCCTTATCGCCCATTACCTTAGATAAAAGACTTCTAGCAAATTCGTTACCAGACAATACCGCCCAATCATATGCCGTCAGCTCATCATTATCCTTTTCATCTGGATCTATGGAAGGGTTGGCAATAACATGAAATGAAATCAAGTAGTTTATTATGTTGGGGTGACTATAGTATGCAGCTAACATGAGTAGATTATGTCCGCTCTTGTTTTTCATGGTTATAAGTTTTGGAAACTTATCCAGTAATGTATTCATTAGTACCAGATCGCTGGTTACAACGGATTTTATCATTAGAGGAATAGCTTCTTGAATGTTATTGACTATTTTCATTTTTAGTTTCCTCTTTACTATTATTTGTCCTGCATCTACATTTGCATCCTAGCTTACATAATTTTACCTTATCCATAACTTCATCAGATGCCGTTTTTACTATATTGGATTCGGACTCATTTTCTACTATGCCTTTTTTTATAAATTCATTATTATTCATTTTTCAAACATTCTTTTAAAATTTAGATAAATTTATATCAATTTTGCATTAGAATTTTTATTTAATAAATGCGTTAATTTAACACTCTTAAAATCAGTATATATCTCATAGACTTTAGATCTAGCAGCTCTATGTTTAAAATTTGGCATTTAAGTTTATGTTCATCAATAGTGCAGTAAAATTCTGGTACAGATATTCTACCATTTTCTTCCAGTTGTGCTACAGGAGGCTGCCAACTTGGCTTTAAGGTTTCTTTATTTAAAGGGATTTCAAGCATCAGCCACTCTTGACCGCCTCTATTAAAATTTGCCTTTTGATAAATTACGTCTATACACTGTATCAAAAGCTTAGCTCCATACCAATCAATTTCTACTATTTTCATGGTATGTCCTTGATTCATAAAAGAAAGAGCAGTAGGGAGGGCATTCTCCTTTACTGCTCTTTTTTTGCCAGAGATCGACGATTCTTGCGACTTTATTTTAGAGCTAGAGTTAGGTTCTGCCTGCACGAGACTTATTTTTTCTAACTTTTCGTCTTTAATAATTCCACCATTTATCAATGCTGGAATTAGTCCCAGCGGTTCTTGAAACGTCCTTATTTCAGCAGCTGGGGGGACCGGTATTTTAGCAACTGTCCCCCATCCTAATGAGTTATCTGTAATCTTTACAGGATTCTTTTGAGAAGAACCTGGGCCAATGCCGACCCTCATTCCTAGTGGGGAATTTATGTTAGATTTAGATGACTTATCCGATTTATCTACCATAACCGCTATGTCTATCAAGGATAGGCCGGGTCTTTAAAAACCTGGGTTAATGCCAATGGATCTGATTCTTCAAACTCTTTAGCTTTATCATTTGATAATATGGAAAAAGAAGTTGAAGCATTTCTGTTTGCACAAAATACAATTCCTTGTTTGGAAAGAATTTCCGTTATTTTCAAATTCGCAGCCTCTATAGGCGTACAGCATACGACATTATTGCTGAGTTTCAAATTTATCTTCATGCTGTCGGACTTTAAAAGTTCTGAAGTTGCGCTAATTGGCCCCAGAATTAAATCTAACTGCTCTAAACTCATTAAACCAACGCTATAGCATAACAGTAATGTAATATCTGGACGTCGATCAACGAATGTTTCTGGATCTATTGCGTAATACAAAATTTTTGTATTATTAAATAGTTTGTCACCAATAGTAACAAATTTATCAAAGGCCCCCGATGCATCGAATGTGGGCATTACCCCAAGAGCCAAACAAGCTTTGACTGGGAACACCTCGGCGGTCAATTTACGACTAGAGAATTTCCCATTAGGCCAATCCAGATCATTTACCATTCCAACATATCGACCGTATTCATTAGTATGTTTTCCTAATATCTTTTGAATATTGCAGAAAAAGAGTTCAACGCTCTTTCTGCACATTTCCAACAAATTAATACTGCTGAATACCGGAAGATTGGAGAACAAGCTTTCCTTATGTAGTCTATGGGTATTACCCATGAGAGCAGCCAAGGTGTGATGCTGCAGAGAAATTGCAGACTCTTGAGATTCAAACCAGTGGTGGTCAAGAGTATAAGGCCATTTGGAGTTCTTGTTTGGCTTCCTCCACTTTATTACACAATCTTCATTAAGAACTTTGTTAGTTCTTTCAAAGTGCGGAGTTAGCCTTTGACCCATATACTTCAGGCCCCAGGAGCTTTTTCCTTCGCCATTCGTGTAATATTCCATCACATTGGAATAGACCTGAGACATGCTGTTTCTTTTATCACCTAAGAATTGCTGAAGATTGTAATCTGATTGGCATATTGCTTCAAGCAGCGGTCTACTGTCATTTAGTTTCAAATAGCCAAATGCATAGGCTTTTATCACATCCTCAGCCCTACACTTAAATCCTTTAATATGCCAGTTGTCATCGTATCCTGGAAATGCTTTTGAATTAGGGGCAAGAGACTTTAGCATTTTCAAGGACTGAGCACTTAGTTTAAAATCGGCGTCTTTAAAATCTTGATCGGTCTCCAGCAACTTAATATGATTCTCTAGTAGATTCAGCTTATTTGCAACCTTTGTTATTAAGAAGCCAAATACTCCGCCGCCTTGCCCCACACCCACCTGCAAAGGTGTATACAATACATTTCCTGCTACGAATGGCGGAGCAGGGCTCTTCAGAAAATAATCCAAAGGAAGTTTGGGCGCTGACAAACCTCCTAGAGAGTTAAACCGCTTGTTTAGTGTCCATATATCTATAAAATTGTTCTCTAAAGATACGTAATATTTCATGTTTATACTCCATTAAGGGGATGCACTTACATCTCGTGCATCCCCTTGTCATTTAGTTATTTACCTTAATTGTCTTTCCGTATGGTGCCTTAACGTCCGTGTTAATTATCCAAATAACGTCAAATCCTGGGTCTGCTCCAAATTCTCCATACCCGTCAGTAAAGTAAATAAGCACGTCGACATCGAGCTTATTGTTCTTTAAGTGCTCTATTACTGGAACAAAAGAAGTTCCTCCTCCTCCAGCAGCTGTTGGAATAGGCTCATAGTGCTGTACCCACCTGGCCTTATGAACGTCACAATCGGCCTCCATAAAATAAACAGGAACCTTGTACATCTTTCGTATTGCATCCATTTCCGAGATACCCTTGGTTATGTCTTGCGGGGACATAGATCCAGAGGTATCTACGGAGAAGGCGACGCTAGGCGTTTTGGATCCTTTTCTAGCAGTAAGAATAATGTCCTGATGTAGATATCTCCTGTTAGGTGGAGTAAACGTATGCCTGCTCCTACTGTTCATACAAAACTTCTGCCGAAGGTAATATGCTAGTACTTCGTGCCAAGGCACTTCTGGATTTATGAGCTTGTCTATACGTCGCTCCATGAACTCAGGGCAGTTTCCTGCCATTCTGCTTCGAGTTGCTGCCTCCAATCCGGCCTCTGCCCACTCCTTTCCATTAGTAGGGGTATCCTCAGACTTGTCTCTAATATTATTTGAATTAGGCTCTTCTCCTGGCCCCCAGTCGACAATATCATTGCTGATACCCCCTGTCTCTTTTGATGAATTGTTGTTCTTGCTCTTCATCTTTTTTACTTCTTCCCCAGCCTCCTGAACTATCTTGTCGTATACCTCCTCAGTGGTAACAGAATTGTGGTCAATAGAAATATCCAATGATTTGGACGTTACATAGCCAGACGTAAACGATGTATGAATGCCGCTGGAATTAAAATGATCTTGCAACATTTCGTTGATTAGCACATCTCCAGCTACATTCCATATAAATGGCTCTCTCGCACCACGCCTATTGTGGTGATCCAGCAATAAGTGCATGACCTCATGGGCAAGCACAAAATGTATGTGGTTGTCGCACAAGGAGTCGAAAAATAACTTACTGAAATAAATGTTGCCGTGCTTGTCTATACATGCTGTTGGCACCTTATCGGTGTTATTAGTTAGTTTGACGTTGCACTTCTCGATCAAGAATGCCCAGAATGGAAAATCCCGGAACATATTGAACATACATTTATTCACCCTCTTTTTAGCTGACTGCAGTTCTGATGGATCAATTTCTTCCATTATTGCACCTCATATGGAATGAGTAGACTTCGGTGCTTAGAAAGCCAATCCTTAGTGTTCTGAGACTTCATTACGTTTATCAAGAATTTGTCACTTTTTTGTCCAAGCAGGCCGCCAAAGTATAGAGAGCTGATTTCTGGACGAATTGACAGCATGATCGCAGCCCCCTTATCGATGACATTTGGATTCTTAATCGCACGGAACAGAATATTACTTACGACGGCGTACGTTATGGACAACTTGTTAGGTCCATCCTGATATATTGCTTTGCCTTCCAGTAGATCGTCGATATTTGGCATCACTTTGATTTCGTTGCAATACTGTAAGAACCAGTTTGCAGCACCCTTGCCAATTGCACCTTCAATCGCCTCACGTTCGATAATGCGGCTCTTAAGCAGATGGCTGACCATAGTCCAACCACGAGGAGTTGGAAAGTTGCCATATTCATCAGTTGGATCAGAGTACAAATGCTGTCCGCCGGTGCTGCTCATGAATCCTAAGACATTCTCATGAATATTCTTATTAATCGCCCAGTTACGCCACTGATTAAAATCTGGCTGCATTTCTAGAATGACGAAACGATTTCGCAACGGAGCGCTAAGCGGATTGACATGAGCCTTGTGGCTACTTTTGTTGCCACAGGCTACGATCCACCACCCGTCTCCAAGTTTGTGTGGACCACAGCGACGATCCAGGATGAACTGTAGGGCCGCATTCTGGACGCTAGGATCGGCAGTATTCAACTCGTCGAATAGAATGACGCCCTTGCCGTCACGAGGCAGAAAGTCAGGCTTTGCCCACTCAACATTAAACTGAGAACCGTCCCCATTCCTGTTTATGACTGGCATACCGCGCATGTCGATTGGCTCCAGCATGCTGAGACGGACGTCTTTAACCTCATCGCCACCCGCTGCCTGTTTGCAAATCTCAGACTTGCCGATGCCAGGACCGCCAAAAATAAGCAAGGGAATGTTTGCGTTGCGATACTGCTTAAGCTTCTCTACGTAATTAATTGATGATGTCATTTATTTTTATTCCTAATATAAAGAGTTAGTTTTCAGAACTTTCAATTCCATCGTCAGACGATCCTGATTCTTTTATCACAGAGATCATCTGTTCACAGCTATCAATAAAGTGATAACATTCTTTTGCATAGCTGACGGCGTTTGCAGATTTAATAGAGCTCCCGCCGGTTATAGTTGCGCCAATATTGATCATTTCCTTTTCGTTTTCTTCTAAGCTTTCCCAGTTTCTATAATGAGATTTTTGCGGAGTAAATAGATCTTTGCAGAAAGAGTTGCCAAAGATTGCCATTCCAAAGAAATCCACTATGCGATCCACATGTTCTAGAGTCAGCCCTTCCGTATATCTGTTTTCTTCTTTTTCTAATATTTCTTTACAAAATTTTTCAGATGCTCCTATTAGTTTGGAGATTTCAGAAAGCTCCAAAGTATTTGATTTATAAAGACAGCGTATGACGTGAGTGATATATGTATTTACCATTTTCTTTGAATGCTAAAAGCTTGAAATTATTTAGAGGGCGCTAAGACTCCATAGGAGGCCCCGAAAATTAATTTCGGGGCCTCCTGAGGAGATAGGGCTACGGTTAACTTTGAATGTTTTGAGTCTCCAATGCTGGTTCCCTTATAACGTCTGGAGGAATTTGCATCGGGGTTTTCATTTCAACTATAGTGTTATCGGCTTTATCAAAACTCTTGGACCCAGTATCATAACCTAGCTCCCTTGCAGGAATGAAGCTACGAGAAGAGGTAAAGGTGCTTTCCACCCGTTTTGCCGTGATGTAGGTATCTTCTACTTCTGGCACCTTATACGGAGAATCATCATTTGCAAACCACCAAGGCATGTAAGTGGAGAGCTTGATAAAATCTTTTGTCTTTAACCATTTCTTGGCCACATTTATCGAAACTCCAAGCATTTCAAGAGGAGTTTCAATCAAGGCATCCAAAATTTTGTAACATTTAGCTATCATGCCTTTCTTTCTAAAAACATCGTAGCACATAATCTCTGTCTTGCAGCCTGCCGCGAGATACATCTCCCATGGCGACATTCCAAATTCCCTTTCCATCAATTGCCTCATCTGAAAATAGACTGGGCTTTTGCTAGATCCAACCCCCGCACACAGATGTCGAAAAAGGCATTCCATAATGAAATCCTTTTGATTTATTATGTTTGTCCTCGGAACCCACAGTATGGGCTCGTTGACAAGCATAGACATAGATCTGTACGCTTTGCACAACTCTTGGTTTCGGAGCGCTAGTGTGGCCAACGGAGCGACTCCAGCAACATGCATTCTAACTGCTCCGGTGCCCTCAAAATTAACTACTCTTGGAAGATCATAGATCGAATATATCTGGCCTTCAAAGTACCATTTGATATTTTCGTCTTGAATAGCCACATTCTGATCCGTTACCCAGTAAAAGGCAAGATGGCTGTTTTCGCCTTCATTCCAAGCTAGCCATTGCTGAGCAATGGCCGTCGACTTTCCATTGGCTTTCATGATCATAAAAGCCCTGGTAGTTTGATCGGTTCTTCCTACGTAGGTGCAGTTTCTGGTTCGACTGCTTTCCACGTATGCCGATTCCCATTCGTTGATATGACCAAACGCCACGGTCACGCTAACGAATCCCTGTTTTTGAGACACAACGTCCTTGCTGGTCTTCTGCATTTGACTCTCCAATAAAAAAACCGCCTATCCATAGGATAAGCGGAGGGCCTGACCAATTGACTTTGCTGCGACCGATTCACAGCAAAACGACTGGTAATTTATTATAACACGCTATGCGTATAAATTTATACTATTGGTCGACTTCAAGTTTTCTGATTTCGCCCAAATCTTCAAGTATAAGTTTTCCGCTGTCGCTCACCTTTAGTCTATACCTGTATAACCATTTGCCGGAGTTTGATGTAGTGCTTACAACGCATATGATTGCGCTTTTTGACTTTCCGTAAAATGAGGGTTCTACCAGCATGACTACTCCTTTGTTATCTTTTGGAAAGGAGGCGTCGGACTCCATAGGATCAGTTTCATGAAAGTTTACTTTCATGGTGCTTGCCTTAATTTTTGAAATAAAGCTGCGGCCTCTCCTGCACCTGGACTATTTCTAGATACGTATATACAATTAAATGGAGGTCCATTTTTAATATTTAGATACAGTCTGCTTGCAGGGTTTGTAGGCAGAAAAAAGGTTATTGGCACAAACTCCTTTATTCCAACTATCTGCATAGTCTGCAGTTTTACAGGATCACGAACTTGCACTGTTTGAGATTCACACCCATATAAAATTTTATTACCTTTAGAGTTTTTGGCCATCCACTTTGAGTTGATCATCCAGTCGTGAAAGTGTTGCCATTCATTTTTAGGTACCCCTTGCACATAGCGGCTCCAGCCAGGTTCGGGATTTGAGAATCCAGCTGGAGCCACTACATCCTCTACAAGTATCGAACCTGGGAGCACAAAATGCATTATGTGCAATTTCTTATCAAATTGCTTTGCATACATCTCAAACAAGCTGACAGGAATTCGAAGATACATATGCATGGTGTTCACAAAGAACAACTCATAATCTTTGGACCAACTTTTTAGTTCGTCTTTAGGTGCAATGGCATCTTCTGATACCAATTCGGTATCTTTTGCAGTTTCTGCCGCTTTGGCGGGAGAGAATATCCTATCGCTTGGGATGAGCATATCACTCTCCTGCGGACTTACTCACAGATAGATCTGCGCCTGGGGAAGGTTCACTTTTATCGGTTTCTTTAACTTCTTGTTGTTGCTGCATTTTCATGAGGGCAAGCTGCAAGTTGTTGTGGATTACTCTTAAAGAGGCAAGAGTGTCGTTAGCCTCTTCCCCGTTTAGAAAAAAGGATTGAGTGGTGTCGTGCGTGACTCCAAGAGGAGTACGAACTTTGGTGGTTACTTTGACCTCCAACATTTCGCCTTCTCCATTTGGATTAGGAATTCTGGTAAACGAAGTGCTTTCATTGAGTAGAGATACTTTTGTTGTTGCTGTTGATTGTGTCATTTTTTAGCTCCTTGTATATAGTTGTTTGCTTTGCGGCCATGTAAACGGACAGCGCATCATAGACATGTTCATTTTTTCCTTCAAGTATTTGTCCACGTTTTCCTTTTATCCAGCCATTAAATTTAGGAAATTGATTAACAACTGAATTTTTAACTTGATCTTTAGAGGCCGATGTGCTGCCAGTGGCTGCACGTTTAGCCTCAAACGGAGTCACGAGAGTAGTAGGGATTTTAAATCCACCTATAATAGCACAAGCAGCACCTCTGGCAATCGCCATGCTTTTGGCTGCTTGAGCACTCTTTGATCCGCCTGTAGGGCACTCTATAAATATATGACATGGAGAGTACTCCATGAGAAGTTTCTCTAAAGATTGTGCCAATTCTGTAGTTCTGCGCCACTCATCGTCTGATACTCGCATCTTAGCCTTTTTCAGTTTTGCTTTATCTGTCTTCTCTGTATGGACAGTGTCCACATAAAGAAGCTCATCCTCAGTGGGATTAATGGCAAGAACTGCTATGCCAGTATTGGCAAGAGCTAGATCAAGGCAAACTATTATTGAGTTTGACGCAGATAAGATCAATTAGTTTCTTCTTCGTCTTCGTTATCTACGTGAAAATCGCCGATGTCGTGATTTATATGTTTATCTGGGTCCAGTTTGAACAATGAGTTTATAATATTATTAAGGTCTGATCCAGGCTCCATTGTAAACAAGGCGTCCCATTTTGCAATCGGAGCATCCGTTTTTTCTATTGAAAAATTTTTCTTTTCTAAAAGTTTTTTAGGCGGGCTCACATGCATGGCTATTTCCATAAGTGCCAATGCATTGACAGGAGCGTCAAATACATTGGGGTTTATAGACACCCAGTTTCCAGTCCCGGTCAAAGGTATCCCCATATATATCTTTGTGCCAGCAAGTTCTTGAATTTCCATTATGAACCCAATTTCAGACTTTTCATTAATGGCAATTTTTTTTAATAAATTTTCCTTTGGCATTAGTCTAATCCTTTTCCAAGAGATTTTAACAAAGATTCAGCAGCCGTATTGATAGGGAAATCTCTGAAGTCTTTAATGTTGTTTACCCGGGCTATAGCTGCTTGATGCCACATTCTAATCATTATGTCTCCAAGATTTTTGAGAACCCATGTTCTTGCTTGCCATGATAGGTTGACAAATCCGGAGGCTACATATGCTTCTTCCACAGTGCCATGGGCCAAACCGTCTTTTGATAGGATATATCTAAGAGCCAAAACAGCCTTTTGCATTTCCTCTTCCGAGATATTCAATGTGCCAGTAGATACCTCGGTGTCCACGGATTGGATTAACTTGCACATTCCTACAAATGCCCCTGGAACACAATTCAGGATGTCATGTTGAGGGACGTATGTTTCATTTGCTGTCGTAGATCCGTGCGGATTTATAGACAGCATATGCCGTGGATTGAACGGCAGGGGGAAGTTTACCGGTATATCTAAGCCTCTTCTAAAGTTTTCTGACATATGTTTTTTCCTTTGATTAATAGGATTATATTTTCCTTAACATCTTTTATGGATCGAGGCAAACATCCTCTTGAACACTCATCATAGCCTATTTTACAAATATGGCAAGGATGTCTAAAGCCATATTGACATAATTTATTTCTTGTTTTTACAAGTTCTAGATTATTTTTTCTTTGTTTTGCAGTTGTCTTTAAAGCTGCAATCGAATTTACCTTTGTAAGATGCTTAAGGTTTATATGTCCGGCTCCTGACGTAAACTGCACGATGTCCAACTGTTCCGGATAGACTGCAACCTGCATCTGAACTGCCTGTCTGTAATCTGACAATTGCATTTTGTCTTTGTCTATTTTATAGGTAGCCCCCAGCACATCAGACATAAGTTTTATTCTCTTCGGGACAGACATGAACATATCTAATCCTGCAGCAGGACCGTCCATTATCCTTACTCTGTATGCCCCGATCTTAGAAGCGTCTTCGCTTACATATTCCGCTATAACCCCAGACATCCAGCCTAAATTAAATGTAGCAGAATTGTAGACGTGAGGCTGTAGGTTATTCATTCTTTTTCTGTTTCCGGCCACCTGCCAGCATATAATATCTTGCGTTCTTTTGTTTATATAGCAAGAGTTAAATGGCTGTAAGAGATTTCTAGCTATTTCTGTTTCACAGCCTGTTACTTTGGCTGCCGCTCTGGCTATCTCAAGAAGATTTTTGGTTGATAGCGGGCGGCCCACTAAATTAAGTCTGTCAAACTTTAGTCTCATTAGCTTAAAGACTTCCATGGCTTTTTCGGGTTGATTGTACAGGGGCTTTTTAGGCAGTTTGAGCGTACGTTGTGCCGACTGTAATTTGCAAGAGGGGCTTACAGGCAGCAAAAATTTATCATACAGCATTATTATTCTAGCACTCCTAACAACTCTGTAACCCTCATGATCAGATACCCATCAGGCATAGGAACTTCAGAACCTGAGAATGCTGTAAATAGAACTTCGTCTCCTACCTTGACGTTGGGTACTGGCAGCTTACGAACCTTTAAATTCTCACAACTGCCTATCTTGATCACGGTGCCTCGCTTAGACTGATAGTCCTTGCGGTCGTCTGGCACGATGATTCCTGCCGCTGTTGTCTCGGGGGCCTTCCACTTGCGAATCACGACAAAATCGTGGAGCGGTTGAAACGTATCGAGCATTTCCTTTTCTTCAAGTCGTGGCACTATTGACATTGTTTTGTTCCTTTCGTTTACGCCATGCTTCTTTTATTCCAGCACTCATTTTAGCTTTGACCTCAGGATCTGCCCAGTTAGCTTTTGATGCAGCACTCCGTCTAGCTTTAACCTCAGGATCTGCCCATTTAGCTTTTATTCCAGCACTCATTTTAGCTTTGACCTCAGGATCTGCCCAGTTAGCTTTTGATACAGCACTCATTTTAGCTACGTATTCAGGATCTGCCCATCTAGCTTTTACTGCAGCACTCATTTTAGCTTTGACCTCAGGATCTGCCCAGTTAGCTTTTGATGCAGCACTTTTTTTAGCTTTGACCTCAGGATCTGCCCAGTTAGCTTTTACTGCAGCACTTATTTTAGCTGCGTATTCAGGATCTGCCCATTTAGCTTTTATTGCAGCACTCATTTTAGCTTTGACCTCAGGATCTGCCCAGTTAGCTTTTGATACAGCACTCATTTTAGCTACGTATTCAGGATCTGCCCAGTTAGCTTTTGATACAGCACTTTGTCTAGCTACGTATTCAGGATCTGCCCATCTAGCTTTTACTGCAGCACCCATTTTAGCTTTGACCTCAGGATCTGCCCATCTAGCTTTTGCTGCAGCACTCCGTCTAGCTTTAACCTCAGGATCTGCACATCTAGCTTTTACTGCAGCACTCGTTTTAGCTGCGTATTCAGGATCTGCCCATCTAGCTTTTGCTGCAGCACTTATTTTAGCTAGGACTTCAGGGGTATAAGTGAACATTACCCCGCCCCCACTAGTGCTATTGTAGCCTATGGCTCGATCTGTTGAGTTGAATTTAGCAATAAAAAAAGGTTCCCAGTAATTTAAACATTTTTCTGCGTCTTCGTCTTCAATAAGAATTTCTCTGACAAAAGCGGCGACGCCATATTTTCTAATAGCGCGCATAAATCTTGAGTTGCCCCTTCTGTTAGCTAAGTTTCTACTGGCTTTGCAATGTTCTGCCCATCTACTTTTAAGCGTTTGGTTGGTGTAGCCAATGTAGATTTTGCCGTTGACTGTATTGGTAATTTTATAGATAATTGCCATTAGAATAAGTTTTAATTAAATCCAACCATTAAAAGACAGCACTAGTGCTGCCCAAAACAATACGATACCTATGGCTTTTAGTAGTTGTAGTTTAGGGTTGTGCATTGTTTCTATTTATGCAACTGCATACTGAATACTTCAGCTTTGACTATTAGAGATTCATGTCCTCTGCCTTCTGCGCACTCAGAGATGCTAAATCCATCTTCCAAGGCTTCTACGAATTCTTCCGCCTCGTCACCACTCTCCAGAACCTTTTCTAAGCACCATTCTTCCAACAGTCCTGCCCTGTAGTTGTTATATCTAACAATGACTAAATGTAGTATATCCCCTATTTTTGCATCAAAATCCAACTCTAATTCTATGAAATCTTCTTTTGGTTCTTTTGCGCATATTTTTAAAGGAGTAAATTCTACAAACACTCTGTCGTCTAAATTTTCATAATCTTCGTCTTCGGATTCTGGTTCGTCTATCTCAGAAAGATCGGATTCTTCATTTCTACTTTCAGCATACTGCAAATAAATAGTGGTGTAAGGCATATTTGGCTCCTTACACCACTATTTATCTTATTGCAAGATTTTATGCAAATTACTTCTTGGTAGTTTTAGTTTTTGGGGTAAAATTAGTCAGTTTAATGTCGCTAAATGGGACAAACGTTATGGATTCAGATACGCTATTATCTGCAACTCCACGAATGTAGGTCATTACATACGTTGCCACTGAGTACAAGTATCCGCCTTCAACAGGCAGCTTTTTAGTAGTTCGTCTAAAAGTATTTGAAATACTTTCTCCTAATTTTGGCTCAGTCCAATGTTCATCCGATATTGTTTCCCACAGGTTATCTAATTTTAATATTTTCTCCGCTTCCTCTAAAGTTTCAGGCTTTTCAAACGCCATAACTTCAGTAGGACTCATTAGACCCCTTTTCGGATTAATGGGGGTTTCGGCCAGGTTTCCAGTTACAACCGCTTCAAAATTATTATTATTCATTTTTACTCCTTATCCACATTTGCTATAACCGCAGGACTTACAGGTAACGCACCCTTCCTGCCTAACTAAAATACACTTATCTTTAGTGCTACAACTTTCACAAACCTCTCCAGTAACTTCTGTGCCATCTGGAATGTACTTCTTTAGCGCACGAGCAACAATTTTAGAAAAAGAGAACATGTCGCCTTTCACTTTTTCAAGCTGATGCACTAGGTGGTGAACTTCGACGCCGTGCCTCAGTAGCGTAGATAAAAGGCGGGTAATCGCCCCCTCTTCGCTAGACACCAGATTACCGAGCTTATTGATTTGAAGTAACTCGCCCTCGTTTTGGTCGTCTACAAACTGACCTTTGTAATGACCTCGGCCCATCTTAGTCAATGTGCCGGCTTTGAATCTTTTTGGAATGATGGGCTCTGCATCGTCGTTCTTATTGATTCCAGCAAATACCTCATAAGGCTTGGCATCATTAAGGCTGATTAGTACAAAATAAGGAACAGAGCCTACTGTATAGTGATAGATTTCACAAGGCAGCATGTTTGGCCGCTTGTAATCATCTTTCTTTTTTGGCTTAGGATCTTCCTTGGACACCAAGACTCCCGTTCGACATTTATCTCGATAGATCGTCATACCCTTGCAGCCTGATTTCCAGGCTTTTAAGTATATTTTATTGACCGTTTCGACAGATGTATCTGAAGGTAGATTAATAGTGCTACTAATAGCATGATCTATGTGCTTTTGTGCTGCTGCTTGAATGCTTACTCTACTTTCCCAATCAATTTCTTGAGCTGTAGCTCCAGCCCATGGGCTCTTTGAAAGATCAGTTTCTCCGGTAACCCTCATCCATTCTGACACCTTAGGCGGATACACAGTAAATTCCATCCAGTGATCGCCGCTTTGATCTACGAAGTCAGATCGGAAGTTCTTGTCTCCAGGATTTCCCTTCTTGCGTCGGGTGTAAGGTTGGATCATGAACTGGGGTTCAATGCCGGAGCTAGTTTGCGTGAGAATAGACACTGAGCCACAGGGTGCAGTCGTAAGCAGGGCTATGTTGCGTCTGCCATACTTTTGCATATTTTCATATAGCGCAGAATCCTCATCCTTTATTCTAATAAGGAATGGATTGTTGGCCTCTTGTTCCGCATTAAATATCGGAAAAGCTCCTATTTCTTTGGCCATGTCTACTGATGAGGAATAGCAGGCCAGCTTGAACTCCTTGTATATGAAGTTAATCATGGAGATTCCCCTCTTCGAACCGTAGGAAATTCCAAGTGCTGCAAGCGTATCTCCAATTGCGGTCATGCCTGATCCAGTACGACGGCCATTAACTGCCGCTGTGCGAATCTTTTCCCATAGCTGTGCTTCGTGCGACTTTAATGCAGCATCCTCCGGATCTGCAGCAATCTTGGCTTGAATGCGGTCTATGCACTCTAGTTCCAAATCGACCATATCGTCCATAAGTCTTTGAAGCATATAAGCATCTTTGCGGAATCTGTCGAAATCGAATTTGGCCTTCTTTGTAAAAGGTTCAGATACATATGAGTATGCATTCAGCAGCATTAACCGACAGGAATCGTATGCGGATAAAGGTATTTCAGAGCACGGATTAGTGCATACGGTCTTAAACCCCTCGTTGGCATAGCAGTCAGGAATAGACTCTTTGAGGATGTTATCCCATATCAACATGCCTGGTTCGGCAGTTGCATGGGCGGCTTCAATCAGCGCATTCCATATCTTTTTAGCATCAACCATCTTTGACTGTTTGGCATTCTCTTCAGGCCATCTTTGCTCATATTGCTTTTCACTTTCTACGGCAAACATAAACTCATCGCTCAGTCTGACAGAAATATTAGCTCCTGTAATTTTAGTAAGATCTTTCTTGCAGGAAATAAATTTTTCCACATCGGGGTGGTGGATCGACTGGGTGAGCATCAGGGCTCCACGTCTTCCATTCTGCCCAACCTCTCGTATGGAGTTTGAGAATCTTTCAGCAAATGTGAGGCTACCAGTACTGGTTCTGGCAGCATTTTTGGTCAAAGTGCCTTCAGGTCTAAGGGTGGATATGTCTATGCCGCATCCGCCCCGTCTCTTACTGATCTGAACCAGCTCCTCGTCCGCTCTGCATATTCCTGCATAGCAATCTTGTGGACTTTGAATTACATAGCAATTACTTAGGCTAATGATCTGATAAGGATTGCCTATTCCGTACATCGGACTGCCTTGTGGCACAATTCTATTAAACTTGTGCAAAGCTTGAAAGATCTCCTCTTCCGTATATGGATCTTTAAACTTGGCAGCCTCTATTCTGGCAAACTCTTTGGAAATTCGCCTATGCATATCCTCTGGGGTTTTCTCTAACAAGTTTTGCTCGGTATCTCTCAATGCGTATTTATCCACAAATACTCTTGCGGCAAGATCGTCGCCATTGAAATACTCGGCAGATGCCGCTACGGCCTCTTCGTACGAATATCCAACTACTGCTGTTGCTGCTGCCGGCGTATTCATTGTTTTATTACTCAATTTAAATAACTCCTGTTCCAAATATAATTGCTTTTTTCTTTCCTTTTACAATAGACTTATAACTTTCTAGACTGTGTTGAAGCATCGAGTTATGTATTCCATCTGAAGATATACCCGCCAAACATACGGGTGGGGAATCATACAGCCGTAGGCATATATTGTCTAGGCCTTGCTCAGAAGTAACTTCGATTGTTCTATTTGGATTTTTCTTAAACACTGATGCCTTTAATTTTGTTAAGGATTTAGTGGCTGTCTCTATATTTTCTGCATCCAGTATTATTGCAGTAGTAGTACACGCTATCGGTACTCTACCCTGGCCCATTGTAGCTCCAATAGTTCTTATGGCAATAAAGTTTATTTTTTTTAATCTATAAGTTATTCTTTCAGATAGATCGTCGTCTAAATTAAAATCGTATCCATAAGAATTAATTTGACCTACATTGCAGGATCTTACAATCAAAGCCTTGGCTGACTCTGGCGGAGTACCTTTTAGCTCCAGCCTACTGGCTAATTCCTTTCTGATTTGATTTGCTTTTCGCATATAGCAATTAGTGCAGAAGATTCCCTTACATGGGTATACGTACGCCGCAGATCCTACGCCATATCCAAAACCTATTGGAGGACATGCGTTCTGCCTGATTACTTCTTTATTAGACGCACTAGCAAGTGTAGAAAGGCACAGCTGATTGAATCTTAAGTTGAATGAACCTAGGGCCCCTCTGCGAATAACGGAGGCTGCATGAGACTTAGTTAATCCTGTTGAATAACATCCATAATTAAATATGAACTCTGATGGATTTTCTCTTCCACTGGTTCTTAGATTATTTACCAAACTTATGCCTATATCCATGTTGGGATTATTTATTAACAGAGATATCTGATTATCCATTACCTTCCATAAAAGGGGAGTAAGTTTGAATGGTGTAGCCCTTAGATGAACTTTAAAGTCCATCTTTTGCATCGATTGTGACATTTTTTTTTACCTTTACTGGTAAGGCAAGTGTATAGTAACTATATTCCCAATGTTCAAGTCGTAGTTGATCAGGATGCTTCTGTTTGTAGCGTAGGCAACTTGCCTTACGCCTGAAGCGCTGGCCATCTTTATCAATCTGAGGTTTTCTAAATATACTTGACAATCTGGATTTAGTGCGAAATTTGCGGGAATTATTATCCTTGTTTTATCACTTGCCGATTCGTAAGTCAAACTAGCTGATGCACTTTGATATATTAAAGCGCTGTCATATATTGACAGCATTAAACTGCTGCCACTTGTCCACCCTATAGGAAGTGCTGTTACTCTAAAACTTATTTCAATCCTAGGTTTAACGACACTATCGACATATTGTTTTGTAGCCGCATCGGATATTTCCAACGGATACGCTACGCCTTTAATCCTGTTTAAGTGCGCATTGATTCCGTCGGACGAAGCCGATATAACACTGTTGCCATTTACTATCATGGCAACCGATTGTAATTTGCTCTGCCCCATACCTGTCATATTGTCGCCAACAAACGAATACGTCGGAGTACCTGAGACTCCAAGTTCTGGCGAATAGCTACTGATACTATTAGTTAATCTTATGAGGGGAGCATTGTTGCTGGTGGACTTTCCGATAAGAGTATTATTTGTGGCATTTACTTCAAGTAGTTTAATGCCATTCGCCGAAAATCCTATTTTCTTTTCAGTATATGATTCGGCGTATAATCCAATTCCATTGCTACTTATCATAGGAGCATTTGGAGAAGTATTAGAATTTATCTTCAGGCCCCCACTCAGTGCTGTAGATCCATCGGCCTTTACCATGTTAGGGGTAATTGAGTCAACGCTGACCCATCGTGATTCTCCATCTACGTACTGCAAAACTCCATTTGCCAGTTGGTTGTTAGGCAAATTAAAAACTATGTTATTAGCTATAGTCGGAACTTTTATGGTCACCGATCCGCCGTTTGAAGAGTTTAACTTGAATGTTGCTGGTTCGGATATTGTTCCTATTTCTAACTTTCCTGCTAAGTACTTAGCACTACTTTCAATATACACTCCAGTGGAGCTGTCGACTATGGGCATGGCGCCATGAGTGATTCCAATGGGAACCCTAGCATCTACGTATTGCTTATTAGCTGCATCTGAGGCTTCTGACGGAGCGCCGACATTCGATATTTTATTACCCTTCGTACTTATTTTCTTATCAGAAAACTCAATTACAGGATTGCCCTTTACAGCCACGGCCATACCATTGATGTCCGATCTGTACAATCCCAGTCCTTCCGCCTCTTTAAATGTATAGGTGGGGTTTACTGAATTGTTAATTGCTGCTTGAGCATTCAGAAGAATTTTTGCAGTTCCTGTCGATCCTGCTATGGCCGACACTATGCCCTCCTTGGACATCTGGGTCACTGCACCTCCTGCCACAATAAACTTTAGCGATTCGGATGTTGATACAAGCCCAACGCCCCCAATATTTAGCGCAGGCTTTATTTCGGATCCAGAGCTTACGCTCAATGTTGAGGCCGGCTGCAAAGTAAAATCTTTTACTTCCTCGGTATTTACTGTTTGAGCTATAGCTTGAGGATTTATGTATTTTATTCCAGTAGAGGAGACCAAGACCAGGTTTTCCTGGGCATTGTCATACCACAAGGATCCAACTGGATTAGCCCCCGGCAGCATGGATTTAACTGGGGGCAAACAAAATGGGCTATACATTTGAATATAGGATTTATCCTCAAGATCTTCTACTGTGAGTATCAGATGTTCCCTCATTTTTAAGAAGGCGCCCGAGGATTTCGACGGAAGTAAATTTGCATATCCAAATTTAAAATGCTGAAGCTCTATGTTTGCACTGGTATCCCAGGAGTTAACAGACTTTAGAGCTATCGGTCCCTCCTCCTCTAACTTGTATTTCATACCTATGCTGTCAAAGTAGAGGGGCTGCGGAAGATTTTGAAACTCTAAGTTTCCTTGAGAATTTGCCCTAAGGATTTTTCCAAGTGTAGGAGTTTCTGTTGGTAGCTGATATCCAGCTACCTTCAGAGAATTTATAGAAAAATAGCCATCATTTACATTTATGTATCCGCCATTAGTTAATACCTGGAACTGGTGAACTGAATGCATCTCCAGGATGTGTCCAGACGGGTTAATTTGCTTAAACGTAACGCTATTGCCTTTAAGCCCGCCTGGAAAGGATGCAAAAATAGTGTAGGCGTTAGGACTTCCATCCTCTCCTTGCAGATTGAAAGCAAGGGAGTGGTTTAATTTTAAGACAGAATTCTGATTATTATTCAGTATTCTTTGAGCAGATATAAGATCACTTACATTGATATAGCCCAAACTGCCATTTTGCTTAATGTGAAGAACATCAAGAGAGCTGCCTAATGTGGTGGCCGGTATAGGGCTTGTTACTTGATTAATCGTGTAGTCGAAATTATAATTCAAAGCATCTACTAGTCGATTATGGTTATCTGCTAGCTGCAGCTCTGATTTTGTTTTGTATTGAGTTAAATCAATAAGTGAAGGCATAAAACTATTTTACCTAATTTAGAGAAAAAAGTAGAGTCATCTCTATCCTACTCTCTAATTCATGCTGCATTTTAAGTCTTCTCTAGTGAAAAATTAGAACTCGTATCTTCAAGCTTTTGCAAGAAAACAGTTGAGGCAAAAGCTTTTGCTGCAGCAAACCTACCTTTTTCAAGACTCTCCTTGCCTGCAGGAATGTTTTCTAATGTTTTTTCTAAATTATCGTTTCCTGGGACAATACGAGTAATACTGCAATCGCTGCCATCTTCATCAAATCCAAAGAAATATATTGCCAGACAGGCATTTCTCATTTCTGTGCATATGTGTAGCCTGGACTTATCACTCATGGAGTCGCAACACAGCATGACTGTATTACCGCTAATCTTTGAAGTCAACGTTTGAATTGCTGACTCGTCTAATCTCATAAGTTTATTAATCTTTGCCTGGGGGTTTATCTCTTTAATAGCATCTGCGGTAGCATCTGTGCGGTACTGTCCGATATCTATTTCTAAATAGCCAGAAGCTAGGCATTTAGCTGAAACCTTTTTATCATCAATTAAAGTTACTGTACCTAAGTTGCTTACAGAAAAAAGTCCTGCCAGGGTTCTACCAATTGAATTGAGACCGACGACCACAAACTCTAGAGTATCGCTCATGATTAAATATCTTTTTATCAATTTTTTAAAAATGTATTAATGCTTATTAGTGTTTAAGCCGTTTTAACGACAGATATTATTTAATTCTTCATCTTTAAATTCTAATAGTTGTTGAGTTGTAATTTTTAAATATTGATTAGAATTTAAAAGTGAGACTACTTTAATATGATTATTCAGCTGCTGATCCACTGAGTCAACATTATTGTTTATTTGTTTTATTGTCTTTATTTTTACAGTTATATTACGCAAGATCGTCATACTCCTTAAGCCAAAGGTCTCGTTTAATCATTTTTTATTATTTTTTTGCTTTGAATATAAGCATATAAAATAATAACATAGTTAATTACATCAAGAATAGTATCTCTAAGAGCCTCGTCTTTAACTTTAAAAGACCCCGTAGTGATGAACGTGGATAGCCGGGACATCTTGTCGGTAAGCCGGACCATGATACCAGCCTCTGTTGCACAAACCCCCATAGATTCGCATCTGGTAAAGTTTAGGAAGGGGTGGGTGGAGTCTTTCCCGCCACTGTAATCGTGGTTTTTACGTTCCGACAAAGATCTAGCCTCTTCGGTTAGCTCCCTGTGGAGGTTTAAAAGCCACTGCCTATCAATTGTTTCGTTTTTATTTACTTCAGAGTTGTGGAAATCGCTTTCCTTGAGCATGTTCTTTAAAGGGGATCCAGCCATTCTGCCATTTCCTTTACCAAGATCTAAGATTTTATTTTGCGACGGATTCATTTGATCCTGAGATTTCGAGGACATAGGTTTCAAGTTTTGTGTCATAGATATAATATCCAAATTGAGGAAACTCTTTGATTAATCCTTTGATTGACTTATTGGCCAGTCTAGCAGCATCTTCTAAGATGTCAAAGTCTTTTACTAGCGTTCCGCTATTTTTTATCCCTTCTACACCAACCACCAGCAAAAATCTTTTTTGCCTTGCAGGTTTTATATACTTTATTTCTGTAAAAGTTGGAGAAAATTTGTAGGGTTTTGATTTTTGCTTTTGTTCTTTTTCCTGTTGCTTTTTAGCCCAGGTCTTCAAAAACGATACTGGCTTAGGCTCATACATTGCCTTTTTATGTACAGTTTCTTCCACTATGACTCTTTTAACTTCTTTTTCAGTGTCTACATATGGCTCTTTTCCATCCATCATTATTGAGTCTGAGTCCGGTATGTATATGATGTATTTTGTCACTACAAAAAGTCTCTTAATGGTGCGACAAATATTTTATCTGTAGTTAAATTAGGGTACACCTTATTTAATAAAATAACGGCATCTGATTTTCTTTCATATGCCAATTCCATGTTTTCAAATATAAACTCAGGATGTCGAAGGTAATCTACTAGAAAGCCATTTTGCTCATAGGCTAGAACCCATTTGTTTTGATATTTTAGCGGGTTCTGTGCCATTAAATTCAACCCTGTCAACATTCTTTAGGATTGTTTTACACTTTTCCTTTATATGCTCAAATCTAACTTTGTCGACCAGTATATTAGAGCTTTCTTGTTTACCAGAAACTTGAAGTTTACATATATCATACAATAAATCCACTATTTCACGAAAGTAGATTTTAGGGTCATTATTCAAAATTTCATTTTTAAATGCAGAAGAACTTGCTTGTATGTCTAAGATTGATATGCCAGTAATAGATGGTGCGTCTAGCCAGCCACATATCTCATCATACAGGCAATTTTCTAACGTGTGTTTAGCTGGGCTTTTGCTTATTGCTAACGGCCCCTGACATCTAGGAGCATATTCCTTAAGTATGTAGTGATTAAATATAGAGGCATCCGTTATCGCTATCTGTATGGTGAATTTTAGGGTATCTTTTAACGGCATTCTTTCAGGCTTATCATTAATCATTTCTTTATCCTTCTTTTACATGGAGCCCTTACCCATTCATCCAATCCTTTTACTTTTAATTTAAATCCAATAACTTCAAGTGGAAGTGTATCTATAGCCACCTCTATATGTTGTACCTTATCGGCATTGTGTTTAAGTACATTAGCAGCAACTTTATTGACTAGCCACAGATACCTGCCATATCTATCTCCATAGCTCCAGATGTAATCCCTGTTGTCGTGGGCCTCGGCTACGGTATCAAAAGGTCCGAGCAAATGTTTTTCTGCCCTCTTATCCAAATCTAGAAGCCACATTCCTTGGTAAATTTTTGGTAATTCTTCTTTTAGTTTACTTACAACTTCATACTCTAAAAGTGTTTTATATTTCATTTATTTCCTGCAATCATCTTCAGAAACCCTTCTAAAGTGTCTATAGCAACCCCTCCATCTCCTGAAGACGAAGATCGTACTAATCTAAAATAGCCATCAGGCATGCGAGTAGATATTCCGGTATGTATAACCATATCCTGACCTATTACTGAATTATAAAATATCATGGCAGCGATTTGCCCCTTTTGACATACAGCAACCTTTTTGGCAAATTCTTTCCAAAGCGGATGCCGGTCTAATTTTGTTGGAGACTTTAGCAAATCATTTATACTCCAGTCCTGTAGCCTGTGAGTAGTTATCCAGAACTGTCCAAACAGATCCTGGAGCTCGGCTAGAGGCTCACTGCTCGCCTCTAGCCGCTCCCTCCAAACGTCAAATTCAGGACTGCTTTGATCAAAAAGCTTCGCTATCAGCTTTTTGCAAATTTTGTTTTCATATGCGCTTTGACGATTTATCTCTTGTTTTTCATAAAAATTTGAAAGGCTATCAAAAAACTCTGATTCTTGACGTTCTTTCATTCTCCAACCTCTTGCTTTTGTTCAATTGGCTGATTGCTTATGGAGTATGACGTCTTCTCATATACATATTTATTTTCTAACTTTAACCCTGGCCAAACCTTCATTCTATTTATTCCCAGGGCATCTGAGAGTCTTTCTCGCAATTCGACATTATTACGTATGGCCTCGCCCATCTCTGAGTCACTCACGGCGACCAATCCCAGTTCTTTGCAGCTGTACTTATTGCTATTGACCGTTACGTTGACTATATCCTTTAAGCGGCCTTTAACCCCTGTTGGACTGTCGTCAGTAAGCAGCATTGCCGTGGCTGCATCCCAGTCAAACCAGCATTCGCTGATTTGCCCTCCTTCGTCGCCCTTCCAGCGATAAGGAATTTCGATGTTACGTTTGCTAGCACCCATAGAATTCTTGTTTACCGTGATCTTCAAAATCTTTTCTGTAAAGCCACGAGTAGCCTTGAACACTGGAGTTCCCTTTACGACAGAAAACCACAAATCAAGCACTGCATGGTAGTCTTGTCCAGTGCCGCCAGGCTTTCTCTTAGCACCTTGAATGGGACTATTGGGGTCATCTGAAAGGTGGTTGATGTACACCAATGCGTATGGCTTCATGTATAAATGCTTGTTAACGTGTCTAAAGAATTCGTTATGCGACTTGCACTTAATCATGCCGCCGGTATTGCGAGGATTGATACCACCTTCTTTTTCAATTCTGGCATCCGTCTCCTTGGTATCTACGCCGCCAAGGGAGTCGATAATAAACATGACCGGTCTATCATGCATAGCTGGATCTTCTGATGCAAACCTAAGCGATCCAAGAATTTGCTCTTGCCATTGCTCGGTGGAGAAGGCAGGATATTCCAAGGTCTTTTTAGTGTTTACAGCTCCAACAACAGCTTTGTACAAAGTGGCAGATTTCTTGTTTTCAGTGTCCACATAAACGCAAAGTCCTCCGAAATCCATCCATAGCTTTGCCAAGGTCATAGCAAATGCCGACTTACAGGATTCTTTCATTCCTGCAACTCCAATAATTCTACTCATTTGATAGCAGGTATTATCTGCCAGCCACCTGTAGGACAAATAATCACAGGGAAGCCCCCATATTCTGTCCGCCAGATCGGATGCGAGACAAACCTGATTGCCAGAGGCCCTCATGGCGTGAGCCATGAGGGCGCTGATTCCAGCATCAAGTTCTGAATTGTTATTAATGATTTCGTCTTTCTTTTTCTTTGACATTGTTGTATTCACTTATTAACGTTGTTTTGTAATTTGGACATTAACGCTTTCATCTGTGATGATAAATCTGGACCTCCAGCCGACAGATTAACTGGCGCCGCCACCGGGGGAACTGTAGGAGCCGAATTAGCAACAGGCGCCACCGGAATAGGCGGTGCCTTTGGCTTTGTCACAGATGATACAGATTCAGGGGTAGTGTATGGCGGCTTAGTTGTAAACATAGGAGCTCGTGCGACAGGGGGCTGTACAGCAGGCTGTACAACCGGAGTTGAAATTACCGTAACAGGAGTAGGTGCTGGTGTAGGAACGGAAAAGCCTCCCATTGCCACACTGTTGCTACCGTCTTGGATAATGCCAGCTTCGATAAAAGCCCACTCATCTCCAGGGAACAGCTCAAGCAGCCATTGAATTTGCAGCTTCTCGTTGTTCTCCAAGATATAATCACTGAACGGACGAACCTTCTTCAGAACCTCGTCAGGCAGCACATATTGCTCCCCAAAGCGATCCGAAAGATTCTGGACGGCACAGGTATAGGTGGCTATACCTGCAGGACCAGATGGATAGGAGGAGAATGTCACTAGTTTTTGCTTTACGGCAAAATCTGAGTGACGGAATCCTGCCTCCCAGTTTGTCTGGGCCGTCTCACTCTGAGAAACATCGCCAAAATGATCAATGATGTACTCTGGATCCATGTTAATTCCATCAGCACGCTCAAACCAAACATCATAAAAACCTTCTTTGGTTCTTGCATCTTCACGAGACTTAATTGCAGAAATTTGATTAATCATCAGAATCTTGTGACGCGGCCAGCAGGGCTGTCCTTCTTCGTCGACCGTGTAATTGATGCCAGCGTTATTGACCATAAATCCTTGCAGAAACATGGTGCGAACACCCTTGCTCAGCGGAGAATTAAGGTCATTGCCATCAACCGGAACCAACTCGTGGGCCCTCTTGTATTTGGCGGTGCTGGTATCAACGTTGATCGTAGGCTCAGAACGACGCAGAGCTTTATTGTACTTGTGGCCACCTCCGGTGCGCCAGAGGAACTCACGTAATTTGTACATCGGACTCATGTAGCCCTTGCCCCAGTCACGCTCGGTTTGAACAGTCATCCCGTCCGGTCCTTCCATCATATTGATGGCAAGAATGTCCTTACGTTTTTTGTAGTCCGGATCATTGCCAACTTTGCGATAGACCATGACCCAGTCAATGCCGTATTGGCCCAGAGTAGGTACCACACCTCTGGTAGAATCCTGTCGAAATCCACCGCTAGTCATGGCGGCGCTTGCTCCATAGCTTGCATGGGGAGGCACCAGAATAAACTCGCATGGAGCTTTGCTCGAGATGTAGCCCATGGAGGGCGCATCATCATTAAATATTTTTTGGTAGTCTGAACTGCGGGATACTACGTTGTTTTTGCTGTCTTCGTAAATTGCTTTGTTAAAATTAAATGCCATAATAATTGTATTTCCTTTTGCGTTTGTTAGAGTTGTGTGTTGTTGTTTATTACTTTTTGTACTTGGATAAAACAGGATACTGTGTTACATCTTCATCTGTCAAGGGCTCTCCCCATCGAATGCATACTTCTGGATCTATATTTAGCAGAAGATCATTTCCTGGAATTCTGCACCTATCGCACATTGCGATTTTTATTACTTCTAAAGTTTCTTCTACCTGACTTACTGGGCAAGTTACTATAACTTGGTCGTGAACGCTCATGATTATCTTATATTTGAGATGCGGCCTTTCTTCATTTCTGATTAAGAACAAATTGACCAAGGCCAACGACATTAAGTCGCCAACAGTTCCCTGAATGGGCGCGTTCATAGCCTGTCTCTTTTGATGCGATATGAGCTCTTTGTCTTTGGTTTTGTCAAACCTTCTTTTACGGCCAAAGCCATTTTCTACATATCCTTGCGTATTATCGCCTACGCAAGCCTGTTGCAGCTCTAACCAATATGCAAGGTTTGGAAAAGTCTCTTTAAACTTGTCAACAGAGTCTTGAGCCTCCTCCACTGTGATATTAATTCCTTCCATATATACTGCTTGACGAATTGCAGCTGCACCACGACCATACGCAATTCCAAATGTAATAGTTTTCGCAATGGTTCTATACTTTCCGTTACCTGATTCTTTTAGCCACTCCTTAAGTCCCTTTGAATAGTCCGCCGGTGGCTTTGGCAAACGAAACATGTCTATAGCAACTTCAGAGTGGAAGTCCGAGCCTGGATCGTTTAACTTTTGTTGCATATTTCCATCTTTGCTAAGCCAAGCCATGACGAACAGCTCAGCTTGAACCCAATCGCAATCCAATAATGCCCAGCCTGGATCTGCACGGAAGCAAGATCTTATAGATGGAATTTTCTTTCCAGTATCTTTAAAAGCACGTCCTACTAAATCTTCTGCAGTCTTTGGCAGCTGGGCCATATTTGGATCAGAGTGTCCATATCGTCCAGTTTCTACCGTCTGTCTAATTTTAGTATGGGTTCTACCGTCCGACCATAACTTTGGAAGAATTCCGCCTTCTATGAAGTGGGATCCATCTTCTGCAACCACAAACGATCCACAGAAAGTTTTAACTGTTTGAGAAACAGCTGTATACAGCAGCATGGTGTTTAAGAATTCGTCATCCTTGTGAGATAGCAATAACTCCTGGATTACAGCACGTTCAGTGGACGGTGTATAGCTTTCGATTGTTTCAGGGTTCTTTATAACATCCGACCACTTTTTTTCGTTTGTAGCTTTGATAGGCTCAAATCTTTTTAGAGTAGCTGTGCTAGGGGGATTAGTCTTGGCTCCAGGCTTTATCCATCCAAAAAGCGCTGCCGCCTTTTGAATTGAAGAGTCAGGATTAAAGTCCGACCAATTTAACATTTCCTTCAGACGGTCGACCAGCTCTCTGCGTTTTTCAGAGTATTTTTGAGACAAAAGTTCCAGTCTTTGCACATCGACGCCCATACCAGTCATCTCCATCTCAAGAATAGGCATTGTTGCCGGCATAACCACTGTCTCAAACAAAGATTTGATCTTAATATTTTCTTTAAGATTCATCTCATGATTTTGCGTCTGAAATATTCTAAACGTGACATCGGCATCTTTAGCCGCATACTCGAACAAAATATCGTCAGGTATGCCTCCGTAGCTATGCACATCAACATCATACTTGTTATTCTTAATCCAATTATTCAAGGCCAGCTCATATCTGCCCATCTTCGTATGCCTAGATGTGTACACCTCCAAACCCTGTGCCCAATTCTCATTGAGCAGATGGCCGGCAAGAGCTGTATCCCAACCAAACAACACTGATAGGGTGACGTCTACTCCGTTGGATACCATCCAGGGCAAGTCTGCCCTAATAAAGTGGCCCACTAACCTGGTTCTTCCATTCTCAATAAATTTCTTTATCAGCTTCCACGCTTCAACTTTGTTGCATCCAAGTTGGGTAGGAGTCATGCCAGCATGATTGAACACGATAACAAGGGCCTTGCCGGGAGTCCAGCTGAATTGAATACATCTGAGTTCTCCGTCAACGTGGTTTCTGCCTCCCCACTCGCAATCCACAGAAACCCACCCGGAGTACTCTGATTCAATTGTTTTGAGGCTGTTCTCCAGATGATCTAAGCTATAGCAGTAGGTGTACGATATGTGCACATCGTCCACGATTTGAGTAGTGTTGGAATTCAGTTCTTCAGCGATTCTGGTAAGTTCCATTTCCAAGCCGCCCCTCATTTCCGGAACGTGCAGCACGGCCGAAAAGTCGGTTATTGCAGTGGTTTTTACGCTGAGCGGACTTTCCTCCGCCGTCAGTGTCCTGTTTTTGTATTGCTCCATTGTCGCTTTTGCGCCAAATAGAGCCTTGAGAACCTTAGCGCCCAGGATGATCAGAAGATCCGGCTTAACCAGCTCCAACTCCTTCTTGAACATTGGCATATAGTCTTCAATCAGATCTTTTGGAATAGTCGTCTTCTTACCGTGAACGTGAGTCTTAACAAAGGTGGTAAGGTACACGTCGTTTATATTTAATCCGGTTTTAGACATCAAATCCTTGAATTCAATCGTCCAGTCTCCATGAAAAAGCCTTTTCTCTTTTTCCTCTATGGAGTTGGGCCACGATCCAACCATCATGATTTTTTTGTAACTTGGACCTACGTTTGCATACTTATCGGTGCCTACAGAGTCCAGATGGATGCCGGGCAATATAATCATAGGTGAGGTTATGCCCGTTTCTCCAGTTTTGGTTGTCTCATATACTTTATTTAGTATGTCCGTAGCTGTATATGCGACGCTCTGACTGCGCTCTTTGGCAACCTTAATAACGACGTTTCCATACGTCTCTATGTCTTTATCTACTATTTCTACTGGCATTGTCACTCCAATGTTTAATTTTGGCGTCCTATCTAGATTTCACAATTTATCTTTGCTTATTCACAGGTAGGCTCTATTGAACAACTTAAACCGCGGGATATCAATTGCTCCATTATGAATTCAGCATACTCCTTATGCGTGATCTTGATTATGGAAACGCCTTCCTTATCTACCTCTAAAGTCTTTATGACCGCATGGTGCGGCATCATTCCCACTATTTCCATAAAGCAATTGATTACGTGTTCAAACGTATTTACATCGTCATTATGCACTAGCACCATCCATTGCGGAAGTGGTGCGCTATCAGTATCGGTATTCGGAGCATCTGCAATTTGTTTATTCATTTTATGTGTCCTTTTTTTTATTTATTGCCAATTGCCTATGGCTTCCATTAACTCTAGGGTAGACATGGTGGCTGGATCCTGACCCTTTGGTAATTTCACCGTAATACAGCCTTTAGCTATCTTACAGTTCAGCCTTTCTATGCACTCAAAAATTCTGCCATTGATAGCAGCCTCGTACTCCACCATAAATATGATCTGTCCGTCTTTGAATGTATTTGCTAGCAATTCCTCCTGCATAGGCTTGGGATACATACCAAACGTGCATACTCCAGCACGACCGCATGCAATCGCTGATAAGGCCCCCTCACAAACTATGCAGAACATACCCTCGCTGAATTTTCTAGCGTCATCCAATCTATATACAGAATTACTGAATGAATACCCTGGGGCATTCAAGTATTTTTGTATAACGGGCTTTTTGGTAATTGAATCATATGGTATGGGGCCAATGTATCTAGCCATCCACCCCTGCCACACTCCTTGTTGAACATTTGGTATTATCAGTCTACGTTCAGGAGTTACAGTATGCCAGATGCCACCTGAATCCATAAAGCTTCTTTTCCATGGACTTTTTTTGCAGTAACAAAATTGGTATTCGGACGCCATTTTGTTTATGTCGTTAAATCCCCGGGACACCAGGTAGGATATGGCGGGGTGATCTTCTGGCAGTTCATTAATAGGCACAAGGTCGTCTACGTCTCCAGGCAATTCCATTTTCCTGGTGTCCGCGTCAACTCCAGTTTTAAGCGAATCGGTTTTCACGTCGTATGCCGCTATGTCGGAGTTGCCATAAAGCGCCTCCCACATGTCCGACCAATCGCAAGCTTCATTATGACACTTTATGCAGGAATATATTTTTCTGCCTGCCTCCTCGCATCTGGTGCCCCATACATGACTAATGTACAGACGTGAACGTTTATCGTTGCATTTTGGGCAGTTGACAGAATAGGTTTCGCCCCAATTAATTATGTTTATTTTCTTTTTAGTATTAAGGTCGAAATACGACGCTAGGGCATCGGTTACTATTCTATATTTTGCCTCTACTCCAGAATTGTTTATCTTTACTTTTCCAAATTTACCTTGAAGAGCTTTGTACAATTTTTCATTTATGGGTTTCATCCTAGATTTTCTCTAACTGCTGAGCTAAATTCTGCAGCGCTTACTGCCTTGCGAGAGTGCCTATCAAATAAAGTTGGTGATCCTGCCTCTGATAAACTGTCCTGATCGTAAACCTTCATAGACTCAATATCTACATTTGCTTTGTCCACATACTTCCATCTTGACAAAGCGCCTTCCATCTGGATTGTCATATCCATAAATGGCTGGCCGTTTCTTACCTTAGGTGCAGTAATCCAGGCCAAGTTACTTTCAGGATCTCTGTTTCCTATGCATATAACTGTATCCATGTAATGATGCAGAGTTCTGCATTGAAATGCATCTGTAGCCTCTGGCTTCCTCCTTGCGCCTGCCTGGGCAGCTTGAGTTCCAAGCTGGTGATATATGAAAATATTGACTCCGTAGTCGGTGCCTATTTTTCTTATCTGGTCGGCGCAATCATTCATTACTTTGGTTATGTCGTTCTGATTTATGTTCCTGAGTGCCATATAGTTATTCACCATGGGTCCAAGCCAGTCTATACCCACATATCTCAGATTGGCGCCCTTGTCCAGAACTTGTTTAATCATTCTTGCGATTTCAGGAGGTCCGCCACTACCACCCTTGTTATTCCTGGCCGCTTCCAGCATATCAAATAGATGTAGCCTTCCTTTGAGTCGGCTCTTTATATCAGCCCATTTAGTCATCATGGCCTTGTTGTCTTTAAACTTAGATACACTCATACTGTTTAGCGATGCTATTGGTATGCCAAGCGCATAAGAATAAATTCTATTGGTGATGCCGGGCACAACGGCCTGCTCGTAACTAATGATCATAGAATCCTCGCCATTCAAAGCGGTCGTGGTAGCCATCTGAACGTTAGTTAAGGTCTTGCCGCCTCCGGAGGGAGCTAATAGAAGAGTGGTTTCTCCTGGAGACGAGCCTCCGCTTGTAACCACGTCCACGAAGTCTACACCCCATGGCTTTCTTTTATTATCAATCAACATTGGGTCGTCTTTTGCAAACGGATCAACAGCTCCCGTTTTGCAAATGGACGACTTTGCAACCTCCTGATTTAGCTTACTAATTCCCTCTAACAAGTCTCCAGATTTTGGAAGTTGTTCAATTACTGGCAGTATCTTTCTGGTAATTAGTAGCTTCTTGAGTTCCTCAAGAATGTAATCCTTTACTTCTTTGATGTCGGATATTGAAGAATACGCCCACTGCAACTGTTCTCCGAACAACACCGCATCCGATTCAGATATTAGATTGTTTCTTAATACTTTATGTTCGAACTCTGATAGCACGATATCGTAAGGAACTGCGCTCTTAGATTGTTTGAACCAACTGCTGCCGATGATGTAGGCCACTCGTAATGGATTTTCGCTTTCTTTAAAATCTTTTAATGACAGCTTACTGAAAGCCTCCTCCATTACGTCGGGAGACCTCAGGAAGCCTAGGATTAGCCATTTGCTATATGTTTGGTTTATATCCATGGGTTTAAAACTTCCTGAGGTATAAAATCGTTAAATTTTTCTAAATAAACAGGATGGCAAAAAGCCTGCCGTCTTGCTGCCGATAGTATATTCTGGGGCAGCTTGCCCTGCACTCCCAGATTTTTTGCTACCGCATATATGAAAACTTCATCAAATGTATTCAGCGGATCCTGCAAGAATTTTAATACGTCTTGTCCTGCAGACAGCTTTTCCATTTTTTTAAACATAAGTTCAAACCTAAGCTTATGTTGCTGGTATTGCGGATCAGGCTTTCCGCTAGTCATGTAGAAGTTGAAATTTTTATCTAATCCAAACTTGTACGGCATTGGGTAGGCTGGATATTCATTAAAGAAGCACCACTCTACATATGCCCTGGGGTTGACAGACCAGTCTATGCATTTAAATGCGACTTTTTTCCACGTGTCTTCGACTCTTTTATTCTTGGAGTTCATGGCGTAGATATAGTCTTCCATGCGTCCAGTTACGTTAAGTTTGCATTTGGCATACGTCTCTTTTATAGACGCTACTGTACGCTCAAGTTTACCTTCAATATCTCCCATTTTTTGTTTTCGTAACTTTGAAATCGGGTTTTGGATCGTCTCGCTGTCCATAAGTCAAATGTGTCTGCAAAATCAATCAGAATGCCTTTGTTTTTTCCAGAAGAAATTCGGCAAACACGTCCAGGCATTTGTATATCTTTAATTGGAGATGCTCCGCCATCGGCACGTATTATGACCGACAGCTGAGGAAAGTCAACTCCGGTGCTCCATATTCCTGTTGCAATAGCTCTTTTCAATTGGCCTGAACTAAATTTTTTTCGTATTTCCTCTACCTGCTTTTTGGTTAACGGATTTCCTTCAAGAAGTTTTCGCTTTTTAAAGTATTCCGCTGTTTCATCGTCCATGCTTCCATATACCGCTTCGAAATCAGGCATCAACTTTTTGAGCTCTAAGGCATGTTCAATTTTATCAACAAGTATTAGTATTTGCGGATCTTTTTCTGTCAAGCGCTGAGGTATCGTTTCATATACCGCTCTGGATATTGCGGTATTGCGAGCAAAGTTGCCCCAGTATCCAAGGCGCATTCTTTTGACATCAGATTTGAAATTTCTAATTGCATCAACAGAAGTGCACCCCCAGTCCACCTTCCACACCTCTATAGGCACGACGAGTCCCAAGTCTACGCCTTCTTGGTAGTCGACTTTGCATATCTTGTTTCCAAAATATGCCTCCATAGCTAGTGCTGTATTATCCAGTCTTTGGTCAGGAGAAGCGGAGTATGATATTAACTTACACTCTCCGAACGCAGGATAATATTCTAGAAATGAGGGAATCAGAAGTTCGTGCACTTCGTCCAGTTGCACTACGTCGAACTTGTCTAGCTCCAGACCTCCAAGAGATCCCGATGTGCATATCATGGGATTTCCTTTTATATGATGATCTGAATTCCAAACGCCGGCCTTCGGAAAACATGTCTTTAGGCGTTGATATAGCTGATTGCAAATTGTCTTTGACTTACTTATGACAGCATGCTGCTGCTTTGGATAAAGCTCAATAATCTTTTCTATGATAACGCCTTTGCCAAAACCGGTAAGAGCATCCACTATTCCAAAATCGGCTTTAACGATTTCATTAATAACCTCCAACTGGCCTGGCCTAAGCCCGACCAGTTTGGAGGCATCTGGAATTGGAAACTTCGTGGACCTAAGATCCGAATACTCGGGTTTGAATCCAGCCTTTGCAAGAATCCTCAGGCATCGTTCCAGCAGACCGCAGGGGAAATACATCCAACCATCCTGCATTGCATACAGGTTGACAGGAGTGCTCACATAGCGAGGCGCCCGACCAGGCTCACGAACTTGGGAGCTATGTAAGTATTGAAATTCCCGCTGTAGCACTTCATTATGTGGGCCCTCTGGAGTTCTCAAAAATCTCATTATTCGTTGCAATACGACTTTGTTACTCATAATGCTCCTTAGACTGTCAGTTTTCACGATGTCGATTAAATAACAGTAATGCAGATGCCATCGTTGAATTCATAGGCCTCATTAAAGATCTTATTAATTTCCCCAAGGTAGTTGCTGTCGACCAGGGAATTAAGATAGTAGTACTGCATGAAGCGGTTGAATTCCTTTTGACTGCGAGAAAATATAAAATTAGACAACCTATTTGAGATAAGTTTAGCGTCTCTAGAATTTACGCACTGAATTTTAGTGAAATCCGCCTTGGCGATTAGCTTTATGGCGACTGCAGCGTCATCAGTGATAGCGGCGTGCATCATGTTATCGGTGATGGGAGTGCTACTAATTGGCAAAAGATTGAGCTTTGATGATATTTTCATTTTTGTGTTTTTTTTGTGGGGGGGGGGGGGGGGGGGGGGTTGCCCCCTCCCCCCCTTAATTACCTACATTCTTTCAGATCCATCCAATGCAATATTCTTGCAGCCATAGGCCGCAAGCGCAGGACTATGAGTAATTACTATAAACTGTCGACCAGTCTGCCTACCTATTTTTGCAAGATAGTTAAAAGCTTCCGCAAGATCTCTAGAATTAGATTCCTGCATTGCTCCTGATGGCTCGTCGAGAGCCAAGACTCCAAGCGTGCTTGCAAATACATCATTTACAGCCAACAGATAGCAGACGCTGGCCTGCTGCTTCTGACCTCCAGACAATCTTTTGGCATGATGCACCAGCCCATCGGACTTAGTGGCCATAAATTCAAGATTGTCGTCGATATGGGCCGTGAAATCGGCATTTATGGTGCTGAGGTAAAACCTCAACCGGTCATTGAGCAGCTTCATATACTGAAGAGACAGCAGCCTCGGAAGCCCGTCCTTCATAAGAACTTCATTCACCTTGTCCAAAATCTTTCTGAATTTCTCTATTGGTTTAACTGATGCAGCCCTTTTCTCTTGGAGATCAAGCTTATGCTCCGCCCTGTCAAGAGAAATCTTAGCATTATCAAGACTGCCATCCAATCTTGTAACCTTGTCCTTGACGGTCACGGCATCCTGGTGCAACTTAGTAAGACGGGCATACTCATGCTCGTCATATCTAGCTGGATGAATGCCAGCCAACTCGTTTGTCAAAGATTCTTCCAGCGATATCTGGGATTGTATTTGCCCATTTACGGCACAAATATTTTCTTTTATTGTAGACACGCCTCTTTCAAGCATGTCAAAATCGCTGACTGTTTTGGCAAAGGCTTTCTTCATGTCGGCAGTCATTTTTGGAGTAGTGGCTACAAGGTCTTCCAATTCTTTATTGACTTCCGTGGCCTGCGCCATGGTGGTACTAGTAAATGATATGTAAGAAGCTTGATCCGTCTCGTACGTATCCCACTCTTTGTTAAGCGCCTTTACGTACTTTAGAGTCTCGACAAGAAGTTCTACCTCGGATGCTAATTGCTGAACCTCTATGGACAGCGCTGCACGATCATGGGCACATATAGCTGTCTCTGTGCCGCATTCCGGGCATTTACCTTGGTCAACCAAATTAAGCCTTTTCGCAGCCATATAGTGCTGTTGCTTTTTCTCATTGAGATCGTCCTGTATTTTTGTATCTGCGCCTTCGGCAGGCTGTTTCTCCTTGGGCTCTACCGGCCGAGTGGATATGCACTTCTGCAGTTCTTCTGCCAGCTTAGAAGCCTTGGTCTTTAGTAGATCTATGCGAACATTTGCCGCAATCAACATGTCCGCAGAATACAAATTCTTTTTGGCTTGCTCAGCCTCTTCTTTGGACGACTCTCTTTTTTGAAGTAAAGAACTTAGCGTATCCTGCTGAGCCTTGAGCGTGACCTTTAACTGCAATAAAATTGACTTGCTAGTCTTTATTCTTTGATCAAGTTGATTTCGCTTATCGTCATTTTTCTTTAGCTGTTCCAGCACATCTAGCTTTACGTTAATGGACTGTATATCAAATGCGACGTACTGAGCCATCAATTCCGATATTTCGGTATTAAGTCGATTGACTTCGCCTTCAGCCAAGTTTCTTTCCACTTGAGCCTCTTGCAAAGGTCCGTTTATATCGGGCACTGTAATCGCTAGTAAAAGATCTTTAATTTGACCTCTCATAACCTCTAATTCGCTAGTTCTTGTTAGCGTGTGAATGATCTCCTTAAACTTAGCTGGAGTGGCAGACACAGGGGTGGTTATTGAATCTTGGTCGACTATCAGATGGCCGTCTATTATGCTGGCAGGAACTGGAATCAGCGAGTGCGTTTTATCCAGCGCCTCCTTCGATCCAAATATTTCTTCTACTTTTCCGTCATCGTGTTCGATGCGCAGACGTGGAATATTAAGCGTACCGAATTTCTTTTCTCCTGCTACCGCTTTGGCGATATGCAGCACTTTATTTCCTATGCGCCAGGATACAACAAAATAGCAGGCCTCTTGGGGCGGTGTTCCCCAAGAGGCCCAGCTGTTTGCATTCCCTGGAAATGAATTCGTAAGAGACGCTCGGATCATTGTGAGTACGGTTGACTTGCCGCAGCCGATCGGACCGGTTATCACGGTCAGTGCGTCGTCAAACTCAAACTCAAAATCTCCTTTAAGGAGACCAATGTTCCTGCCCTTCAGGGAGAGCAGTTTCATATGTATTTACTCAGTCGTTAGTTTTAAGTTTATATTGAGATGTTTTTGCTGATGGTGATGGCGACGACTCCGTGTCGTTACTACGACGGCCTTTTGGGCGAACAGCTATGTTGTTACGCTTCAGCGTATTGATTACACAGGAGACGCTAACCCCGAACTTCTCGGCAATCTGCTTTGCCCCTACGCCTTCGTTGTAAAAGCGAACGACATTCTCCAAATTATCCTTGAGCTTGTGTGGAGCTCCACGCTTCTTGTGCTCCGTGCTAGAGGCAACAGACTGCTTGGGAGTATTATTAACATTGGTGCTATGCGTTGTCATGGTGTCTTTCTTTTTGTTGATTTCTCGTACTTTTGACTGCTTTGGTTTTTCTACGTATGGAACTGACGCAGTCGCTGCCAGTTCAGATTCGTTTACGATTTCTATGTTATTTTTCTTTGCGTATTCTTTCATCCATTCTTCTGAAGGCGTGTCGTCTGACATTGTAGTAGTTGAATTAAGATCCTCAACTTCTTCTGAGGGAATTTCTTCAAAAAATTCTTCCTCTTCTTCCTCTTCCTCCTCGTCTAAATACACCTCGTCGATATCGTCAAGCTCCTCATCTGAATCTGGCGTAAGATCATTTCCTTCGTCTACTTTAATGTTTTCGTCATCAAATTCGCCGTTTAAAATTCTGTCAACAATACTCATGGTAGATTCCTTTTTTTATAAAGCACTAATTTTGGTGCGGACTGTGTAATCGATCACATCTTCAATATTTATACTCTTCTTGGGGTCAAACGTTCCATTGTTGTCTATTATATTTTTCATTATTGCAATCATGCGATCCTTGTCATTTGGGTACTTGGAGTAAAACGCCTTGCAAATGACCTCTTCTTTATCCGAAGAGACTCCGTGGGTGCCCTCGTGACCTTCATAGGCACTTTCAATCAACTCCATCTGACTCTTTGTGAAATACTTGATGAACGGAGACGTGTCCAAATCTTCAAATACTTTCCAATTAAGATTCTCGGCAATGTAATTGCGACCTGGGTATATTGTCATGTCATTGTATAGTGACACAGCAGATACAAATATAGCTCCAAGAGCGCATACTTCGCATTTCTTAATATTACATACATATTCACTTAAGTCTACTGCAAAGTCGTCTAACTCATCTTGGGGTATCTTATCAACCTTAGAGTTTATAAAGTCGTCAATACTGCCCATCTTAGAATCTTCAACCCAGATGAGTCTTTCGGGTATGAGTTTTTTTGAGTTGAGTTGAGAGATTACATCCTTTGCAATTGCAACTCTCATTGCATCGGTAGACGTGGTCTTCTGCTTCTTAGTTATCCTGGCAGACGCATACGGGCAGCTTTCTGTTTTATTTTTCTTGAACTGCGCCTTTTTTACTTTTGTTGTCACTATATTCCTACCTTTTCTTTTAAGCTACTTACAGCTTTGTCGAATCCCATTTCCATTGCTTGCTTTACAAACTCCATTGCATCCGATTGTGATTCTTCTTTAACATCTAAAAGTTGAGCGAGAGCAGTGTCAAGGTCAACTTTCTCCGACAGAGACCCCTTCACTTCTGTGAGGTCTCTGTCATGAGATACATCTACTTTTTCAAATACAAATGCCTTTTGTTTAAATTTATCTATGGCTCCAGCCAATTCAGAAGTCATTTCCGAAGGTACAGTGATATGCAGTCGGGGAAGCGTCTTTCCCATGTATTCTTGCATGTCCAGAACATATGGAACATTTGAGCAGCTGTCAAGCCAACTTTGAATTCTAGAAATATCTTCCTTTGATTTCATGTCTGTCCTTAGAAATGGACGAGACCTCAACGGCACTTTCTCTACGGACAAATCGTCATTAACAACGATAAACGACTTTGCCTCAGGTTCGCCAAGACGGTGCATCCACATAGAGCCTGAGTACATAAACCGAGTACCCTTAGGCCCTTGCCACTGCCACTCCATATGGATGTCCCCCATGAGGACCAGCTTGTATTTCCCGTCAAACCACTCCAAATCCATGTCGCATAATGGGGCTTCATCTGGCGGAAGTCCAAGTGCTGAAACGACTTGTGACGCAAACCCATGAAGAATCAATATGTCAGCTTCAACAAAGTTACCGGTTTCTATAAACGACTCCCATTGACGGCGAGTGCGCCAGTTGTATCCAGCCACACGGTATCCAGCTATGTCGAATATCTTTCCCTCCATGGGTCTGGCGACTGATGCGCCTCCGCCTTCCAACGATAGTCTTTTGAATCCACGTTCGTGATTGCCGTCAATGTATAAACATCTATCTCCAGGAATCTTACGAAGAACTTTCCTGAGGGCCACTGTGTGTTCGTCGCTTATCGTAGGGGTATCGACTTGATCGCCCCCCATTATCATGTGCAGGGGATTACCCTGCCTCGAATTGCTGTTGCAGTAGTCAACAACCTGGTTCAGGGCGTACAGGTCGTCGCCTCTTAATTCGTAAACAGATCTGTACGCCGACTCCCTGGCTTGCAAGTCAGCGCAAAACGCTAGTATTGGTTTTGGCATTTTAAATATTTTTTTTTGCTGAGCAAACTCTTTGGGTCTTAATACTTTCTTTCAAAACATTACCACATCTTTTTTATTATTTTGAGTCTGCTAAGGGATTTATCCTCTTTATCAACACGAGCGCAACCAAACACGCTATAAGTGTTGTACATATCCATGTCCACAGACCTAGTTTGAATACAAGGCAGTGTAGTGAGGTCAGTGCCAATGTGCTCTGGACGGCCAGGCACACAGAGCACGATATCATTTTTTGCAAAAAAGTTTCTTGTTGATCGGCCCATACCATTATGGTGTTCACCGTCAGTTCAAAGTTATGCACGCCCCACACTATCATGTAGGACATGACGCCAATAGATATCGCCGAGAGGGCGACTGTAAGTATCCACTCGATCATTATTTTTTACCGTTAATTATTGAGTAGCCTAGCAGAGCTGTGAGCGCTATGGCTATTGTTGTGCAGGGGTCAATAAAAAGAAATATTAAAAAGAGCAAACATAGCAGTGGGAACAATTTTTACCTCTATTTATATTTATCGCGATCCGATAGAAGAAACATTAAAAAGAGCAAACACAATAATGCAAACAAGCTTTACCTCTACTTACATTTATTGCAATCTGAAGAATCGGGACGCTCCTTTAGTTGATTAAAGTTTTGCAACTTACTGAGGTCAATTGTAGGTAGCGGATTCTCGGCGACAAGTGAAGAATCAAAAGCTTTGATTCCTGCTCTTTTTAAGTATTCATCTGGAGATTCTGATTTTAAAATTTTGCTCATTTATTGTTACTACTCTCCTCTTCTGTCTCATATACTACCCTTCTTACTTCAGTTTGTCCCTTTTTATCGATATCCACTAGCTTGTATAAGTTGTCAAAAACAAATTTACCTAGTATTATCAAACCTGTGGCCAATAAAATACACAATTTATAGGCAGATACAAAAAAGTCTTTAGCCAGTCTTGCCAGCATGTCTCCTGGGCTTTCAGATAATTGCATGAATAACTCCGAAAAAAGTAACGAACAAAAGTCAAAAACGGATTTGACTTCTTTGGCCCCCAAATGGGTTGTGGATATGGCTAATAATATGAAATCTATATGTCAGGTAGACGATATAGACAACATGATATTTGCCCTACCTCCAGAAAAAATTAAAGAAATGTACAGTCGCCTCAACATTGAGGATTTTACAAAATTCATGAACATGTATTTGAGCATGAATAAGTCGTCTCCAATTTGTCTCGCATCAATGCTCAGATTAAATGGACGACCGTTTACTTTGGTCAAACATAAGTTTTTTGAGCCACTTTTTTATCCTAATTTACCAGACAGAACATTGCTTGTATGTGCTCGTCAAGTTGGCAAGTCTACTCACATTGCTGCCCAAGGAGTTTTGCAGGCAGCCTCGATAAATCGTTTCAAGGTGTTATATATGGCACCTCAGTTCGAGCAAATACGTCGGTTTAGCCACCAATATATACGACAATTTGTGCACGAGTCCTACATTAAGTCCATACTGATGGACAATAACTGCGTGGATTCAGTCATGCAAAAAACGTTCAAAAACGGATCAGAGCTGTGGTTCTCATTTGCCAAACTGTCCGTAGATAGAATTCGCGGCTTGTCTGTGGATGGCATACGAATGGACGAGATACAGGATCTCAATCCAGAATTCCTAGACATTGTTAGAGAGTGCATGTCTGCGTCTGAAAAACGATCAGAAATGTACGCCGGCACTAGCAAAACCGTAGATAACGTTATAGAGCAGTTAAGACTCCAATCATCTCAGGCCGAATGGTTTATGAAGTGCGACCATTGCAACCATTGGAATATTCCCACCGTTGAAGGCTCAGGTCCTGGCCTTGGCGTTATGGAAATGATTCGTCCCGAAGGATTGTGCTGTGCCAAATGTCATAAACTACTTCAACCTGAAAAGGGATTCTGGGTTCATAAATATAAAGAAAAGTCTAATAACTTTCCGAGCTACCACGTTCCTCAAGTCATAGCCCCAGTTCATTATGCAAACCCCAAAAATTGGAAATCATTGCTTTTAAAAAGAGAGTTGGTGGCTCCGGCTGTTTTTATCAATGAAGTTCTTGGAGAGGCGTGTGATGAGGGCCAAAGGTTGGTGAGTCAGAGTGAGCTAAAGGCCGCTGGAGTTTTACCTGCCAACTCTAAGGAAAATGCTTCTCAGGTCTTAAAATACGTAGACAGAGTGCTAGGGGTGGATTGGGGAGGAAAAGGAAGTCGATTTCAATCAATGACAGCTGCTGCAGTGGCTTGCTACATGCCAGATGGAAACATAGATATCGTATTTGGCCATGTATTTCCTGCAATGATGGACTCGGTGCTCGAAACCAAAGAGATTGTAGAAATCTCCAATGAATTTAAATGCACCACCATAGCCCATGACGTTGCAGTTGCAGGAGAAGTAAGGCTTAGCATCATGAGAAGCATCGGAGTTCCGGACTCTAGACTCATAAACTGCAGATATGCAGCCAGCGGAAGTATAAAATCCATGCTGCAATTCGTACCCCCTACGAGTATAAATCCAACTAGCTATTACAATTTGGACAAAAGTAAAGTTATAGCGGCGGTATGCCTGGCAATTAAGAACAAAAACATACGATTTCCCCAGTATGACAGCATGGTTGACTCAGTGGGCCAGAACATAATGGACCATTTTTTGGCTGTTTATGAAGAAAGTAGTGAAAGTATGTTTGGCACAGAGCGAAGATACATCCGTAGAAATCCTGGAATGCCAGACGATTTCCTACATGCCGTAGCATTTGCTGTAATAACCTTGTGGAGAAGATACCCAGAGCTCATACCAAACCTTATGGACGAAGTATTGGATGGAGACGAGCACATACACATGAGTAATCCATCGGCCTACTACAATAATACCGATCTTGACTAATAGCTAAGGCTGAAAAAACAAGTAGTTTAAATCAGGGCAGTACGCCTTTTTCTATCTTATTATATGTATAAACCTGTAATAAGATAGAAAAAGTGCGCTTTAGTAGCAAATAGGTACTAAAGTATTTTAACATATTAATAAGGCTATTTTAGCCTACATTTTTCTGCTAATATAGAGTTAGCAACCGTTATATTATTTTAACACATTATTAGTTGTTAAATAGATTCATCAAAGCCGCTTTTCTAAGGCTTTTTAATCTCTTTATTGACGACACAAGGGTATTCCATGTGGGCTTAGGTAATACCAATAAGGATACTCCATTTTTGGTCATACTTTTTGCTCCAAGGTCTTTTAAATGTAAAATAGCTGCTTCCCAAGCCACTACAGGTATGTTGTAATACCTCATCTGACCCCACAAATTAGCTAAATCTATTGCCACAATGTCTTCCATTGGATTTTTTAATATCACATACCGCTTCTTAGTGCTTTCCCCAGTAAAGGTCTTGAACATGCCGTTTTCGACACCCTCATGTATAAAGTTTATTAAGTGTGCGGCTGCTGAAGAGCTATTTATGTAACCTTTTGTGGAAACCATAGCCTTTGCGGCCTCTATTACTCGTGCGGGTTTGTTTAGAGAATTAGCCAAATACTTTAGGTTATCTAAAAAGCTATGTGGTCCATTATGCTTTACTGTAAGAGAATACTGCATGAGAAAAGGAAATGCATTTTCACTTTTCAATAAAGCCTTTGTTTCATATGAGAACGGCACATCTGCTCGCACAAATGCCCAATCCTTATCAGCAGCTAGGGCCGACGCCATCATAGGATTAACGACAACCATGCTGTTTAGGCCTTGTCCCTCCAGCCACTGAGCCAAAAGCTTGGGCTTGGATCTATTGCCATCTATGGCTACAGGTACGTGGTGTATAGTGGCTAAGGAGTGAGCAGACTCCATATCATCTTTGTTGTTCAAAGTGGTGGCCTTCAGGCCTAAATCCATCCTGATTACGTCAAATATATATTCTGCCAAGGATCCTTTGCTACCCCCAAACAAGGTATTTGTTCTCGAAGATTCGTTGATGACCGAATGTATAGCAGAAATCATGGAGGCCATTCCTGCCATATATGCCGCTGTTTCTGGCCCATAATCAAATAAACTGGCTATTGAGTCTATGGCTATGCCGGGATCCATCATTACGGATGCACAGGGCGGCTCCACGTCATCCATTACGAATGGAACTCCGACTCTTATCTGGTGCGAATCTATCGACATTCTAGGTATATTGAATCTACCGGTATCAAAGTCATAGCCAACGTAGTTCTGCACAGCATGCACCTCTGGTGAACTAAGTCTCAATATTATGTCTAAATACTTTTTAGACATTGAATCGAGCAAAAATGGATGCTTTGATATGCCTGCATTGACAGAAATTAATGCAAGAGCTTTTGCAGGATCGGATTCCAGGAGTTCTTCGTCCATCTGAAAATCCACTTCTTTGCCTTCAAATGTAAATCTCCCAAACAAAGACGCCTTTCCATCTTGTTTTGATCTGCATATATTAGTGATTCTCACTGTAGCATTGCATATGAGTTCATCTGGAATTTCCCTGGAACCCTGCATCCACAGTTTTCCATCTTTTTCAAATACTATTTTTTTATCTATTATTACTAGTTGAGAGGTTGCCACATTCTCAAGAATATCCTCAAGCTCTTCTCGTATCGTATTTGAGCACGAAGCAAGTATGAGGTTCTTTTGAAATGTCGAAAGCTCCATAGCTTTTACGACATTCCTAGCGTTTACAACCCCCATTGTGATAAGTTCTGTAGTGAGAAAATCCAAAGGATTGATTAAATTATTTTCAGATATATGTTTATGGATCGTAGGCATTAAATTACCCATCCATAACTTTGATGTTTTCTCAGCAGGCCTCCAAATATACGGAGTATCATCTAGCATTATTTTAAAGTTTTTAGACTTTATACAAGTTTTTAAAAATGCGGTATCTGGGGCGTCCGTCCAAACGATTGTTGGCTTAGGTAAGAACAGTGGATCTAATTGACCTATTGGGGACTTGGCCACCACAGACAATTTATTATAACGCTCTATCGTACATTTTTGGACTATTCTCGCTGCTTGAAGGGGGTGATCTAAGACATAGACCTCTGCAGAGGGGTCTCTATGACAAGAATTTAAGCCGCAGTATCCTGGATAGTGCCCACTTAAGACGTTTAAATAATTAAGCTGGTCTTTATTTCCTATAAATCCAAATCCTGAAATAAATCCAGGGTTTAAGTAAAAAGGAGTAACTATTAGCCCTTCTGTAGCTTTTCCAAATCCATGGATTTTATCTTCCAGCAGCTCCTCTATTTCATGTTTATGGGCATATCCGAACCAATCTGTAAATCCTCGATTATAGGTCTCCTGACTTACCCAAAGATTAAGTTCGCTAAGTCTGCCTGTAGCAAATCTATTAGCGGTTGGAAACATGTTGTTTCTGGCGATTTCCCACACCTTCAATACTTTATTGTAATACCTTTGATAAAATGTAGAATAACTAATTAAATCTTCCATTAACAGATCTTTTATTTTTAGCTCTTCTGCAATTTTATGTACTAATTCTTCTGGATTTAAGATCTTGTACGCCTGGCCGTACAGGCGAAGGCCTTCACATGAAAGTTTACATTTATCGCAGTACATCCATCCGCCAAATGGAATTAACGCCGAAACGTACATATTTGCAGTTTTACACTTAATGCATCTAACATAACTGCCAGGTTTGGCAATATCGTCGTAGCCCAAAAGTTTCAGAATTTTTGTATAATGGAAGGCCGAGTAGAACTTTTCCGAAGGAACACCATCTATGATTCGCTGGATTGACATAACTGATGACGTCTCTAAAAAGTACTATAATGCGCTCATACAACAAGTGGCAATGCCTGAATATGTTAAGTCTGCAGGCGTTCTTACTAAAGACGCCGCTGCTATAAAGAGTTCTAAATGCTTTGCGGACACAGTAAACAAGAAATTTGCCCTCGACAGTAAATCTGATTGCTGGTGTTCTGCTCTTTATTTCTACGGCAACCAGTGTAGCACTTCACCGATAGGGAAACAAGCTGAAGTAAAATTATTAAATGCAGCAAGAGTTTGGGGCATCTTAGAAGATGTAGAAACTATCAAATCTGCATTTGAACAACAAATTATTCCAGTATCGTATGCTATGACATTTGAGCATAAAGGTGCAAAGATAGAAAGATGTCCAGATCACACCAAAGAAGCAGCTACGGCCAGCGCAGAGTGGCTATATGAAAATAGGTATAAGTTTCTTACAGATGTTCAAAGGAAAACAGCCTCTAAGTTGCAGGCAAGGGCAGACATTTTTAAATTAAACGTAAAAGCTGCTGCCTATATTGACAGAGTTGCTAATTCAAATACTTATTCAAATATAAACTGCAAAATAGCTGTTGCTATCACAGACAGATTAAGTAGCATACCTACCGTTAAGTGGTCAGAACTTGAAGATGAGTTATTAAAAGTAGCCAATGATTTAAGCACCCATCCATTTGAATTGTGTAACGCGGGGGATATAATTTGTAACTGCCTAGAGGCTTTTGATATTAAACACGGCTTAAATTCAAAGTGGGGTTCGGCTCTGCAGCACCCCATTGATGTATGCTTTAGGGTCAGCCTTACTAAAGCTGCATCAGTAGCTGATGGAATTGTTCATTTAACTACTGGCATCCCAGTAGATCTCACCAAGATCAGCGACCATCAACTTGAAAAAGGCCTTAAGATTGCTGGAGACGATTTTTTGTCTTACTGCCAGACAGATGGCTTTAACGTAGACCGCAACAAGGCTGCAGAAATTCTGCCCACTATGCCTAAACCAGAAGCCCGCCGCTTTGAAGAAGCTGTTAAGACCTCCGGCTATATACCAGAAACAACCGACGATCTACTGAGTCGTTTATTTAAAGAAGCCAATATGGGCATGATGCCCGCTATGCAACAAATGCTTATGGATGACACTAATCCAATGCCCGGCGAAGACGATTCTTCTTTTGAGGCTCGCATGAACGAAAAGAAAGAACAAGCTAAACTAGATGCTCTCGATGCTCAGGCTGGACTCGCTGCGGTTAAGGCTCGACAAGCAAGACAACAGCACGAACAGAACTCTCTTAACTCTCAAATAGGCACAGCCCAAGAAATGTAATTATGATTAAAGTAGCAAATAATCTTCAACGTATGGTCTCTGTCAAGTCTGCCGGTTTGCAGTGGAGTGGAACGCTCGCAGATCTCGCCAAGATCCTGCCGTATACGAACACCGCCATCGGCGGCGGTCTGGGGGCCCTGGGGGGTTCTGCCATTGGCGGCTTGATTCAGGCGCTGAGAGGCAAGTCGATTCTAAAAGGCCTCGGCTATGGTGGCCTGGCCGGACTCGGACTGGGTGGCGGAGTAGGCCTGTACGGGGGTCTTAAAGCTAAAAATCGCCTGCTGGATGATTACATCCCCATACACGGCAATCCAACAATAACGATTCCCGGGAACCCTAGATCTCAAGGTGAAGGTTCGACCACAGTCGAGACCGAGTTAGGTCCGTTATATCCTGGGAAAACACCCGGGAACAAATAAAAGAAAAATAAGTTATGATTAAAGTAGCAAATAATTTAAGAAAATTAGCTGCCACACACAGTATTCCATCAGAAGAGGAGTATCTTATGTCATTTTGGAACGACAGAATGGCAGGTATGACTCCGCATCCGCATGAGAATAGAAACCTGACGGCCGACGACATCAACAAGACGGTTTTGCAGTTCGCAGCAATGAATATCAACGATGCTGCACGACAGGCCAAGAGTGTCAGTAGAAAGGGGATGCTAGACGGAAAGAAGCTTAAGGACAAGGATATAGCTTTTGGTCCCGGAACCGCTACTGCATTAGCTGCGAGTACAATCGCTTACTTACGAGCTTTGGGAATAACGGGAATAAGCCTTGGCCAACACCCATTGGTAACATCTGATTCACGTAAAAATCTAAGCAGTGCAGCGCTAACCTTACTTGATAGATCTGAAGCAGACAAGCGACTGGATGAGTTATTGGCAGAGAGAAAGAAGGAAATGGGCTTTCTTTCTAGGATATTCACCTCGGACAAGAATATAGTTGATAGCCTATCTAAAAACCCAAATATAGCTAAGCAGATTCAAACTCTGATAAAGGAGCACACCTTAGGCGTTGCAGCGCCAGGTGCCGACTACAAAGCTGTTGCAAAGATGTACAAGCAGCTATCAGATGCCGCCAAAAAGAGATATACTGGCACCTATAAGAATCCAGCTATATCTCATATCCTTGATACAAAGAAGGATCTGAAGAAGCAGATTGAGATGCAATCTAAACTTATCAACGAGGCTTATCCTAACGCCGGCATATTCGCAGATAACCTTGCAAAGGCAGAAGAATAAACTGAAATCTAATGCCAATTAAAAGCATAACAGCATCTAAAGCGTACGATCAGCTGTGGAAAAGTCGGGATACCGTCGGCACTGTGCTGCTTACTATGATTCTGGACTCTTACGGTCAGGAGATCTTTGATATGGACCCTCAGGCATTTCGTCAGGAGCTTGAGGAGGGGTTTTCAGTATCTGATATCCCTGATGTGAACACCGATAAAATATGGGCACTTTGGAACTCTTTGACGACCGACCTAGTTCATACAGATGTGTCCACTTTTATGAACTGTGCCAATGTTTTAAGTGGAACACCTATGAGCTATGACGTCTTTGACATAGCCGATCCATATGAATGTGCTTGGGCTATTACCGAGCTCACTATGCTGGACTCCAACACCCCTGAGCGTCTCAGTCCAGAAGTTCGTAGATATATAGGCGAGATCTGTAAGGAGCTGGGCCTCTATCGTTTGCCTCCATCGCTTTCAAAAGTAGCGGAAATGGGCCCAAACGATTATGTAGCAAATATGGAATCCTACGCTACAGATACCGTACAACTTCAAATAATGATCCAAAATCAAATTAAATTCAAAGATGACGTACAGGCATATGTCGATAGGAGGACCAGCAAGATGATGCTGGAGCTTAACAACGTGCCATTGATGAATAAGGACTCTAGGTCATGGAATAAGTTTGTATCAGGGTTTGCAAAGGGAGTGTCTAAATGAATCTTGATGCATACATTAATTTAAAGAAGGCAGATCTAAGAAGATGGCTTAAAGAAAGCTGTGCGGACATCTCCGAGAAAAAAGCCGAAATCTCATCTTCAGAATCCATAGTAGATGTTCCTATCAAGTGCACCCCCGGATTTGGTTGCAAAAGATACTTTACTAAAGACGAAATTGATGAAATAGACAAAGCTAAAGCCAAGATTTTGCCAATGTTATTTAGCACCCCAGCAGACCCAGTATCTTCAGGCCTATCCAGTCCATCGTGGGCAGGCTTGGGCGCAGGAGCCTTGGGAGCTTTATTGGGCGGAGGATTAGGCGGAAGCGTCGGAGCTTTAAGAGGCTCTAATGCTCCACTTGGCGCAGCTATAGGCGCTCTACTGGGAGGCGGCGCTGGAGCAATGTACGGCTATGGTAAGAAAGTAAGAAAGAATAAGGAAATTGAAAACTTGATGCAAAACCTGCCGGTTGGAGCAGATCTAGGTGATGTAGAGGTGTTCTCCGACCCAGAGCTTAAACAACAGCTGGCAAGAGATTTTCAAAGAAGGCTAATTCAAAAAGGTTTACTCTAAAAACTTAATAGACATATTAAAACAAAACCCAGGGCCCATGAACCCTGGGTTTTGTTACGTATGGGGCGTTTATTGGGGGGAAGGCGAATCATCCGCCTTAGCTTGCCCTTAAGAGCCCCTAGTAGTATTTGTTATTTTCTTAGATAGCTTGCTTGCGTCTACTCTTGCACCTAGTTTGTAAAGTGCTCTAGAGATATCGAAAGCCGCTCTTTCCACAGCTTCCTCGTCTATGTCCCAAAAGCATCCGTGCAGGCATTCATGAAGAAGTACCTCCAAAATCTCCTGACTTTTTCTAAGCCTAGTTGAAATTCTTATGCTTTTATTTACATAGCTCGGTGGATCTATTTCTCCTCTTATAGAGGGCCCTAAATCCATTTTAACTATTTTCCAAGTATTGTTGCGCAGCTTTACTTCCATGCTAAATCCAAAATATAATCGCCATTCTTTTCTGTTCATCCGGCTGCTCAATTGCAGTCGATTTATATAAATCGTATACCAAATCCTTCTTATACACGAGATATCTATTATTTATGATTGAAAACTTAGCAGGAAGTTCTTTTTCGTTTTGCAGATTTTCCATAATATCTGCAATTGTTGCAATTTCGAATCCTGCTAACTTTAAGGCTTCACATATGGGTATTAGTTTATCTGCGAACTCGCTTTTCCGTACAAATATCTTTTGTTCAGCGTTGGTTAAAGTGGTACTCATACTTTAACTGTCTTCTTTTGATTCCACTGATTTGGAAGCATTAGCCAATATCCTTTATAAGGATATAAATCATTATTGCTGAGATTACGTGACTCCATAGCTACAAACTTATTCATTCCATATTCTTTCAGACCTGCTTCTTTTACGTAATTAAATACCATCCTTTGAGCCTCTGGCGAGGTGAGAGCCAATGGAGCAACCCCCTCTATATATACTCTGAGACCCTCGTCTTGAATCTGTTCATGTTTATTTATTGGTGAGATTCGAATCATTTAAGTTTGCCTCCTTTATCATGTCATCTATATTAACTTTAACTTTAGTAAACTTTGCTACGGCAGAGTGTACGTCTGGAGCCAGATATTTCAACTTACTGTCAAGTTTTGCTTGTAATTCATTAATTTTTCCTTGGGCTTGTGCTACTTGTTTCAAGGAGTGCAAGTGCGTTACCTTAATCCCTGGAACGGTTTTTCCGGATAATACCTGATGCTCTTTTAGAAGTGGCACTACTCTTTTTCTATGTTTGCTCTGAAGTATGTAAGAACTTAGCGCTTGTTCTATATAGGAAATTCCATTTTCTATTGCGTATACTATCTCATCTGACTTGTTATAAAATCTATCATTAGTTTCCATTAAATCTAAAAGTTCTTGACCACAGGATTTAATGGTTTTTATGTCGTGCCCTCCAAATATCGCCATATTTAATGGAGATTTATTCTCAGGGTATAGTTTATCGTAAAGTGGAACCTTTACACCTGAGGCAATGAAATTTTCAAGGATCTGTTCATATCTAGGCCAAACGTGGGCCTCTGAGTAAAAGTTAAATATATCGTTATCTAAAAATTCTTTTGGAAGCGGATCCCACAAAAATAAATCGATATCGTAGTGAACAAATGGGCAATCTATTGTTGCGTAGGTGTGCAGCTTACTGTGAATCCAGAAACATTCGTGCGAACCAAACTCATAACCAACTGAAACGACCTTTGAGTAAGGCAAACTACATGCTTTAGCAAGTTCAGCTCCAATATCGTCTGTAATCAGGACAAAGTCATCATGATGTTTGCGTATACTGACTGCCGAAAGCGCCATCATGGTTATAATTGGCTTTACCACTGACGCCCCGCCAATAGATTCTAATAGCGGTCTTAACTTATCAAACTTATATGAATGAATTGCTCTCATAGATTTTTATATCCATAGCCAAATAGAAACAAGGTGTTCAGCTTAACATCAGTCTTAGTTTTTATCAATCCCTTCTCAATACTGTTTTCTACGAAGGTACCAAAGTTATCCTCAAATTTATTTCCGGGATGTTGCATTTCGGTCTGGAGCCCCAACGCCAAACAACCCGCTGGGTTTGCCGTAGGTTGACCACATCCCATACAAAGAGGCGGACCTGACGGTGGGCCTGAACCACACGGACATATGCACTTGAAACGCACGCAGCCGGGCTCCTCGCATTCGCAGCAGGCAGGGATGCTGCCGTCGCAGCAGTCGCAGGTCGCCTCCGGGTTGCAACAGCAGAACTCGGTTGGACAACATAAGGCTGATTGGTAAAAAGTACAGTCATCTGGCCCATCTGTACACTGATCGCAGGCAGGGACCTGATAACAGTTTGGAGGAATGGGATCAGGAGGGCATGGACCGCAAGTTTTAACTGAGCATTCGCCCCCTTCAATAGTAGAGCAGCAGCATAGCGTAGGAGGCGGAGGCTCACAACACTCCTGTTCTTCGCAATTTGGAGGAGGGCAGTCATCTGCGCATCCGGCGGCCATAGGTCCACACGGGCCGCATTCTTTTTTGCAACACGGTCTATTTTTGTCGTTCTTGCAAATCTCCCTGTCGTTAGGAGGTTGATTATTTTCACACTTTATATTATGAAATACAGCTGATATGCATGCAGATATTGTATGTCCTGGTGGGAGGCCTCCAGAGCTACCGCCCATTCCACCGCCGCCGCCACCGCTGCCGAATCCTCCAGTACCTGTCACCTCTTGTTCAGATATTTCCTCACATACACACTCCTCCTCACTATCCACACATGAAACTATTTTATATTCATACTCGCATTTAACTTCTGGAGGAACCCCTGAAATTACATCGCAATCATCCCCTATCTGTTCCACAGGGCAAGTTAAAGCTACAGCGTATGTTTTGCAGCATACAAATTTAGGACTTATGCAGCAACAAGGTATAGCTGGATTGGTCGACATCACCGCTCGATAGCCTTAAACCCACTTGCAAACACTAGTTTATCTACACCTAGGGCTTTCTTTATTCTATCTAACTCCATGTCTGAGGCGCTTTGAAGTTGGCTTAAAAGCGAAATTGCAGCATCATTCAGCTTCTTTCTTTTAGCACAAGATGAACACCCAGATGATGTTATATCTGAGTTTACAACATCATAAGCATTTTTAATCAAGGGGCTTATCTGTCTTACCTCTTCGTTATTAAGAAGAGCGTTTATGGTAGCGTACGTCATTGCAAATTTTTTTTCCATGAAAATACCCTATTAAAATGAGGTCGATATGTGTGTTTCGTAGCGATTATTTTGCTCTCTAAAGAAAACCGTCATGTCCTCTGCCAGTATATCAATCTGCTTTTTCATTAGAGTAATTGCTTCATTCATGGTTTTTAAATTATAGAATATTAAATTCCATTCAGCAGCCCTGTAGAAATTTACTCCAGGCTTAGGTTTGTTTTTACTCATTGCCGCAAAGTCGGAAGGCTTAATTATTCCGTAAAACGTATCTACGTAGTCGCTATCGCTATTTTTATTTCTACTTATAACCAATAAATTTGAATCAATTGCGGAAAAGTTTGCAGGCTCCTGCAGCCCAGTGGATACCCTCACCCTGTATACAGGATCTTTGTCAGCCTCATACATGACATTTGTTGCAAAGCTTATAGAAAATCTTGCCATCAGTACACCCCTCCATCCATTGTTAGCACTCCGTCAAACTCTACCCAATCAGTATTAAGTATTCCATCTGTAAGAGTATAGTATTTACCGACATCTACGACATACACCAACATTCCTACCTGTCTTCTTTCAGGAAGTATAGCGTCTCTAGCTGGTACATCGGCTACGGCTCTTATATAGCTTGCTCCGCCTTCTGAAATGAATCTACTTGAAGCAGAGTCATATATGAGCACAGCTCCTGCTGTAACGCCGGAAAAAGAAAACATCGAATTAGCCGACGTAAGATCTATTATGTTTCCGCCGACGCCCATAGTAAATAACTTTTGATCAATTAAATTAAGTGCCAATTCGCCAGGATATAGCTCTGTTGAACTGGGAACTATTCCAGTTTGAATTGAGTGTCTATGTACAACACTTTTAAACTCTATTGGCATTGTCGTTTACTCCGAAGAACATACCTGCAGAAGTTACGTTTCTTTGAGGTAGATTAGATAGTGCTTGGACAGCATCAGAAGTTTCGCTTTCTCGGCATTGTCCATCAAAAGCATTCTGTTCATCTATAAACCACACCACTGGACAGTCGCAGGTAGTTGGATCTGCCTCAGATGTAGTTCCTGATCCGCTGCTCTGATATTCAATACTTGTGCCCCAACTTATATAGCCATACACCATAACCATTGCCCCTAACATTATTGGTTGAGGTCTGTATCCTTTACTAAGCATGTCGCTGAGATTGACCCCCACTCCGTATATCTTATCTCCAGAGCTGTAGGGATTTTCCAAATTTTCTTTTATATTAAATGCCAGCATGTACTCAAGATCACTAGGATATTGTGCCCAGCTATTTGTAGGTGCACAAGGATATTGACATGCGTTTCCTGCAATTACGCATTGCTCGGCATTGAAGCCATACCTCCAGGCAAAAACTACGACCTCAGTTACTGATTCCCCGTTTTCATTTGTATAAGGTATTGTTGTTTGCCCGATAGCCTGACGTGAAGTTATTGATGCTAAGAAAGGTCCAATAATATTAAACCTTGCCGCACTGGCTCCATATCGGCTTCTTCTATCGCATGAATCTTGACAACGGCTTTGAGCTTCTTGAAAGTTGCTAGTGGGCGTAAACAAGTGAGCATTTCTTTCATTACCCAAAAACTGCTGAGGAGTCTTAAATTCAGCTTCACTTGTTGGCCCTACTGGATGACAAATCCCATTTAGATTGTATCCTGATCCGTATACGTTCGGAGATCCGCCCCCAATAAGTATGCTGGGCGGAGCCACTAGCTTTAGATTAACCTTTGGCAAACAGGCATCCCCAGATATATAACCGACGCTACCCTCCAACCTCATTGTCTGATCGGGGTCGTCTTCGTCTGGTACTGTATTTTCAATATTTACCGTTAGAGGATTGCAGCCTATTTCAGCAGGTGGCGGAGTAGGCCAAGGTCTTCTGACTATGTCATTTACGCATTTTATTTCTGCTGTAGGATTGTTAGGATCGGGTCCACATTTTTTAATTGGAATAATTCCAGTGTCGCAACTTACTTCTCCGTTAGTCACGCAGGTTGTCCCAGATACTACTGGATTAATTGGTACGCATGAGTCTAGAGCTAGTGGCATTGGAACTAGTTACTCCGTTTGACAATCAAATACACTTGAATTCCCATTAGATTGGGGGAGCCCTATGTATATATAGTGTATTATAGGGGAAAACTCTGAACTAGATCCGTTTATAAAAGTTTTAAATGGAGTTGGTAAATCATCTTTTACTAAAGCGTTAACACTAAGAGGCGTATTTGCCTGTATTTCAATATTGCCAAAATTATCTGGCTTTGCGCCAGCTATAGAATACACAACTTCACTACAAAGTAAATCTTTTGAACCTGTACCTGAAATTTTATCTTTCCACACTCCGCAGATTTCTTCGGGGGTGTCATTAGCATTTAAAACTGCCCCTATAATTACTGTATTAGTTTGAGGTCGCACAGATATAGTGCAATTATTTCCGGGCACTAGCTTTATATCTCCAAATACCGGATCCTGTGGAGGTTGGTGTATCAGCTCATTAGCTTTTTGCATTATTAGAGGCTTTGAGTTTTTACAAGTTATACTATTTACCCTATGCCTAGAAAAGAAATTTATAGTTGTAGGCTCAAATTCCATATTTGGAGGATTAAAGATTGTTCCATCTAATACTCTAATTAATTTTGAGTAATTATTTAAGCACAGAAATCCATCAATAATAAAGCCGGGCGATTCAAAGTCCTCACTATCAAAATAAACTCTAATAAATTCTTCATTTGCTGGGTGAGTATCTGTAGAAACTGATAAGTCCCCGCCAGCTAAAGAGAAGTCTAAGTCGTCGATTGTTATCATTAATTGTAATTTAAGTATTAAAGAATAGGAGTCGGAGGATCCAATTTCTGTTAAAAATATCCTAGGTGTCCCAATTATAAGATTTTCAAGTTCTGGCGATAAACCGTATATATTGATGCCAAAATCTACTATCGTAGATTTTATAGCATCATTTTGATTCTCCGAAAAGTAATCCGAGTTAAATTCCTTTAATGGATAGCTTACTGTCTTAAAATATTCATACATTATGCACCTGCTAAATTTAGAGTTATTTTGTTATCTGATACTTGAATTCTAAAAGAAGGTCTTGCTTCTCTTATTTCAACAGTAGTACCGCTAGGATCGCTCAATGGAGTGGATAGAGCCAGCATTATCGATCCGTTCTTTTTCCTCTTTAGCGAACTTTTATACGGCCCAGTAATTTGTCCGGTACTTGGACTTTTTACATAATGCAAAACTTTTAATCTCTTCAAAAATCTTGAACTTAACTCAAATATGTCATCTGTCTGATCGTTTGCGCCTGTTATACAGTTATATCTAGTAAAATGAGGATCTCCTATCAAATCTATTCTTATAGTGCTCGTATGTTCGGTGGATGAGCTGCTCTCATGTGAAACAGCAGTAAGCTTTACTCCAACTTCTGCTACTAATTCAATATTTCCATGTTTTCCATTTATACTTTGAACTTGCGGACCTGGCAAGTATTGACATACATGTGGTAAAAATCTAGCTACTGATGGAACTAATTCGGTTTCACCATCAGGCAAGGCTTGAGCCAAAGCTGTACTATTTGGATCTATAACTATACATCCATTTGTAAATCCTTTTGAATCTGCGATTTTAATTGAGTCATCAGTCTTATTTAAGAATACTTTGGCTTCTCCGATCTCTTCGCCATTTGATGAAGATATAACTAATGATATTAATAGCTCTGTCTTTATAATCTTAGATATATATGGAGTCTCCGTTGCTTCATAAGAGTTGTTGCAATAAACTCTAGCATCCAGTATCCATGTTTGGGGCAGAAATAAACTATTCATAGATAAAGTTGAGGAATCGGTGAAAGGGTAATTCCTCATTGAATTAAGGTTTCTCCACCCTAAGTTATTTAATGAATTCATTCTGCAGCCTTCCTAATAGCCAAACTTCTTATCGCAGACTCGCCATTGGTACGAACGTATGACTGAACTTTAGAATCGAATCCTTGGTCATCTAGCGTTCCAGCCCCTAACAACATTCCATTTTTAGACAGTATCCAAGAATTTCCAGTTCCTCTCAATTCAAGGGAGTATTCTGGATTATTTGAATGCACATATCTAGAATGTGCTATACGAACATATTTTCCAGCCTCCTCAAATGAGTCTGGGGCAGATATAATTACATCCACGGCATACACTTCCTGCAGATCATAGACCGTAGCTATGCCAATATACACCTGATATGTAATCCCCTGATATGTAATTTCTTTGAAAGCTCTTAGATTATTCAGTAGGGATCCGAATAAAGTCATGCTTACTCCGGACACCCCATACATTTGCCACTCTCCAAGAGCCATGTCAATAACCAACTCATTCAGCGACTCCCCCAACACATTGACGCTGCCATTAGACTTGAATATGGCTTGTCCTGCATTCAATGGATTTTGATGGCTATAATTGAATATAGTAAAGACATGTGCCCCTGTGCTATGAACCTCAAATACCAATTTTATGGATGGATCGGGGACTATCTGACTTGTAGTCTCGTTGAATGCCTGCTTTAAAATATTTGTAAGACTTTGAGAGGAGGCACAACTTTCAGGTATGGATATTCTGCCCTTGCAGAAAGATTCCAATGGAATATCCGAGGATATCTTGAAATTCTCTCTTTCAGTCTGCTGGTTAGTTATGGTTGCATAAAGTGGACGATCCAATACCAGCACTATCTCAGAATTTAATCCTTCTGGTCTTATCCCATTTATAGTTTTTATGGGGCTGAAACTGCACGTTTCAGATTCAGGTCTGCCGCCACATGCACCTGAATATTGTCTCAAGGATTGTTTTATTTCGTTGGATGTTCCAGAGAACCGTATTATTATTTCATTCTTATCGGAATCCGGCTGTATTTCAATTCCGTTTTGCCCAGTCATTTCGACTCTGCCATCCAAAACTGTGTCATACCCCAATCTTCCAATAGTGGTCACACCTCCATAGGAGTATTTGGTTATGCAAAAATCTGAAATCATAGAACTGCTAGGCCCTTGAAATATCCAAACGCCTTCCTTAGAGGCCCCAGATCCAAAGGTTATCCATCCACCGACTCCTGGAATTTTTGGAGATATAGCAACGGTAACCCCATTCATATTTGTTTGTCTACGAGTTTCTACAGTGGCGACAACGTAGGATCCAAGCATGGAGTACTCCAAGGAGTAGTCGTCGGCATCCGGCGCATTATCGGAAAAGGGATGAGACTTAGATCCCATTATAGTCATAGATATTAGAGATCGGGTTATTGAAATGTTTGCTATAAATATGCAAGCCGCTGCACTTTCCGGAATAGTTATAGACATATCCGTAAGGAGACAATTTATGCTGGAGACTTTATCAGTAGAGTAATAGGGCTCGTAGGTAGCCCTTATATCTATAGGATACGATTTAAACTCGTTATCGTTTAGAAAATCTCTGGTTACTACTCTCATATGATTCCTTACAAATTAAAGGCTTTGCCTACCTGAAATGGAGCTACAGGTATTTCCGCCACATCATTTGAATCGTCTGATCTCACGCACTTTGTGTACAGCCTAGCACCAGCTTCAGGTACATAGGATATCAATACCTGGTGATTTCCACTTCCTAAGTTCTCTGGAAGGCCTCCTAAAGAAATTGTCTGAGTTCCTGCGTTTCCGGTACTTATATTAACAGTAGACGAGGAAAACTCTTGCCAGCCTGCATCTGTCAAGGATTTATAGGTGATCGTTACCTGGCCGGTACCATAGGTTACTTGAGGTAAGTTTAAATTAAATAAAATATTATTTTCTTCATTTACAGATTGAGCTATTGTGCTAGGCTGTATTGAATCGCATGGATTAACCGAACTTTTATTAGGCCGTATTGTTATGGACTTTTCCACTCCTCCCGCTGGAACTAGCAAATGTTCCGCTTCGTCCGGATTATTACATGGATCCTCATCTTGAGCCGTTCCAGTGTATTTAAATAGTATATTTAATTTTATGTTAAGTCCTGATCTGTAATTAAGCGATACTATCTTTCTAAACAGAGGATCAACTATAACAAAGCCACCAGTTATCATGGCATACCCGCTACATGGCGGAGTTATATAAGGACTTTGCCCTGGGGGTCCGCCAGGAACAGGCATTCCAGATTGAGTCAAATCGGCCTCGAATTTAAGTGATCCAGAGTTCGGTACGCTAAATGTGAAGCCCTGCGATACTGGATTCAGATTCTTGTAGTACAAATACGACGCATCCTCAAGCGGTACTGCGGCCACAGAATCATTTTCATCCATCTGATACGTAGCATTTGTTTCCGGATCTACCGCCGATATTGGATTGTAAAGGCTTAAACTTAACTCAAGTTTAAGTTTCTTGATTATCGTTGGCGTATTAGTATTATTTTCTACCATGGCCTGCACTTGAACTTTAAAGTTCTGCTGAGGCCACATTCTAAATCTGGAATTCAGCTTTCCTTGAGTTGGACAGGAGCGTAAACTATCTTCAAAATTAGTTTGAACATTATTATAAATGGATACAAGAGCGTTATATTGCTTTACGAGCTCGCTGTACTTTACCGCTACGCCTTTTATGTAGTCCGATGAATTCTCATAGTCGGTGCATCTGCAGCAAGGGGCGCAGTGAGAATCAAGTTTTATTTTGCCTCCTGACGTAGCAGAGTACCCCGTATCAACACTGACACAATCTTCCGAAGGGGCTTGCAACTTTATATCGCCCCTATCGTTTGGCGATACTCCATTTATAGATCTAAGGTAGCCAGGTACGTCTATAAGATCTTCGCAAGGCTGCAGCCCCTCTCCAGCCCCTATTGATACGGCAAAATTCACTGCTGTGAAATTTTCAGATTTATAATCTAATTGATAGTTGTATCCTGAAGAAAAAGTTAACAATCCTGTAGATATATTGCGATCTTGTAAATTTAGCGATACCTGTCCAGTGTAAGGTTCCAGGCAAAAGGGAGATAGCGGAAAGTTATCTGTTGGACTAAAATCAACAAGCGTCGGCACACTTAAAAACACTATTGTCAATGCCAGCCTTCCTTCGTCTATATTCAGTTGAAGGTGATTGTATTTTCCAATATTTACAATCTTTGCCGTGTAAGCTCCTGATGATTGAAAGTCTGATTTACTTATCAATAATCTATCGCCAGCGTATACGTTGCATGTAAGTATATAAAAGACCAAACCTTCTTCAGTAGAAGACGTATCTATTGAAGTGTTAAAGATACTAGATATCTCTATGTCGTTAAGATAAACCTGTTCTCCGGGGTATACGTTGTACTCTCCAGAAAGTTTTACACTTACTATAGCGGGATTTCCATTTGGATTTTTAACTATAAATGGAAGACCGCTAGATTCTGCTTCCTCTAAAAATCCAGCCTTATAGGCTGTAGGTAATTTAATAAGCTGGCCACCTTCTTCAGCATTTACAAGCTTTTTTACCACCCCGTCTTGCTCCAACGCTCCTAATAGCCAATCAGTTTGCGGAGTATTTTTGGCAAAGGAGTCAATAATGCCATTACTAAAGCCATATAAATAAGTTTTTCCATTTGCAGTAAGCAGTAGCGGGCTTCCGCTGTCACCATTCCAAACAAAACCTAAACCTGAATACCATGAAGGTGTATTTGGCGGGTTCCAGGGAACTGGAAATTCTCCAGAATGGTCTTGATATGGCCTATATAATATAGGCGAATATCCAGAGAAACCAGACGACGAATAGTAACTGCTACCTTGAGTAACAGTATATACTAAATATTTACCGTTTGAATCTTGTCTCCAAATTTTTACTTCAGGGGGAATAGTTCTAAAGTCAACTATATCGTAGCAATTAATTTGTTGTTGCTCTTCCTCAGTAAGTGGAATTAGCAGTCTATATAAATTAGCATCCTCATATCTAGATATGAATTGACCTTCCCTATTAACTATGTCACCATTTTTTTTTAAAAGTCGTATAGTTTGATTTGTATTATTTTCAGGTCCTACAAAGTGGTTACATCCAAGAAAGTGCTTCGGAGACACCATGCAGAATGGCGGCACCCCATTGTTCCAATTGTTGTGATCAAGGGGATTAAAAATAGGATTTTCGGCATACATTCCGTTAGTCGGATTCTGAATGTTTCCATTATCGGCAAGGATCCAGAAAGGTTCACCCTGTATGAAGCCGCTATCAGATCTGAACGCAAACCTATTGAGATTTGACCCTCTATTTCTAACATGCAGTCCGCTGAAATCAGGTACGTCAACTCCCCTTGACTGCAGGAAAGAGACCATTCCGGGGTTATACCCAATTACTGGAGCGTGCTGTCTAAATATGAATCCATCAGGAAGTGGCCCCCCGGGAGGAATTGGAATTGTCTGACCGCTGGAATTTACATAAGACGAATACTCTGTTGTAACGCAAGGGATTATGGGACCTGAGCCAAACCCCCAGCTAATGAGTCTCAGGTAGGTCTCATCAAACGTATAAATATCGTGTTTGGTACTATTATAATTATCTATGCGCATTTTAGTTTCCGTCTTGAGCGCAACTTGACGAATCTACATTTGATGCCAGGCAAGTAGCCTGCAGCGACTGAACACTACTGGTCAGTATAGCTATTTGATTAGCAAGAAAAGATAGTTGAGTAGATAGCGACTCGACATCGGTGACTACGACTTGCAGTTCGTTACAGCCACAGCAAGGTTTTGCGCATGAATCGGATATAGATATTCCGCCTATTTGACTGGCTATTGATATGCAGTCTCCGGCGGCTACCACTATGTTACCCAAAGAATCGCCTTCAACATTATTTATCGTGCGTATACACGGTCCTAGCTGTACGTCGTTGCACTCACACTGTGTCTGCAGCCCTCCTCCGTCTACTGCATTAAACTTCAAGGTGTTTTCATCTACCTGAATTGAGTGGTTTGAGCCGCTCTCAAAAGCAATTTGTCCGGAGAGCACCGGAGTAGTTGCCTCAGACTTTACTACCTTGATTCCACTTATTCTTTTGGCTCCAACTGATACTACGGATGATTCTAATCTCCCTGCCTCCAATTCGAATTTAAACGTGCCAAGATAGGATTTTATGGAATCTACTTTTCCAATAATAGCTGTACCAAAAAGTTGAGAAAAGTCTGCCAATCCGCTTACCACTCCTCTGAAATAAGTGGCTGAATATTCTTGAAATCCCGAGAAAAGAATAGGATCTGATACAGCGATAGAGGTAATGTCTTTATACCCTAACTGAATTATAAGTCCCTGCGGGTATATGGTTATGGCGCTAACGTAGACATTTGTTGGGTGAAAGTTAGCTAAAAACGGTATGGCGATTTTCATATCTACCATAAGGCTATCGGGAATGACAAACGAACTATCTATTGATTTTAATGTGGCAGACTGGCTGAGAGGATAGTTTCTCAGCAAATTAGAGTTCAGCCATTCAGTTCCTATAATTCCAGACATATAATAGCCTCCTAGCCAAAAAGTCTAGTGTACTAAAAGCTCAGTGTATATCAAATTAATCAAACAACAACAACTTTTTCAAGTCTATATTTGATTGACACTATGCCAATTTTATAAGGGTAAGGAGGGTCAGACTCTGCTTCTATATTTAAACTATATCTTGCCAATTTAAAGAATACCGTTCCTCCGGCAGTGACTGAAGCTGTAGCTGCTTCTTTTCTAAAGTTATCTCTATTAGATGCCATTCCAATAAATGGAGGCATGCCGGTATAGTGGGTATCGGGATCCGCGTATTCTCCATAAACCGGAACATTTGGACCACTTGATAAATTGTATACTTCATCGATCGGCGGCGCTTTCATTGAAATCCAAGTTAAGGCCAATGAAGGTAGTTGCTCGGCGTTCGGGGCGGGGTGCAAAGCTATAAAGTTAAAAATTAATTTTAATTTATAGGTGCCCTGTAAAAATTCCGGAATATCTACCTTACCGAGTATACATGAATCCTTACCTGGAGGCATTGCTGAATAAAAAAGAGGCAAACTTGCATCCTTTTCGACTAGTATGTCGTCTATAGCAAGAATATCAGGCTGACCTTCTAGTTTTCCATCGAGCCCTAATACGGAAACAGTGACCGCCCCCTGGCCATTTGGAAGACTTGAATTCAGAGATATATTTTCTCCTGCCACTAGTTTTTCCACCACTGGCCCACGCTTCATGGCAAACCCAGTTATGTCTTTTACAACTATGGCCCCTGTTTCTGAATTTGAAGGGTTAGTTATAGTGAGTCCTGCACTTAACTTTAGCGGTCCCGTTGTAGCCGGATTGCCGTTAGGATCAGTAATTGTTATAGGAGAATTCGTATCGGCCTCTAACGATGTCACTACCCTGATCCCGCCGCTTACCAGTTTTGTATACACCAGAGTAAGTTGGGTGGGCTTTATGATGCCCGAAGCGTCATCTAGAGTCCAATCAGTGTAGGTTATGTTGGTGTTTGGCAGTATATGTCTATCATTGGGGGAGTATCCTAACTTGCCCCAAGGGAGTTCGTTGAAGCTGTCAAACCACCAAATAGCGTTGCTGTTGGTGCTGACTACTTGGGAGGATACAGCTTGGCCATCCTTGAAAACTACGTAAGTTCCAACTACGCCTTCTGGAAAAAGCTGATTCAGGTTGCTGTCGGCTGCAAAGTTGTATCCATATCTTGCTCCTGCAGGTATCTGAACGTCAGGAAAGTAGGTAGAAGTTGCCGGCAACCATCCTGGAAGACTCTTGTCCACGTAGGTTGTATTTATGGAGTGTCCAATAGGTTCGTTTAGGATTACGGATACGTATGAGGAAATGGAGGCTGAGTTGTAGCTTATTTGGGTTCCTGTCAGCGAATCCATAGGCTTTAAGACCAGCTCCCTTCCCGATGGAGCTTTCATCACAGAGGAGTAATTGCCTATTAGGGGATTTGTGGATCCAAGCAATTCCACCAGATGCTTTGAGACCTTAACATCTATCAGCGATATCTTACCAGGGGTAAGGTCGATCTTGTGCACCGTTGCGGTTAAATAGGTGTCTATAATAGCTCCGTCAGGATTGCTTGAAGGGACGGACACCAATCGCACCTTTGCTCCAACTAAGAACGGCGCAGATGCAAAGTTCTCTGTTGTCGACCCCGACACTCTCTGCAGTATAAGCTCTGGCGTTGCGGGTCCGCTATGTAGATTGAATTTAAGAGCCTGTGTCTCAAGGGCAGACGATACTGGAGGTCTGACCAAAAGATGCTTTGAGTCAAAAAGATGGCATACTGGAACGTTGAGCACTCCAGGTTTTGGTATCAGGGATCCGGCATTTGCAAATCCGGAGGACAGATATAGCAGACCCCTGTCGTTCTGATTTACCAGCATATTTGCCGTCATGTCGTCGCCGGTGCAGTCTATGCCGGTATACTTAGTCGGATCAATCAGACCCTCAACGACTATTACACCTGAGTCCGCAGTATCCTTGTTAACGACGAGGCCGACCACTGCGCTTGCTTCGCTTAAGGATAGGTAACCATCTTTATATACCATCTCGGCATACGCTGGCGCAAATTTGTTTGAGATCTTGTCAAAGTACACCGCATGACCGGTTTTGACATCTGCGGTGAACGGAGCGTCTGCTACGAATAGTGCCTGGGCGTAATCTTGCGCATCCTGACGAGTCTTGAGGTGCTCAGTTCTTTGAGCAAGTTGAAATATGGCGCGATTGGCAACCTCTGCGGTTACTGGTTCGCCGTTTCTAATTGAGTCTAGGATGTTCTGCCACGATTGAATGATCATTTGCGTCAACCAGTTATGCTAGTGGAGAATGGGAAGGTTACGAACAGCTCGGAGCTAGCTGTCTTTATCAAAGGGGCATTTGTGAAATATGCCCTGGCTATGATTAGATCCTGGGTTTTATCTTGCTCAAAAGGCGCCAGAACCAATGCCGCTCCGTAGCAGGTAACGCCGCTTCCAAACGGCGCTCCGGATTCATTTACCCCTGTTGCAGCGGAATTAGACTGTCCAAAAAAGTTTACAGTTGCTGAATAGGGGCTAGAATTGTTTAATTGAACATTTGGATCTTTTATTGCAGGGACTCTAAGATAGTTTGACGAAGAGCCTAATCCAGAATAGTAAGCCTTAGGATCTGAGAATCCAAGCACAGAGCTTGCATCTGGATAGTTAGGAGGGCTGCCATTAATGTACTCCAGATACATAAACATTTTATGAGGCTTTTCTGAGATGGCCTCTGCCATTGCTTGGGGGAATTCTGATGTAAATACAGTTACTGTGGGCATTTTAATATCCGTAGGAGGTGTATTTTACTCTGCCTTGAGCTTTAATGGAGATTTTTGGGTTTAAGTCAGGGCTGACGCCAATCATAGCGCTAGGAGCCTTAATCGACAAACTTCCAAGGCATGTAAAAGAAAAATTAGCATTAACCGCATTAGCAGCTGGGACGTCTACATTTGTAAATATTAAAGTTCTAATATTCAAAGGTAGCACTTGTTGTAATACCTTTAGTGAAGAGCTTGCCAGCCCATCTATATCTGCCTTTATAAGAATCAAAGAACTGGCTTTTGCCAGTTTACTGCCATATCTAAATGTATTATTTGATTTATAATTTTGAGGAATGTTTTCCAAAATATTTGGAGACTTATCGTGTAGGATTTCCACCCCATACGTAAAGCATTCGCCTTTTTTAACTAATTTACCTACGACAATATCCTGTTTTATCTTTGACGGCTTTACCATATAGCAAGACTTATCAGTTATGATTTGGCAAACATTTGGATAATTAAACACTGCCTCCACTGTCTCATCTTGTTGGCTTATAGGAGAATTAGCACAATACCCAAGCATATTTATAAGGTCAAAATAATTCTGACCATAAGAAAATAGCCTCCATATATGTTTGAATGGCACTTTTCTATATACCTCGTCGGATAGCTGAACTCCTACAGCATAGCCAAGTCTGCTGGTCACAAATCCAGATTCCTTTACAACATTTTTAGCGTAAAATATTGTTGGAAAAGCATTTAAAGTTTGTTTAAAAGTCAGCAAGCCTTTAGATAATTTATAATCTATTCCTTCGATTAAAACCTTAGTAGGATTGGAAATGCTGTCATACATAAAGGGTATGGATAGTATTTCTTCAGGTATCGCATATTGAGCAGCATTGCTACTTGGCTCGCCATAAAAATAACTAAAACCATATTTACTGTTTGAATTTCCAAATATCTCCTTGGCTTGATTGTAATTACTAAATACGTATTTCTCCCATACAGTTGTCTTACCTGCGGGCATCTCGATATTTGATGTAGACAGCAACAGCTCATCTACAGCTTGCTCGGACTGAGCGTGTACGCTCAGCTGCCCAGAAACTATAGATTTAAGCAATTCAACAGATTTAAAAAATCTGGACCAGAAAGTTCCCAGCAGGGACAGTACATAACTGGTCTTCAGCAATTTCAAGAGTTGCACTCCACTACGGAGATATCGATAAGATTAGCTTCTATGAAGAAAGCACAGGTGTTTTCACTAACACCCTTAGAATAGTTTTTAGGAGGCCTCAGCGCATCAGAAGAAAAAATTACATCCTTCGATAAGTCTGGATTTATAATGACGCCGTACATATGTATTGGCAGATCTATGGAATATCCGGCCGGCAAATTCTGATAAGCTGTATGTATTAGGGCACTTGCTGGAATTGATTTTCCTATCCCAAAAGAATTAAACTTAGATACCAGTGCCGATTTTAGAATATTTACATTAGGACTTTCAGAGCCAGTAGGTTTAAGTAATCGCATTTGCATACTGCACATTACAGGAATAGGCGCCTTTACAAGCATGTCTGCGCTGAGACTACGCTCCTCGGCCGAATCGACGTAAGCTTGCACCTCCTTAAGATTAGGCATCTTTAAGTATTCTACGTATACATGGAACTGGTCTGGTGTACTCGATTCTTGATTGAGAAATATTGCAGGCGGCGCCGCATTACTTACCCATGAGCTCATCGCATTATTAGCCGGCAGTGCGCACTCATTTATATGAACATATGGAATCTTAAATCTAAATACTATATTTTGATATGAAGTAAACGCAGGAGTCTCCTTATCGGAAACCAAATGAATTGAATTTCCCTGCATGGTTCTTTTATCAGATATGAGTTCAAACGATCCAGCCTGTGTTAGATCAGAGCGAATAGATTCTATTGTGTATATGCCGGACGCTTTAGAAGGCGGCAACACGATTTCAAATATCGCCTCCTGGGTGTACTGATGGTCATAGGAAATCATCTGCATAGGCAGCCTTTCCGTTATCCTCGAAGGATAGCTTGCAGACTTAACATATAAATCTATTCTGTTACCTATGTGGACTTCGTCGACAACATCTCTATGCATCTCTGGATCAAGAAATCCCACCACTCCGACGTCCTTTATCTCAGCAAATTGAGACTTCAACTTGGCATTTATGTGTGCCCTGCCTGAAAGCGCCTTACCGACCACCCCTGTCTTAGCCTTATTGAGTAAAGATACATTGTCCTCTACATCAGCGCCTCCGATGAAATCGGAATCAGCTTTTCCAGATACTATAGAAGATATTGCTGGGACAATAGAAGAAATCACCGTTGATGCTCTGACATTTCCTATGGACCCAGGATTAGTTGCCGATACCGGTAAGGTAGCGGTAAACAGAGTACCCGAGGACTCTATAAGTCTTTGAGACGCAGCTCCTGTAAAATTAGTCGAAGTAACTAGCACATATGAAGAAGAGGTGCTAAAGGTCACACCGCCAACTGTAAACTTAGTATCGGGAGATATTACTACAGAGGAGCTTGTGGTTAAAAACAGCCTTAACAGTCCGGATGCTGTAGACCCATCGCCTCGCTCAACATTAAAATTAGACAATACTCTAGATACCTGCTCATTATTTACAACATTAGGATTTTTGCTAATTTCAAGCAAACTGCTAGAGATAGTAGCCAGATCAATCTGCTCTTGTACACGAGTTTCGAGGTGCGCATATAGTTTTACTACCAGATCTCTCAAGATGGTTCCTGGCGATAGATCTAAATTTGGGTATGTGGCCTTTACAAAGGAAAGTATTTGCTCTTCCTTTGCATAGATTTTTTCTGGAGGTTGTTCAGCTAGTGGAGTTTCCATATTAAATCGTAGATATATTCACTGGAGTCAGTATTGTGGAAGAGTCTTTAAATTCAAATAAAAGCTTCATTGTAGCCGAATCTAAAGATACGGTAAAAGATTGCAATGTTACTTTTGATAAAGTTTCATCAGGACTTGGATTGAGATTCGTAGAATCTATATAATTAAGTATCTCAGGCAAATCGGCATAGAATTCAAGGGACAAGGCAAGTTGTGTAGATATTTGACCAGTTGTAAGTTTACCTATGAATGATGTTCCGTATGTTGTGTCGGACGGTACAGTGCCCCGTTCGGTCAGCAGAAACTTTACAAACTTCTGCACTATTTTATAGGGCCCAGAAATAACTGTTCCCGACTGCTTCCAGCCAACGAATACATCCGCAGGGCCGGCAGAAGCTCCAGTCTCAAGTACGCATATATCCACATTCTTGCCTACATAGTTTTGCGATACCGTCATCTCTCCCCCTCTCTAGTAGCCAAGAATCCAGTAATAGCATCCTCAAGTTGAGATATGATTCCCGTCTTATCCTGGGCCATGGCTTCTCTTCTACCAACCTCGTTTAGCACTCTGTTTATCCTAGACGAGTACCTATAGGCCATATCTCTATGAATTGGAGCCACCGCATCGTTTTGCATCTGCAGTTTCATCAAATCAAAGAATTTAAAAGACTCAAGAACGGTAGTGGCAACATACTCTTGCTCCAACTCAGAACGATCAAACATATCGACCAACTCTTTGAAGTTATTATTTCCCTCTTCCGGCTCCCATAAATTTCTAAAAAAAGAGCCACCGCTCAAGCCAGAGGAGGAGTCCTTGCTGACCTTTTTGAGTGCCTTAAAAACAGTTTTGGTTACTTCTTTCACATGCTGCCTTTATTTAACTCTACGTACTCCTCCAGTTTTTTAGATAGCTCTGAAGTAAGTTGACTAACTCTTCCTGGGCTTATTCCAAGTTTTTTAGATATTTCATTATTAGAAAGTATTTTTTTACCATTATAGCCTAATTTATGTTCTAAGATTAACTGCTCTTGAGGAGTTAGCGAACTGTATAAAGTGTCAAGTACGTTCTTTTTAAAATTAGTATTTTCGGTTGCAGTAATTTCTTGAGAGGTGGCAGGGGTGCTTCCGGAGTAGGCAGTGTGTCCTTCGCTGTAAGTCTTCTTTTCCATTTCCTTTACTTTTTGAATCTGCTTTACTGACATTCCAGTTAAATCTGCTAATTCTGCATCTGAAGGCGGACGGCCTTTATTTTCGTAGAACTCAGCCTCATGCTTCTTAATGGAACTTAGCTGCTGATAGGCACGCTCTGGCATAGGAGAAGGATTAAGATCTCTAGAGTATCTGCTTAAAGGCTGTAACTGGGTGTATACCCAACTTTTTAAAGATGCTCCAGATTTAGGGTCATAAGTTTTTATAGCTTTTGCTGCCAATACTTTGGCCTTACTCTTTACAGCAGGACCGGCATTGAGACCAGAATAAGCGTAAATTGCCTTATCAATATCTGATGAAAGTTCATCAAGAATCTTTTGCATATTTTCAGTTTTTTTATTTTTAGCCCAATCAGAGTGCATTTCCTCTAAGGTTTGTTTTTTTACCGGAGCTTGAGGAATCGGAGAGGCGCTGGCAGCGGGGAAAGTAGTTGTTGCAATCTGCGGGGATTTAGGAAGTCCGTCAGTGCCTGTTGGGGCAAGTTTGGGGAATATGGGCTCTAGGGGCTCTGGGGGCTCCGGAGCCTTTAGGGGCTCTTCTGGAAGCTCTGGAGCTAAAGGAGGCTCTGCAGGCTTCTTAATAGCCTCCATTGAATCGTAGAAAGCGGGTTGCTCAAATCCATTAAACAGACTTAGAGTCTTTGAAGGTTTAGGTATGGTTGGAAATAAGTCCATATTGTTATTTTACCGTATTTTTACTACAAAAGAATTAGTCTAATAATTTTGACTTTAACACTGAGGTAGAGCCTTTAAATAATGCCAACTCAGAACCAGATAAATATTGTTCAAAAATATCTAAGTCTTGTTTTTCCATTACATGCCTTATTCTCACGCTAGTCATTACTCTATTGGAAGACGTAGACATAATGATGGATACCGATTCAACTACACCTCTTTTCTTCCAATCCTTAGCCAAACCTGATATATTTTCTCCTGCACTAGATCCTGTATTCCTCTCCAAAAGTATTACATTACCCGGACATATATCTAACCTATATCCAAACATTATATCTTGAGTTCTTGTGCTAAATAGCTTTGAAAAATAATAAGACTTAGTTAACTCATCTGCAAAATCAGCAATATCTTGAGCTGTAGTAGAACTTGAAGAGCTTGGAGCAGAATTAGGAGAAGGTTCATATGAAGGTACTATTCCTACCTTTGATTTAAACTGACCTTTATCCAATCTGCTTCTGTATACGCAACTCATATAATTCGGCAAAGGAAACACCATGAATGGCCCACCGTCTATGCCAGGTAATGTCGGTACAAATTGCCCTACAAATCTAGTATCTATTACCTTAGGGGAGCCGGACTTAGCAAGCTCATCTGATTGGGCGTTTCCATACAGTATGGCCCCTGTTGGCAAAATTCCAATATTTGGGGATCCTCCTGCAAAATCAAATTCATAATCCTTAAATGTTTTCAGTGCAAGGGCCGTAGAAGGATATGGAGACACCTTGCATGTCTTGACTCCCGGTATAAGCACACAGCCAAATGTAGATAATAAAGATGTCAGCTTTTCAAATCCGCTGGATCCTCCTTCTCCAGTAAGTATTACGGATCCCACCAGTTCATTTATATTTCTCAAAACATCTGGAACCTTCGTCAAGGCACTGGAAGCTTTGGATGTTAATTTCATACCGCCATAGCTAAATATTTTTTTAAGAGCATCCACTGCTAAAGAATTATTGGAGGGGGGCTGCCTGATAAAATTTGCAAGAGGCTGCTCCGCCTTAAAGATCATAGAAGGCTTTATAACGTCCTCCCACCAATCGCTTTCTCCGTATACGTTAAAATCAATAGGAGTGCCTCCTGCTCCCCCTGCCACTCTTGGAGCATTTGGAACATCGGGTATCGCTAATTGACTGAACTCTGTCTTGAACCAGTCGTATGGAGTATTTTTGTCAAAATCACCAGATGCGAACGAACTTATGTCAAGATCATAAAGCCAGTGAATAAGCACAATTGTTGTAGTTGTTCCAGTTGTATTAAAGTCAACTGTGCTCGACAACACATATCCATCAAAAATAATATCTTCAGAGTCTCCTTTTGGAAGAGCGTCTTTAACATTGTCGGGATGGGGCTTTCCAAACCCCTTAACTTTTATGGAAGCTTTTGTTTTAGACTTTATGTCATCCGGGGTTAAATTAATTGAATTAGCTGGATTATTTAAAGTTACCCCTGACGGTATCTGTACTCTGGCTATTGGTATCTGATTAAGTACGAACTCAACCACCATGTCTACAATTGGAATCGACTTATCTTTTACAGTTAAGTATGCCTCCAGTTGATATGCAGCTTGATTAGATGGTATTGAGTTCATGCTTCGTTAACTGCCAATATAAAGGCGGCAATACCGTCTTCTACTGAGGTAGAGAAAAATAAGGCTTCGGAATATTCTGACTTCCCGTACATCAGTTGCGTCAAAAAATCTTTATCTAACTTGATGTCTTTCCATATTTGAACTAAATCTCCGGAATAGGGAGTTATAAACTTAAACAACCCCTCTACGGGATCTCCGTTTCCTGCGGTACATTTAAGTGTTACATTGTAGCCGGAGGTGCCCAGTTCAAATGAAATAGGGTTGGCTGCTGACCAACTCTGATTAAATAATCCGTTTATATCTATTTTTAAACTTGGATATATTCCATAAACTCTAAGAGACCATTGAAGATTAAATTTATTCAAAGGTCCGGATATGTAATAGCTTATGTTGAGATTAGAAGTTTTAGTTGACTCCACCAATTTGTGAGGTTGATCAAAAATTGAATCTAATTGATTCAAAGCTTCTAACCCAGACCTCCAAGATATTACATCTTTAAATTTGCTATTCCTTATGCAGTAGTCAAGGTGCCTTATTCTATACGCCAGATACATAGGGTCAGTCGAAACAAGCCCAAGCAATTTAGCTGCTTTTTCATATACGGCAAGCTGCTGTAATGAGTACTCCCCTGAAGAAGTATGAGGAAATCCTGGAAAATAACCATCCATGGACAAGGCGCCGAGCATCTTTGAGAACGGGGCGTCTACAGGAATTGGGTTAGTAGAATCATATACTGTCATTATCTATTCCTACTTGGAATCACTGACATACTTATACTAAATTTTGCAAAACCAAATTCATTACCTGAAGCATTTATCTGCATCGTCATGCCGTCTATAAATCCAACTAAATTATTTATAGGAGGTATGGTCAATGTGATCGGAGTTGATATATTTTTAAAATTTGAAGCTCTATTATTTTCATAAAAGTCTATTATTTTTTTAGCTGCACTGTATTCGTTGGTATCACAAGAGTTAACTGCAATTCCCTCAATAACGCATTTGGATATTTCATTTCCCAGCGGATAAATATATATTGAGTCGCTGAGAGTGTGAAAAAATGCCAATTTAGCAGATTGACTCAACCCAACACTAGTTATAAGTATATCTACATTACTACCGCCCAGCTTAGATGGCATAAGATCTATCGATGCTAATTTCGCTGGAGTGGAATTTGGCACCTTGAACATCTTTCCAAAACTAGATCCAAATATGTCTGGCATTGTAGATATCCTTATTGAGTGGCATCTGCCATAGCTTGGCCGGCATCGGCGCCTCTTTGAGACGAAGCCACTAGTTTTACAAGCAGTTTCTTCACATCATCTAGAACACTGCTCATCATTACTATAGCTTTATTAACTTCATCTGCTTTTACTGGCCTAGCATCAACAAAAGAGTCGGAGCTTCTTGCAACAGGAGCTTCGCCTACAGGTGTCTTTTCGGTACCCTCAACTGGACGTGCAAGCAGTTCGGGCACAGCGGGGGAGGAGGCTACACTTGCGGCACTAGTAGGGGCAATCAGTTGGCGCGCTTCACGTTCGTACTCTAGCTCAACATTCACTCTTGCCTCCGCTTCGGTAACACCTCTGGACTTCATGTAGTCCTGTACTCTTTTTTCAACCTCTGCTCTCTTCTTCTGCTGCTCTTCAGTAGCCGCGGTAGCGGTAGCCGCGGTAACAGTTGAAGATGGTGGACTTGTCCTAGCTTTTATTTCTTCCATCAGTTTTTTCTTTTCATCCTCAGTAGTAGCCGCTCTAACAGCCTGGATACCCCGGATATCTGCGAGCGCCCTTTTAACTACTTCTGTTTCTCTTTTTTGCTTTTGGTTAGGGCTGGACAGTGCTTCCAATTTCTTAAGTTCGCCCTCAAGAGTTTGAGCTCTGGTATTCAAGGCCTCCTCGAGCTCTACAGATGACGTACCTGAGGCTGCCTCTACTATCTCCCCAAATGTAAAACCCGCCCCTTCCACAGCCGCAGCGGCGTCGTCATCCGACATGCCGGGACTTCCCGCTTTTAACTTATCTATTTTGGCTCTTCTTATGGCGCCCAAGGCAGAAGAAACGTTTTGTTGAAGATTGCCTTTGCTGCTTCTTAAAGTAGAGTTTATTGCATTCTGATTCTCAGTAACTGCCTGTGCCTGCAGTACCATGCTAGTTGCACCATATTTTTCTATGTCAAGTTCTTCTTTTAGTCTAACCGTTGCTGTGCGCTGAGGCCCCCGATCGGCAGCTAAGCCAAAACGATCCATACTATTTCCAAGAATAGATAGTATCTGACCCCTTTCTGTCCTTTCTATTACTCCGCTATTTACCAAAGATTCTAGTAACGCCGCTCTACTAGACTGATCCTTCATGTCGTTAAATCTTACAGCAAATTCATGGAAATTCATTTGAGCTACTTGTGATTCCTCCATGCCAAATGCTTTTGCAAGTTCAGCAGCAGCCCCTCCTGTCATCTTTTTTGTTAAACTCTCTGGATTTGTATTGACACTTTCAAACTCTCTCTTCAATGTGCCCAGTAGGTTTACATCCTCACTTCTAGCAAAGAAATCGCTCACACTAGTCATAGCACCTGTAACCGACATGCCCCTTTCTATGCCTTCAGGACTCACATATGCAGAAACCTTGGCACCTGTTTTACTAATCAATTCTGCCACAGTCTCAGGGGATATATTTTTACCTTGATCAACGTCGTCCAACAGCTGTTTAACATCAGGATCGTTTGCGCTTAAAACCCCATCACTTATTGCTGCCTTTAGCGACAGGAATGCCCTAGTAGAAGGGTTTATCTTGGCCTTGGCTGCTATATCCATTTGCTGAGCAAGAGATTGCTCAAGAGTCATTGGTCTTTGCATTCGCTGAGATAGCCCTACACGGGCAATAGCGGCTGAACCCAGCTCTATACCTACGCCTCCGCTTAGGCCCAGGCTCTCGGCGAGTTGTGAAGAAGTCTCCAAAACTGCCATGGATTCCCTAGGCCCCAAGCTTGCGAATTTACCTAAATGAATTGCTGCCTCGACCTGTTGCATCATAGAAGTTCCGGCTTTTCTTTGTGCCTGAGCCTCTAGGAATACCCTAGTTTGATCGTCCATTGGACCTGGCCCAGCCTGAGCTGCAAGATCCTGGAATATTCTTCCTGCCGAATCATCCAAAGCTCTTCCAAACTGTCCCTTAAATATTTTTTGCATCGACTGAGTTATCTCGGATATCTGCATACCAATTCGCTTACCTGCAGCAGCTACCTCGCTGAATCCTTCCAATTGAATTGATATGGACTCCTCTAGTTTCTTTACATCTTCAGGCGTGACGGCTCCGAATGTATCGACTCCACCAGAAGTAAGTACTCCTGACTTTGCCAGCTCGTTCATCATTTGGCCAGCACGTAGCATTCCCATCCCTCTTATTCCTGAGAAGGGAGAACTAGCAGACTCTATTCTGCTTACTATTCCAGATGTTATTCTGTCAGCAGCCATTATTGGACGCCCCATAGCATCCTGGCCTGATATAGTGGTTCCAAGTGACCCCATCATGGAAAGAGACTGTATTGCAGCCTGGCTAAAAGTACTTGAATCTTTACTCACCCCAGTTATATCCATAATGGCATCTAATAGAGCCTGCCCTGCGGGGCTATCCGACGATAAACCCAATGCTTGAATTAATTGGGGCGCCATCTTAGCCATCATGCCAGAAGTATTGACAAAATTTGTCGCTCCCTCGGCGTTTTTGATTACTTGCTGTACCGTAGCCTTAAGGTCTGGAGTCAGTAGTTTGTTCGCTTCAACTGCAGATTCTGGCGTTCCTTTCTGCGCCAACTCTATTAATTTCTTAAGTTCAGGATCGCTACTAACAGACGGCCCTCCAACAGCTGCCTCGTATAAAGAAAAGGTATCTTTAAATCTTGAACTGTTTCTCAGTTTCTCTATATTCGCCAGTTGCACTCCAAATCCGTACCCAGTTTCAGCTGCTCCTAAACTTGGATCAAAGGACATGAGTTGCTCTACGGGGGCAGGATTGCCAGTAAATGCCTGCATCTGTAACATATGCTCATTAAATTTATCTATTTCTTGCTGATTGGACATCAGGCTAGGCAGCGGCGGAGGCTTCAAAATAGATGCACCTAGTCGTTTTTGCAATTGAGAATATAAAAATGCCCCTGCATCCGCTCCTCCTCCTATGGGCATTGAGTTTTGCATTGCAGTAATCGCCCCAGGTATTGGCCCTAAGTACGGTGCTAGCTCTGGAGATTTAAGCATCGGGATCACCATCTGAGCTATTGCACCTGCCTCAGGTCCCGCTACAGCGCTAAAAACATCGGTCATCTGCCCAAACATATTGGGAGACTGATATGGCAAAGGTAAAGAATAAGTGCTATTTGGTTTAAATTGTGTTCCAAGCAAATAGGCATTTGCTTGCAACATATTACTAATTTGGCCCATCATGGCCAAATTTTGATTGCTATAGGCAGAAGCAGTATCTACAAATTGTCTTGGAAATTGTTCTGGAACTTGACCCATAATTATTCGTCTATTTTACCAAAAATCTGCTTCCACTCCTCATATAGCTCTTCGTTGGTCTGATTACTTGATTTTACGGAATAAGCCTTATCCGCAATAAAGTCAATCTTATCTACATACTGAGCCATGGCGTCGTTTAATCCGTCTATTGGATTTTGGTAAATACCAGCAGACAGAACCGCTCTTTTATTATTCAGTATTTCTTTATATACCGCTATTGACCTTTTATAGGCCTTATACTGAATAATTATTGATTCTCTAGCTACTCCTAGTCTGTCTTGAGTGGGGCTATGGCTCAGTAGAGAATTCTCATAGGCGTCAAGTATTAGGAGCGCCCATCTGCCCCAGTTTGAAAAAAATCTGGATCTCCTGCTTCTTTGGTTAGTTGCAGCACTTCAGCATCAAATCTTTGATACTTTTCGAACATTAAATTGTACATAGGTACGCTAAGATCAGAAAACTTATCTACAGCTGCCCATAGAACTTTTTGACCTGGAGTCGAACTCAGTACAGATTCTTTTTTTTGCATTACGCCATCTTTATCTCTTATAAGAAAAGAATCTTTTTTTGACTCATCTCCATACATCTTTTCTACACTTTGAAAACCTTTTATAGTCACACCGTCCTCTCCCTGAAATTGAATTTCTACGAGAGAGCTGGCCATAGCAAATCTCATATGAGCTCCAGCCAAAGCAATCATATTTGAGTATGGAACTCTGGTACTTTGAATGACTATTGCTTCGGATATGGCATCCAGCTCAGATGTTGACAGTGTCTTAAAGGTCATCTTGACGGCCCCGTTAAAAGCATTAAATGTCTTTTTATATGGGCAATTGGATACTATGGACTTTAGGAATGCTAATTTTTCTTCCTTCGAAACACTATATTCAGGCTCACTATTTGAGGGTTTACTTTCTTTTCTTTCCTCAACAATCTTGCTTATCTTATTCACAGCCTCCGTTAATTTTTCAACAGTCTTCTTAGCGTCAGATCTCATATCCGGAGGAAGATCTTCTTCAGGAATAGGTGCAATATTTTCTGGCAACTTATCAGTTTCTACAAAATCTCCTGCCTCATTTAGCTTATACTTCTTATCTGGTTCTAGTGGAAGATCCATAATTTATTCCTTTGTTCTGAGTCCGTTTTTAGAAATGACTACATAATTATCCTGGAAGCTGGCTGCCTCGGGATCTATTGATACAGGCTGATCATATCCATTTTTGTTGAATCTTAGTTTATCATCAACATATCTTTTATTAGAATTAAATTTTCCAAACTTTCTAACCAAAGCTTCTGCACCAGGCCAAAAATAAGTCTTGTCACTAGAAACGCCCTGAGAGGTAGTTCCAGCCTCCACAGATGTGTCCACGCCTTTAAATATCATAGGCTCTCCGACACTTTGTGCTTTATACTGCTGCTGCCAATCAGATTGAAATAGAACATACTTCACGGCGTCCGGTATTCCTCTAAGATCAGAGTCCGGATAGCAGAAAGTCAGATTCTTAAGAGTGCTGTCTGACTTACCAACTACAGATTTATCTATAAGATCGTAGATCTCTTTTTGTGCTTCAACTATTTCTAAAACTCCTTTTGAAAAATTGGATATAGATTCTTGAACAGATCTATCAAGCTTTAAATCGTCCTCTTCCAGATCTGCAATTTGCGGATTCGTGGCGGCAAACGACCGTGCCATAAGAGTCCTGGAGAAAATCGCTGATCCGTCAATATAGAAATTTATGTCGGAAGACTTTCCAGAAGCCATAAAGAACTCTGACTCCATAAAAAATCCCCCTCTTGTCTGAAGAGACAAGCCTGATTGATTTATAAGGAAGTTTGTTCCAGCTTCAGGACTGTCAAAATTTGTGCAAAACATAGACTGCTGCGCTGCAAATATGCACTGGCTTCCGTTGAAGTTAATCGAAGTATCTCCCGAATCCAAATAGATCCTGCATTCATCAGTTTTATTTCCAATATAGGCCTCCTTGGAAACAGTGCATACTGAGGAGCCTGGGGCCTTGAACCATATCCCTCCGTAGAAGTTAGAATTATTGTTTGGATTCGTAAACGTATCATTATCCTCAAATATAAGATTATTTTTGATCGCTTTGGACTCTATCAGCACTCCGCCTTTACCATCATTACCTGCCAGAACTGACACATTGCGGTCAGCTTGCAATCTTAAGTCGCCTAGATTGGCACTTAGCTCAACATCGTTTCCAGCAATTGTGGACACTGAATCGCCCGCTATAGATACAAGATTCTTACCTGGACGTAAGGTAATGTCGCCGGGGCACGAGATATCTATGCTTCCAGCCCTCATACTTATTGTGGACCCATAGCCATCCTGAAGATGTATGGAGCCATCTTCATGCATCATTATCATAGATCTGGAGGCAAAATACTTTACTTGCTCCCTGGAATTTATTTTTAAAGTTCCTATCTGTGGAAGTTTGGCAAAATATCTAGACTTGCTAACGCCATTTGCTGCGTTTATGTATCCGCTGGAATCGATGCTTGATCTAAATCCAGCTAAATCAACTTCATCAATTTCTTTCAGCGTCCAATCGTCTTTTCTTTCCCTAAAGTGAACGAGGCTCCTGTGGGTTTTAAATGCAGCACTATCTGAACTTGCCGCCGAATATAATAGTGAGGCGTGCTCCTCTTCATTTGTAGCTCCCTCTATAGTATAGTCGGCTAGATTTGGGGCATTGCTTTCCCTGTCTTCTGATATAGATTGTACTTTTGATCCTCGGCTATCGTCCGCCCTGTATTTTTCCTTAGGTGTGGGGATAAAGCAATCCTTGATAAGCGATATGGATTTTGCCGACACCACGCTATAGGCGCCAGAACTATCCACATGCTCCCTGAACAACCCGGCCTCATCTTGTTCAGTATCCTCCGAATCTCTTACTTTCTTGACTATCGGAGCAGTGACAAAGTTGAGTTTTAGATTGGCCAAATATCCTGAAAATTCTGAATATCTAAACCACCCCAACTGTGTCTCCAGTTCGGGTTTATATTTACCTGTTAGTTCTGCCCTATCTTGAGATTTAGATCTTATTTGGGCTTCAACCTTAGGTATTGGAGAGTACTCTCCAGAAGCTCCAAGAGACTCTACTACGTAGGGATTTAATCTTTTTATTTCTGTATAGTCGCCTGCATCGCAATATGCCAACGTTTCGGATCCCGCTGTGTTTTGTTCAAAATTATAGGAATTAATTCTGAGCAATGCATCGATGTAATGAAGCTCTACGGAACAATCCATGCCAGATATCAATGAAGCTTGAAGCGCTCCAACAAATAAACCACAACCTAGATTATTGAGTATTGTGGTATCGCCTGGATAAGCATCAATAGGGCGGCTATCATTAAAATTATTAAAATAGCAGTTTATTAATCCAGATGAAGATATATTATCTTTAAACGATCCAACTGGAGATGAGGCTATTAGTTCCGGGCTGCCCTTTGCAACTGTTGTACCAAAGTGTGAAGCCGGAGACCCAAGTATAAGAGCTTGATTTACGCCCAATGCAGGAGTCAGTATTGCCAGTACTCTAGTACCCACACCGTATAGACTGCTGCTAATGGTGGAGAATGCCCCATCAGAAGTCTTTCCAAATGGTTGAATAGAGGTTGCAATCATATCTGGCAACCCTCCAACTCTGATTCTATAACATTGAAGCTGCTGATTTACCTCTAAAATAGTTGCAAGAAATACCTGGCTGGAGAAGTTTTTTCTTTGAGACAGCTCCCCATCCCTAACATAGTTGTCATATTTTTTTGAGAATACTGCAGCCCCTGCATTTGCTGCAATTTTGGTAGAGTTAGTAGGTAGACTCATAAAATAAACTAGGCTCCGTTTCCAGAGCCTAGTATATCGTCTATAACTAGTTAGACAAATTCAAACTGTTAGAGTTATTGTACTTTATGCTTAGCCGGTCTATTCGGTAGCTTGTCCAGCGCCTGAGAGCAAAGATGAGAACATAATCTGAATATTCTCATTAATTAACGCAGTATCTATGCTAAGCGAAATGCCAATTTGAGTTACAATTGGATTTATCAAAGTTAATTTGGATCCTTCTATTTCGGTCGACTCAGTGCATCCAGCTAAACCACCAAACACAATAGTCTCTCCTGCCTTACAAACATTTCCATATTTGTTATAGAACTCGACCATCAAGCCTGAAGGTCCAACCATTTTACCAATGGATGCAGTTCCAGAAGTACGACCTGATACATAATATACGTCCTCTGGACTAGCTAGATCATATATAAAGCTAACTTGCTGTTGATACGCGATTTGAACATTTTGCACCAAAAGACCTTTAGCTGAATCCATACCGGTAAAGGTCATTGTAGCTTTATCAATGCTAAAGCCTTTCCCCGATTGTGCTTTTTTAGCTGTTTTTCCAAAAATGTCCGAATTTGCCATTTATTATCCTTTTTTTAAATTACAAGAGTTATATCGATAAGGTTCATCGGCAGCGGTACGGCAACAGATACACGAACTATTAGGGTATCTTTTGCAGTTGCTGGAACAGTTATACCGCCAATTGTGAAGCTGTTTAGCTGAGGCCCTACAGTCAGTGCGCCTGCAGTAGCGGATAACTGTAATAGGGTTTTCTCAATTATAGCTGCCACCAGTGCCGTAGTATCTTTAGTGATGGTAACTCTGCCCACTAGACTCCTGAGAGAATCGGAAAGCGTAAAGGAGATAGAGTCAATATTAGAGGTCACTGACTGCTCCTTGCGGAAGATGTCAAGCGTAGAAGTCGACAATTGACGCTCTGCGTATATTCTCCCCTCCTCGTTATTGCGGACAACCCAGGCTCCGCCATCACGAAGAATGTTGAGTTCTGCCTCATCAAATACAGGTGTGGAAATATTAACCCCATCAAATCCGAGTAATTCAACATTAGATAATGGCTGCTGAGGGCGGGAGCCGGAACGAAGACCTGCAAAGGCGCAAGCAATATTCCAATTCTTTACAGAAAGGCCGCCAACTCTAAGACCGTTAACTCCACGATCTGGAACAACTGCAAATACGCGCTCAGAGCTGAAACCCCCAGCGACTTGAATGTATTTAGTTGCCAAAGCAGCTGCACTTAGATCTCGGAAAATTTCAATCTTTTGATTAGTCCAACTCAATGTCTCGCTACCTACATCAATAACTAAGCTGTTGTTATCCAGCACTGCAAATACTTTGTATTCTTTAAATGTCTCCTGTCCCTGAGAAGTTAAACCGGTTATAATTCTGACCCAGTCGCCAGCCTGAACATTTTCTGTAAACTTAGTGGACTGAGCGGTATCAATTTGCCATTTTCCGCTAGAGTATGAAGAAGAGCCAGAAGTCACCAAGATATCGTTGTTTGAAGAATCCTTGTCAAGAATCTTGTTATGCTGGTCGATTTCAGGGGCAATCCATACAATGCGGAATCTTCCAACTTCAGGGGCGGACTCGTCCTTTGCATGAGCTACAAAGGCATCCCATACGTTACTGTCGGACGACAGGGGAACAAGGCTGTAGCAGTTTCTGTTGCCCTTCGCCAAAGATAGCGCATCAGCGAATCCTCTACTGCCACCTAAAGAGGGAGAGACAGTTGGGATAAAGTGAACAGTGGCTCCGTTAGCATTTGAGAAAGCTTTGAATACACCGTAGGCCAGAAAGTTATCTGGATCAATGGTCCCCAGCTGAGTGGTAATGTCGGATAGGGTATTTACCGATCCAACCTCTCTTGGAATAGCCTGGAAAGCACGATACTGAATATAAAACTTTCCTGCCGTGATGTTTATTTCCGTACCTCCTGCATTTACGGAGGAGTCACGCATAGTCATTATATTTTCCAACTTAATCTTGGCATCTGCCGCAGAAGTTGGATCAGTAATGGTCCAGTTGACGACTCCAGATTCTGCAGGAATTTCCACTGTCTTCTTTTTGGACAAACGCACTCTATTCGCCGTATTCTCCGCAATTGTTGCTGGGGCCGCATCTGCAAAGACTAGAGTCTTTATGTTTCCAGAAGATGCGGGATTCAGCGTTATGCTAAAGGTGTCGCCCTTTACAAAGCCATTAGCGTAAACACTAATCGCTGCTGTGCCGCTGCTTGTCAACGTAAGGCCGTAGTTTCCAATACTTACTGATTGGCTAGCTGCTCCAGTAAGTGTGAAATTGCCGGGACTATCAGCTCCGTTATTGGTAAATACCTTGAAGGTAACTCCTGGATTATTGGCGGTGGAGTTCTTTAAGCTGCCCCCCTTAGTGCAAGTGATGATATAGGTAGTCGATGGCGCTGTAGCAGAGATAGATCCCCCAACGATAAAGCTAGAGCCAGCTGTAGCTATTGTTTGTCGTGTGTGAAGAGGAGTAATTGTAAACGTAGTTTGAGAGCCCACTGGGGGAAGGCTACTAAAACCTAATTGGATAGTCGCTCCACTCGGAAACGAAACTGCGGCGCCTCCCGATCCAGGCTTATCTAATGCAACTAAGTTGTCAAGCCCTGTATCGGAAACAACGGTGTAGCTTACGCCGGTGCTGCTATGTCCGGTGATAGTTACTGTATATTGAGTTGAGAGCTTTCCAACGATTCTTGGATCGGCTGCGTACTGAGCACTAGTGGGATTAGCTGTGCCTCCAAGATAATTGGTTGTACTTATCGTTACGGTCGCCCCTCCAATTGAAATAGTAGCGGGGCTAACAACAGTAGTTGCTGCAGAGTTTGTTGGAGCAGAATTGACTCCAATTGTTCCAATCGAAGAGCTTGATCCAGCAGCAGCTGTGAATCCAGATACAGTAGAGGTATGCTGAAGCCCGGCAGATGTATAGAACTGAATAATATCTCCTACAGCAACATCTTGAACAAGTGCACTATATCTGCCTGCGCCCTTCCACGAAGCGTTTTCCAATGCTATTGAATTTGCGTTTGCCGTCACCGAAAAACCCGCCGCCGCATCGCTTGCAATATGTGCATAAGTTAAAAGTGCATCTTCAGCAAATACCTTAGTATAGCTGAGATCCAGGAACGAGGTAGACTGCAGATTGGGAATAGAGTAACTCGCATCCGCTGACATCAACGCTTTTAAATCTCCGTTGCCTGTACTTGGATCTGAGTTGAAGGCAGCAATAAAGCCTTTATTCTTTTCTGAAGACTCCTTGAATCTTACCAATTGGCAAGAGGGTCCTACAATACACGCACGAAGCTGTTGTGCTACGACGTCAGGGGTGGCTTCAAATTCTCTTCTAACAATTACGGCTGGTTTTGGGCTGGCCATAGTTCGGTCATGCTCCTAATTAGGTATTGGTATTTGTGTTGGTTATTATAGCATTTAGTGCTATATTTCTCAGCAAACGAGAGGTTTCCGGGTGAAGTTCCCAGGAATATACGATTTCATAGTTTAATGTAATAGGAATTACCACATTTTCCGCCTGCTCTTCAAGTTCGGTCGGCTCCCCTATGTTTGGGACCTCCCATTTTGAAAAATCTATCCATTCTCTCAGGATTGGGCCAAAGTGGCTCAAATAGCCATGAACTTCTCTTGCAATAAGCTCAGCCTGAGATATACTTTTTGCTATAATTTGAATGGCGTGAGATCCGGTTATTTTTTTGTAATACGTCTCTCCATTCATTCCATTATCGCCAATTACAAGCTTAGACTCTTGCCATGTTCCAGCTTTTACAATTATAGCTGGACGTATGCCGGTCTTTTGCACATCAAAGAAAAATGAATCTTCAATTATTAGCTGAAATGGAGCTTTAAGCGCATTGGGGGTTTGATCTGCCGCCCAAAAGAAATCTTTAATTAAGGGATGCGTTAAATTGTTTGAATTTAAAAATAATTGACGCAGGCAGTCTAGTATGATTCCAGTTACTGCTAATCTATTCGGAAATTGACAATACAGAGGCTCTTCTGAGCTTAGCTCTAAGGGCTTATCAATCTCTGTAGTGTTTAGCTCCATAGTAGTTAAAGTATATCTTGATAGAAAGAAATAATCAAGCTATTTTACATGTAACAAAATACTCGTATCTGTCTAAACCATCGTACTCAGCAATATCAAACTTAATTATACCTAAATCAGTTAATAAATTTCTTAACTCTACCTCTGCGAAGTTAACAAATTTATCTTGCATAAATGATGATAATTCAGATTTTACTTTTTGCTTGAATACTGTAAATATTAAAATAGAATTACAGACTTTTTTTGAAGCCTGTAATAGAGTCTTTAAGATAACTTTATTCTTAAGCTCGTCTCCACCAATATTGTAAGTAATTGTTCCAAAAAGACACACCAAGTCGTATTTTTTGTTTTGAGGAATCTTTTCATAAGTACAACAATTACACAGCTTCAAAGCTTCAGGTCGAATATCGACGGCTTCATATAAGACGTTTGGCTTATTTTCCTTCAACCACTCATGTAAGTAACAAGGACCAGATCCTACATCTAACACGGAATGAAAGGAATGCCCTCTTAGTATTTCAAATCTTTTTTTAGCTAGATCTTTGCCATAGCCGTTACTGCCAGGCTCCTTATAAATTTCATAAAGACCTTTGATATTGTGGTTATTCAAGATTGTCCTACTTTTCGGTGGATTACAACAAAATACTCTTCTCTGTCATAGTTGTCGTTTTCTATGATTTCATATTTTGTTACTTTCAGATCTGTCAATAGATTTATCACATCTTGATAAGAGTAATTGATTATTAATAAAATAATTACCTTTTAGCTCCATGGTCCGACCGATTGAACCGTATTAGTTCCAATTGGAGAGAATTTTATGAAAGTTCCTATGCCGATTTGATTTGTTCCACCGGGTGCTATATTAAATCTAATTTGTGGAGTTACTGTTGAGTTGTAATCACTGGGTGTTGTAACTACACCACGGAACAAAACGGTTATTAAGGCATTGGTGGAAGTAGCATTTACAGCACCACCCGCAGCGGTTGTAAAATGTACAGTATCTTGAGTGCGGGTAGTATTACCCGCTGTTCCACCGTGAGTAAGTGCAAACCAATACCACGTTCCCGCCGTTCCACCAAAACCTACCTCACTAAATATTACTTGGGTAGTGTGCGACACAGTACCACTAGCAATTCGATAAAGTCCTTCAAAGGTATATGTTGTACTTGGTGCGAGTGTGATTATAGCATTAGTACTATCAAATACATTCTGAAAAGCGTTACTGCTGTTAATGCTTCTTGTTGTAGTAATTACGGCAAAATGTTCTGTTGGTATTAAAGCTCGTTTGTTATTAACATTCGACGCATACAAGCGATTTTCATTAAACTCTATTGCAGCTTGACCTGCATTCATGTTGTTTACTGCTTGGTTTATTAATAAATCACCTGAATTAAAATATAATGGGCCTGCATCCTCGGTACCTGGTTGCAAAGTAAGATTAAGTGCCTCTATTCCAGCATTAGCTGTTACGAGTCCGTCAAATGTTTTGTTACCGGTAATGCTTTGTTCGGTTGCTATAGTAACTAAGTTATCTGTTAAATCGGTTATTGCTAGAGCAAGATTTGCTGACGTATCTGAAATGCCATAACCGGAAAGAGTAGTTGGAGCAGTACCTCCCGTTACACGACCATAGGTATCTACAGTCACTGATCTATAAGTTCCTGTGGTGGCAATTCCGCTGGTAAGATTTATTGAATCCGCGCCTATGGTGAGACTTCCGCTACCGAAAGAGCCGACTTCTATAGTATTTCCAGTCTTTACAAGGCCTGCTCCAGCCGTAATTTGCCCTACTCCAGAAAACTGCACAAAGGTCAAGGCAGTGCCGGATGTTCCACCGATTACAATAGGAGCGGCTGTAGTAAGAACAAATGCAGCCTGAGCGTTGTTATAACCGTACTCAGTTGCTAACCCTTCTTCAATATAAACATAGGCCCCCGGAGTTACCTTGCTATCAGAATCAAAATCACTTGCACGGTACCAAATACCGTTTGATCCGGTTCCTAGAGTGCTGACTACCCAAATACCATTCTGAGCACCGGCAGTCTGATTCTTCAAAAGAACTCTATCATTAGCAGCAAGAGCCACTCCATCCAAGCTATTGGGGGCTCCCGTTATCTCACCTCTACCAGAGGATCCACCAGTAGCTGAATATGTAACAGCTAGATTCGCTGTGCTAGCGGCACGACAACTAGCTTTAACATCGAGACCAGATGCAACGCTATCTACATATTGTTTTGTTGCCGCATGCATTTCAGAGCTAGGATTGGCACTCAAAGTCAATAAACCGGTCATGCTATCGCCGGCTTTATTTACTGGAATAAGGCTAAAAGATAAATTGCCACTGCCATCAGTGGTTAAGGCTTGCCCACTGCTTCCGCCTGTAAGTTTAAAGGTACTTGTAGTGAAGGTCTTTGTTCCAGTAATAACACTGGAGTTTTGCGTGGTATCTGTGGTGATGAATGCACCAGAGCCACCGATCTTGATTACGGAGTTTGAAGCACTAGCATCGCCGCCTTCACCGTAATAAAGAATATCATTGCTTTCATTAAATGCCAGCTCGCCATTTACTGCCTGAGCTGTGGTCGGTGCAGTTGCGTCTGATGAGCGACGTTTAATACGAATAGTGTTGGCCATATTGCGTTCCTAAAATCTATATTCTTTATGTCAACAAGTCTAATAATATTTGCAAACTATGCCAACTTATACCGCACTAATATTGAAAATACATTTGAGGCTATGTCTAGTGCAATTAAATCAACAGTTAGAGTATCGTTTGCTCCGGTAATTATCTTGTTTAATTAAAAAATTAAGATTATTTATATTCCATGTGGTTTAAGTGAGGATACAAAAGAGCCGCTTACCACATTATTCTTATCCTTGGTCGTAGATAATAGCAGTGAGACTGCATCAACAAGAGGAAGCTCCCGCATCTCCATCTTTGCGGCAATTGGCTGATACGAGAGTCTTGCAACTATCGTGCAGTTTGCGATCTGATATACCTTTCCAGTATCCGCCTCCATCCATAGATCGCTGGCATCAGCTACCGGATTTGCAAAACATCGAACGCTGAGTTGCCTTATGTCAACATTTCCTACATTGGTTATTTGAGAATTTCTTGTTTCTTGGCTTTCTATCAGTATGGGAAATGGCATTCCTGGAAAAAATCCATCTATAAACCCAGTGCCTACGCACTTTATACAGGTATTAGTAACCAGCGTCCCTGTATTTTTATCGTGGCAAGTGCATCTTGGACCATAGTATCGCTTTTTAAATAAGTATCCATGAACTCCCCCTCTGTCCTTTCTGAATAATATGGCTTCTTTTCTTAGTAATTCTCGCAATAATCCAATATGAGATCTGTCGACATTTCCACCTAGTCCTTTTATTGGAGAGTAATATTTTCCAGCAGAAGTGGTGAGACGCACTCTATAGAATGCGGTATTGGTCATTCCGGCAGTTCTAAACACTGAATCTGAGAGTTGAACAACGTTATTGCCTTCTGCTATTGTCAAATATTCGTTTGCCTCAAATCCTGCTTCATTGGCACAAAACTCCAAAGCAAACACATGGGGAAAAGGATCATCGAATCGACTATCTAATACCCAGGATACATTAGTATTACCTAGTCCATCATAAAATATAAGTATGTCCTTAAACGGTTCTCCCACAATCACACCCTATTGTACGGACCAGGTAACCATATAAATCCGCCCATGAAATTGGCCTCAAACTTACGCTCTTGGCAAAACATTTTAAATTTTTGAGACTCCTGCTCTGCAAGCTGTATGTAACTCGGACCTTTATTTTTATCATCTACGGTTAATCCGCCAGAACTATATGGCAACTGATTTCTCATGTAATTGTAACCGGCTATTTTTAGTAATTCACCTATAGTAGCATTTATATGCACTTGTCGCCAAGGAAAATTATGTATGTCATATTGTCCTACATCAGGCAACATAGAATTCCAAGTCTCTACCGGTTTGGTTATACAGTGTGCGATCTCATTATCGGAAAATTCCACATCGTTCAATAGACTGTTAAGTTCTGGAAAATCTCTCAAGGCAAATCTGACTTCCGCGACTGTGACTGGACGATTTGTAGAAGTTACTGTAGGAGTGATCTCGAGGTATCTTGGACATTGATATATGAGCTTTCCATCCAGATTGTAAATCTGTATTGAGGCAAGATGAAGCCCCGGCTTGCTCATTATGTTCGAAGGTATGTAGACCTCTATAAGCCCGTAGTCCGATTTTGTGACAGTGCAGTCTATTTCTGTGTACGATTCGCTAAACAGGGAATCCCTGACTACGTACTTTAACTTCATATCCACTATATTCAATGGATTATTATCTGGCGTGAATACTTGAGTCGCAAAAAAGGCGGCTCCAGATTCTGGGACCATATCCACGGGCAGGTAGTTTGACTTGGACCTATACGGACTTGCTGGAATCTTATGCCTGTTAGCTCCAACGACTACAGCTACAGGTCCAAGGATTATATTATTTTGTATGCTTGGATACGGCATAATATTAGTTCAAAATTGGTGAGGGCAGTACTGCAAACTTGCACGAACAGAGCTGTACGTCTCCTGAGTTTATGTATCCATCCCACCACACTTCCTCTAGAATCAAAGATGCATTGAATCTTACTTTTAAAGAAATAGGAGTAGGTATAAGTCTTATGAAGTCTCCCGCCTCCTCACCAATTACTGCAAGCTCTGCAAAGCCATAAAGTTCACCTCGAAACTTTGCCTGATTATCAGACGTCTTAGTCTGTTCCCAAGTGTCTAGCGTCGAAGACAGCACTAGTACAGATATGGACTTATCTCCTACTGTAAATCTATTGGAGTTTTGGGATCTATCTACTGTCTCTATAATAGCATTTGGATTTGGATTACCTATACTTCCAATTGTCCTTGCATCATAAAGTTTAAAAACAATATTTGAAATATCGGCTGGAATTATATTATGAAAAAAGCGTTCTGTAGAAAAGGACATGTAAAAATCCTCTCCTACAGGAATTGCTGTAAATACAGTGTTACTTGCGTTTCCTGCAGTCATCGGTACGCCTAATTATACCATGCTGCAAGATTTTACTTTATTAATGCAGCGGGTTTACTAGTGCTTCTATAATCCACGAACTGGCAGCGCTAAAAGAAATACATCTATAAGGAACGCTACCTTGACTAAAGTCAGAAATATGCTCAAAAGCATAATCATTATGTAATGTAGCTAGTCCGGTAAGTCCCATATGGAGTCTCCCGTTTGCCGCTAAAGATGCAGAGTTACAAACAATCATCTTGCTGGGATCTACCATATCTGCAGATAGTGGCGCAGTGCCTACAGGAATCAGTCCTGGTCTGTTTGCTGCAGTATAGGTAAGGTTAGTTGCATTAGATAGAGTGCCAGTCCACGCACCAGAAGGATCTGTAACGTTCAAAGTCAATCTGTGGTAAGACAGTCCTTTTGAAGCGACGGCTTCGCCGGGGGTGGGACCTTCAAAAAATATTAGGTCTCTTCCTTTCCAAGCACTGTAGTCGCCTCCAGCATACCCATTCACATTAATAGTAGTGTTAATAGGTACGGTAAATTCAATTAAAAGAGACCTTGATCCACTTTTATGCCTAACCGAAGTAATTAAAGGCGCATTTCTTGTTCCGTCGGTACCTATATTGGATCCAACTGTGCCAGTGAACGGATTGGTAAATGTAAACGTATCCCCAGGTCGTACCCAGTAATCGTTTTCAGCCGCACTTCTAGTAGATCCAACTGAGTTTATATCCAACTGGGCACAATAAACTATATGCGATCCGTTTGCAGGAGTAGAGTTATTTGCATATACATTATTACCTCTTAAAAAGAGATAACTATCTGCATCCGACAAACAAACGTTAGGAGCAGCTACACAGCTGCCGGTGGTCGTGGCCAGAGCATGTCCTCTAACATTGATTTTACTTGCCGCTGTAGCCCATCCTGGCGTCTCTAGAAATAGAGTTACATTTAGGCCATGTCCAAAGCCAGGAAGAGCAAAGGTACCAAGGCTGCCTGGTGCCAATGGAGTGACAAAAGTGTTGCTTTGCTCAGTTTTGGTAGTAAGTGCTATTCTTCTGGCTACAGGCGCTTGGTAGAAGTTCACAGCCGCGCTCCTTGTTTTCAGCTTAATTAGCTGACAGCGTTAAGAAACGTAAGGAGCTCCTCATCAGATACATCGTTTGTTATATCTGCCGCTGCCGCCTTATTCATTGAATCAACAGGGACGCCGGCAGACTCTAGGCCAGAATCTAAGGCATGATTAATGCTGGCTAAGGACAACTTAATCTGGCCTTCGCTAGCATGCTTGACATTCAGGTTGGAGACAATGGTGTCAATCAAGGCATCAACAGATACACCAGAAGAGACAAGTGCAGCAAACTTACCGTTGATTTGTAAGGCGTGAGCTAAGTCTGACTCAGATTCAAACTCAAGGCCACTGTCGAAACAAGTCTTTACAAATTCTGGAATGTAGTTGGTGGCAATAAGTGCCTGAAGAGCTGCGATCTTTTTTGCTTCAGAGTTATCAGTGTCTGACATAGGGGATTCCTTTTTGGAGTGTTTTGCCTTAGCCTCTGCTAAAGCCTTTTCGTAGTCTTTCTTGAAGCCCTCTGGATCGTGCTTATCTGCACCAATGGAGACCAGGTGCTTGTACATCTGCTCGATGAATTCTGGAGAAGAAGGATCTGTTGGGCCGTCTGAAACCATAGTTGTATCTTATTAAATTCCTACTGGGGGATTTCTCCCCCAGTAGGCGCATCCTATCTTTAAATTATGTAAAGTCAACTCTGCTGCATGCTGCAACGTTGGCAATGCCGCCGCCGAGCATTTCATATGCGTACCAGCTGAGCATTGGGCCTTCACGCTTGACGAACATTGTGGTGTCCTCAAGGAAATAAAGGCGGCCAAGGAACTCTGGTGCGGCAAAAAGGAACATGCTGTTGTCCTTGATGAGATCGTCCTTGATGGTGGTGATCCAGTTAAGGGCACACCACTTGTTGGCTTCGCTGGCCCAACCGTTAACAAGGATACCTTGCGCCATATCGCCGCCGACCTCTTCACGAGTCCACTTCTCGAACTCAAGAGCAGTCTTCTGGTTGACAAGGGCAGTCTGAGGACGAAGGCGAGCATTTGCAGCCATCATTAGCTTCTTGGCTTCAACGACGTTCTCACGAGTGAGACCGCCAGAGAGATTCCTCCAAAGTTTAATGTTTGCACCACCTGGGCCGTAGGGCAGATTCTGCTCAGAATTCATGGTGTCATTGGAGAGGAGCGAGTTGATCGTCTGAATGAACTTGCCGTCCTCCTCAGCCTGTAGATCCTTGAGCGCATTATCGCTAATGACCTGACGAATGTCGAGATCATAGTCGTGCAGCTCTGCAACGTCCTTACTGAACATTGGAGTAGCAATGCGGCTAAAGGTTACGAGCCAACGCTTACCGTAGATATAAGTGCTGCTTGGAAACTCGCCGAAGGGGATCGACATAGCGCCAGGCGAATCTGGCTCTAGTTCGACAACCTTGGAGGGTTTGTCGGTGGAAACTTGCTTGGTGAGATCATCTCCGGTAATTGTCTGTGCTGGAAGGATCTTACGAAGGAAACCCTCTTCACGCAGCTTCATGCGGATGTAGTCTGAAGTAGCCCGAGAGACCTTGATGGTGGACTCGGGGTTAAACTCCATTTGATCAAGGTGCTGACGAACAACTTGGTTCGCTCTTTTTTCCATATCTGTGAGATGTTCTAATGCCATCTGTATTACTCCTGTTTAGTTTAGTTTCTTTATAAGTTTTAAATTAGAGTGCTGGCCACCAGTTAACGTAGAAGTAAAGCATTGCTACGCCGTACTGATTCTTTACGCCAGCAGCAGACGTTGCAATCCCGACGACCTGGTTATTGTTGATGGGGGCAGCGGCGGAGGTAGTGGCGGTGTAAAGAGAGTTTGCAGCACCTGAAGTGCTAGGAGCAAACGTTGCAATCTTTCCTACGGATGTGGTGCTAGCCATGAGAAGATCGCCAGCAGCTACAGAGCCGGCATACTCGGTGGTGCCGAGCTCATAAGCGCCAGTACCGACAAGGCAGGAAATTCCAACTTCACGGAAGACCGTGGCAGATGGGCCAGCCTGAGCAGCGGTGCCCTGAGTGGCAGTTGCACGCTGACTAGCTAGGTTGCCTTCGAAGCGAACAGCGTCATTATCAGCGCCGCCGCCACGAGCAAATAGTGGCATCTTGTGCTTTACGCCGCCGCCGAGAACAAACTCGTTGTTGGAATTGAGGTGGCCGACGGCACCTGCGACTACGGCATCAAGTGCAGTGATCGTGGAGGTATCGCCATTGTGGATGGGGCAAACGCGTGAGAGTTGACGCTCGTCCCACCATCCACGGACTGGTTCGAGCATATTCTTTGTCATTTGAGTAAGAGTTTTGTAAGCCATTTTTTATCTCCAAGTTTTAGACTTGCTATAGTTTAGTGTAAATATATATTACTTTCAATTAGCCGAGGAGAGCTTCGCACCAGACATTTGCGGCCTGAGATACAGAGCTACCTGCAGCTTTTGCTGTTACAGAAGAAGGACCGCCTACTGCAAGATTACGAGCCTGGGCAACTTCTGTCTGAAGGCTAGCGATTTTGCTAGTAAGGGAGCCGATGGTCTTGAGCGAGCCCTCTGGGGTCATGATGAAATTCATGAATTCAGATTGACGAGCTGGATCTAAACCAGCGTGCTTGACGAGATCTGCGGTACAAGCTTCTGCTTCTTTACGATAAACAGAAACATTAGCAGCGGCCGCATATTGCGAATTTGGAGTTTCGTTCGAAATGGCAGCAACCACCTGAGGAACTCGCTCCATAAAAGAGGCAAGTTTTTCAATTGCCCTTACTGGAAGGTTGATATTTTTCACGACTGGATTCCTTTGTAAATTGATTTAATTTCATTACGTAGACGACTGGCAGAGCGAAGAGTCTGGAACTTAGCTCCAGCGCGCTTTACTGCACCATCGCAAGATTGAAGGTAAGCGACTTGAGCCTGAGACAGCTTATTGGTATCCAATTTGCCAGAAGCGATGAGGGCAGATGTAGTGGCAAATGCCTTTACATCAGACTCCTTCATTCCTTCCTGCTGCATGAGTGCCATAAGAGCAGCCTCCTCCTCTGGTGAAAGAGGAGCTTGTTCCGCGCCCTCTGCCATTGCCCCGGGATCCATCATCTTAGCCATTTCGTCTGGCGCTCCACCACCACTTGGCATTGAGGCCATGTTTGCAAGGACCTCTTCTGCTGCAGCCTCCTCGTCATCGGAGACCTCTTCTTCAGAGGGCGAATCTTCGCCCTCCTCGTCCTCCATCATCTCTTCTTCTTCTTCGGAGCGCTTTCGAAAGGTACCCCCTTTACGGGAGGCCTCTTTCTTTTCTTGTGTATTTGCAGGCTTAGGCTTATCCTTTGATTTTTCCGAGCTGTCATCAGAGTCGTCGTTGGAGGCATCTTCAGAAACATACATCTCTGCGACCTTTTTGAGAAGAGTTGCCAACTTTGCAGCTTCCTTCTTTTCCGCATCTGGGCCTTCTTTTTTATCTGCCCAATCAGGAACGCCGTCGCCGTCAGCATCAGGCTTCTTGTTGTCCTTCTTCTTGCCTTCCATCATTTCAGCAAACTTTGGCATACTGTCAGCTTCTGCAAGAAGATCGTACATTGCAATCTTAGAAGCTAGGTCGTCTATTTGGGCGACAGCTGCAGCTTTCTGATGCTGCTCGATCGCAGGTAGGACATGGGGGGCCGCAAACTTATCCATAACAGCAGTGATAGTTTGAATAAACGATTCTGCATCAAGTGCAGCAGATGCTTTCAGAGAATTACATGTCTCGACGTACTCAGCAGTCGCACGAGCTCTGATATCGGCTAGACCGGCAGCCGCATCTTTACCTTGCTCCTTAGATAAAGCAATGTTTCCATCGTTTTCTTCATTCTGAGGATAAGCCTCAGTTCCCTTAGCATTAGCATCATTACTGTTGGTAGCCTCCTCTGGAGGATTACCGGTGACATAGGTATCAGCCCCTGAGCCAGAAGCAGAAGCTTTGATCAGATTGCGCAACTCTGCAGCAAGAGTTTTTGCTTCGGAAATAAATTCTTGCGCAGCCTTGCCACTTGGATGAGAAGAGCCCGGATCGTTATGCTCGTTTAAATTATACTTACGCTCAACCTCAGGAGCCTCGCCCGATGGACGTGGGTGTAGGCCCTTGTTGTGGCCTGGGTCCTTCTGCTGACTACCAGCTTCAAGCTTGGTGTCACTGTCGGTACCGGCAGGATACATCGCTTTGTTATCAGAAGTATTTTCAGAATAGCGATGACCTACAACGGCTGGACGAGTGTGATCATCAGCAGCTGAATTGCTTCCACTGGGATGAGAAGTATTTAAAATTTGCTCGCCAGGATTTTCGGCGCGCTTCTGAGTAAGTGCACGAAGTTGTTCAACTAGTGCTCGGTGTTCAAAACTGGTGGCCATATTAGTGGTGTCCTTTTCGTGTGGTAGTTATTCTACAGTATTTTGGCAAATTCCGCAAAAGACTAAATCATCAATGTCGCCTGCGGAAGATGCGGCCTTGATGGACTTATATGTTTCAAGCTGATATCGAACATATTCTTTAGACCAACATGAATCTAAATCAGAAGATAGCTTAATTGGATTTGATTTTCTAATTTGTGTACCAATAATTCTACCCATTAATGGAATAGTTACACTACGATAGGGCCTGATAGCATCACATAAATTTGCAATCTTGCCAGATATCTTCATGCTTGCCGGCTCATATAATGAACTAAAAATCAGATCCTCTGAAGAAAATTGGCTTATTCCTTCGGCAACTGCAGATTTATTAAAATTTATTGCTTGGGTAGGTCCCAAAGAATTTCCAGTCATAAGGGTATAAAACTCAGATGGACGTAGGACAATACCATTATCGCTAAGCCCTCTCATCACCGAGTCCATATAGATCGGAATAAAAGAAGAAAGCTTTTTTACAGCCTCCTCTACCTCCTCTTGAGAATCAATGACAGCTGGTTGAGCAATGCCATCAATTCTTTTTTCCATTTTTGATATTTTTTCTAATATTTTTCTTTTTTTCTCTGCAGACTTATAGTTGCAGGTCAAAGTAGATTCTATTGTGTCTAAAGTATTTAAAGAATATCCTAGCTCTTCTGCAAGAGCGGCTCCTCCGCTGATACCGGTAGAGGCTTTCTTTAAAGTATAAGCGACTCTATCGGCTGGGCGAATAACTCTAGATATGTCAAAAAATATGGATTGAGGGTTGTCGACTCCAACAATCTTACCATCATCCATAATCTTGCCAAGCGCTTCTTTCACATGCCAACAATACTCTTTTGGAGTTTTTGCTTTATTTGAGCATATGGAGCATACGTCATGTGAAATCTTGCAAGCCATGGAAACAGGATAGCTACCATTTCTCTCAAGCAAAGACAGTTCTTCGGCGCACTTAGAGTTGTCCAGCTCCATTAACAATTCAACTCTGTCCATGTCGTCGTTGAATGTAGCAGCTTTAATAACTCCAAAAGAGGAATCTAATGGAGTATTCTTGTGGTGGCGAAACACCTTTGCATGAGAAATAAAAGTGGGATGGTCTCTTATTAGATTAGCACGTTTCCAGCCGTCGCCATTTCTATTAAATCCAAATTTCTCTGAAGAAGTCATGGCTATCGTGTGAACTGCCGTCTTGTCTTTTGAGGGAACATATCCTTCAATCAACTTGGAAAACATATTAGCGCGCTTCTCCTGACCAGAGTCAAGACCCTTTGAGGAAAATCTAAGAATCTCAAACGGGGCGTCACTACCTAGATTAAAGTGATCAGGACTAAATGCTTTGATAAACATAACTTGTTTTATACTATGTTATTTAGGAATTATGGGCTGTCCGCTTAGATTTTGCTGAGATGATAAAGGATCGAAGTTTTCCGGTTTAGACATAAATGCGTTATAGGCCGCAGGAAGCGCAAGTCCTGCGATCAGTCCCAACGGACCGGAGCTGCCTCCACGCACTCCGCCCAATCTGCTAGGCAGTACAGTTCTCAAACCTCCAAGAAATGTTCTTGGTCGAATTGCAGGAGACGGCATTCTACTATCAGACAGTGCTCCGCCAACACGAGAAAGAGCGCCCATGGTGCCCTCAAATGCCTTTGGGGGAAGAGCCATCTCTACTTTTGCTCCTGGTGCATTTACGCCAAAGAATCTTCTACGTGGAGTGCTTGGAGTAATTCCTCCACCGCCAGGTAGTCCTGGAGTTCGAACCGGGTTACCCGGGGAATCTCCACGTCGTCGTGGTGGCGGTGGCCTCATGAGCTCCGCTGCTCTGGCATCTGCAGTTACTGGGACATTTTTTCCCTCTATAGTTAAAGGGAATTCTCGAACAGTTCCACCAGGCGTAGTAGGAGTAACTGATATGCCTGCAGCAGGACCGCTTAAATATCTGGCCATTAGACTTTGAGCAGGACCTGGCTTTAAATTAGCAATATTTTGAGCCTCACGTGGATTATAGCTGTCTCTTCTAAATAAACCGCCAGGAGTAAACCTTTCTCTAAGAAATTTACTACCAAGATATCCCAATCCACCTAATCCTAGGATTTCCCCAAGATTAAACCCCTCTTGATTCCCTGCTGGGATACCAAAAGGCAAAAGGTTTCTAGCGCTCATCTCACCGATGGGAATGCGCTCCCTGGCGCCTTCATCATAAAGGCCGTCGTTATTAGCATCTCCGGCTGAAACTGGGTACGGACCTGCAATTTTTGATCTTGCTGAAGCAAACTTAATTAGTAATGAATTAATATCAGTCATCTTACAGTCCTTTGTGGGTTATCAAGACCCGTAAGTCTTGGAACAACAGCATATTCTCTACGCTGGTCTCTCATCTTTTCTTCCATTGCTAGCATTTGATTCAAAGAGAAGTCGTCTATCTGATCTCCGGCCTCGAGTCTACGACGAAGCATAGATCTAAGCAAAGGAGTTTGTTTTGAAGCAATTGGTGCTATAGAGTATATCTCGCCAAGGGCTTCTTCGATCTCCTTTGGAGAATGTCCGCCAACGATTGGATCCGTCTTCATCAGCTTGTGGATATTTAGAGCATTATCGATGCGAGTAATTTGATCTACAAAGTCTGGATCTGCCAGATTGTCAAGAGCTCCACGCTGTATATCCTCCCTGGTCTGTTCTGATCCGGGGACCAGCTTACCTACAGCTTCTTCTGGATTTATAGGCAATGCTGCTTTTTTTCTGATCCCTACAGCACTATTCAACAAACTAGTTCTTTCTAAATTATTAACATATGCATCGTGCTCGGCTTGTGCAAGTTTGGAATTTAACAGTGCCGTTTGATTATAGTTTTTAACTATATTGTCAAGAGAGTTTAACTCTTCAATACCTAAAGAAAAATATCCTACTCTATCTTCGGCAAGCTTCTCGCAATCCTTGCCGGTAACTCCAGTAGCCAAGCTAACTACGTCAATAATATCTTTACCGTGTTTTTCGATTGTCTCTCTCGCCCAGTGAGTTTTTCTGTAGGACGATACCCCTGCTACCTTTTCCTTAAAGTACTTGATGCTATTTGCAAGTCCTTCACAGGCCTCATTGTATCTGTTTCTCAGAATCTCGATAGATAGCTTTTCATTTTTGCTTAATACAGTCGCAGCCTTCTGCAACTCATTAAAAGATGTAAGCTTATTAGAGGCAGCCTTTGAGGACATCAAAAAACTATCATCGATAGGCTGAGAGTCAAAGAAATTTTGAGATTCGGATACGTATGCAAGTGGCACACTTTCAGCAACTTTATTTTTAGCGTCTACAGAATTAAGAATCTGCTCCAGAGCTTTTCCGCCATCAGCCAATAAGAAAGAGTTTCCTCTATCCTCAATTGAAGCTGATTTAAAATATGCCAGATGTGCTGCACCGTTGTATGCCTCTGCAGCCCTCATTATAAATTCTGGAGGATATTCATCGTTAGATGCAGCTTTAACCAAAGCATCTGTTGGAGTCATTCCACTGTTAACAAAAGACGCAGTCTTGTTAATTAGATTAACTAGGCGCTCTTTGTTTTCAGGAGTTATATGCTTTAATTCGGTCATTGTTCTTCTATTCTACCGATATTTTGGTTTTCTATAAAGCGAGGTGGATTATCAGAGTGTAATTTGTCTATATCTGAATTTGTGTAATTTCCAGATCGTAATGGATCTGCAGGCATGGATCCTTGATTCATTATTCCAAAGGTAAATGATTTTAACATAACGCTAACAATTTGGGAAGTAAAGGCATCGTCCTCCTTGACTCCCCCAAAAATAGCTTCAATTTTCTTGCGTTCGTTAATGTTATCTTTGGCTAATCCTATGAGCTCAGTGGCATTTCTAGTATTTGGAACAATTCCATTTGCAGCCTGTATACCTTTTGATAGTACTAAATTGTCAAAAAGAGTTTCAAATAATTTCTGCATTTGGTGCTGAGAGCATTTTTCTATTGATTTAATCATTTCTTTGCCACCAAATATAGCAACTCTTTTCCAAAAAGCTTCAGTGCTAAATGGGGCAGAACGCATTACAGGCTCTATGACCCAGCGATTTAGATAGCCATAATTGGTAAGGCTATCTAACACGTCAAAAAAACACATGATATAGTATTTAATTACTGTTTCGTTATGTCCTACAATATCTGCAATTTCTTTATACGAGTAGGACGCTAATATTCTGGTATCTACGTCCAATCTGTACGAAGGACCATTTTCATACAGCGTCAAGGCATCGGCAATATCCGGGTTGGCATCTTTATAAACTTCTACTATATCAACTGGGTCTTGCCTGATCGTCTTCAGTAATTGATACAGCTCTTTTACATACTTATCATCGTCTTTACGAGGTTCTCGCCACTCATCTAAAAGTTTTATAACGTAATTATACCTCCAGTCGGGACTTTTCAGTCTACGAGGTGCTGGAGATTTGTCAGATAAAGATACTTTGGCTTTGCGCATTACACTAACTGATTAAGATCGGTTTCAACTGCAGAACCTGAGTCTGCTTCGATCTTGCGTTCCTTAAGCTTAAGGATTAGTTCCCCAAGATTAAGGAAAGTATTTCTAACAGACTCTTCCATGCTTGGCAAATCTTCCTGGCTAAAGCGCTCAGAGAACTTATCTCCATGGAATAGCATAAGGAAATATATTCTTCCTAAACGATCAAGGGCTGTTTGCAGATCTGCCATGTATTGATCGAGCGGAGTGTCTATGTCAGCACGATTTATAAGTTCGGAGATATTAGCAACGTCAAATACGTTTTGCTCCCCGGATTGTGCTGCCTGCATTATTCTGTCTACAGACTGTTGGTTAAGACCTTGTTGGCCTTGACCCATTCCAGTAATGCTATCCATGATTCTTTGATTAAGTACATCTCCAGGCTGACCAGAAGTAGCAGAGACGGTGTCGGCTTGTGGGTACTGCTCTGCAACACCCAACGTGGGATTTATGCCCATGGGTGCCGAAGGTACATTTGGAGTCGCAACCATGCCTGGATCAAAGAATGGTTGCGCCTTTTTCTCGAAATACAGCACTACATCTTCAAGAGCAGCTGCAGACTTAAGTGCTGATTTGGCTTCTAAAATGCTCATTCCAAATCCAGCCACTAAGCCAACATACGCATCTCTCTTCGAGGCTTCCTTGAATACTGTTTTTCCATTTATTAAAACTCGGAATCCGATTCTATCCTTGGATACCTTGACCTGATCATTCAAACCTTTAATTCTGGCATCAATATCCCTAGCTCCGCCAAGTTCAATTTTGCTGCGATACCTGTTATCAGAAAAAGTATGTACTTTTGCCGTCTTGGGCACGTACAAAGTTCTGTCAAACATCTTCATGCGTCTGTACGAAGGAGACACAACAATTTTATCACAGCACGGTAACCCAAACACTGAATACGTAGTCACATCTCCGCTAACCACAGCATTCTCCAAAGTGCATGGTCCAGCAGCCTGGCTGCCGTCAGCTTCTACGAAAACATTGAAATTTCCTTTTTTGTTTAGATCGTAGTTTTTGCTTGGAGCTTCCGTCTTTGCTGAATCAACAGACTTTAGCTTATCTACAAATGCCTTGAAATCTGATCCTGGCATGGAGGCACCCAAAGAGAAAACCTTCGATGATTCAACCCTGTCGGACTTGCCCTCACCTACTGCAATAATGACACTTTCCACACAGTTTGAAGAGGTGTAGGAGCAACCAGATACTGCAGAAGGAATTACGGCCATCTTGTCGACACTTCCACCAGGCATTAAAACGCTATACAATCCTGCACAATTACAAGCATTCAGAGCCATGGGCCCTTCAATTTTGTAAGAAATTCTTCCCAAGTTTTTACGATTGTCTCGTAGAACTACGCCTTCTTCAATGAGTTCTTGTTTTTCTGAATCAGTTATGCTGTTCAAAACATCCTGAGGGCCGTGTACATCTATAACTTCAACTTCTGGAACTTTGTTGTTGTCTAATACAATGGTTTCAGACTGTTTACATCCCTTTAGACATTCATAAAGTTCAGAGCCGTAGGCTTCTATGGCCACCTTATGAAGTTCTGGATTGTGCATCAAGGTCTTGGTATATATTTCAGCAAACTTACAATTAGCGGTTTTGAGAAATTTTTTAAAGTCAATGTTAAACTGACTGGACAAATTCTGCATTCTATCCATGCTAAACTTAGTATTTTGGGTAGGGTTGTATATCTTAGATAAATCCATGCCAGACTGCATGCCTGCCATGATCTCACCTTTGTTTAACTCGGATGGAACCCCCAGCTCTTCCGGTCTTGCATTTAGAATAGTATCGACCCAGTTTTCCTTATTTGGAACAAACTGGTCCTGATTCTGATTATATAGCAACTCAGCACCTTTGAGCTCGCCGTTCTTGTAGAAGATCGGTACAAAAAGCTCTCTACCGCTTATGTCAAACTTAAAAAGACCAACGGCTTGAGTGCCATCCTCGTTCTTGTTAACTACCTCAAAACCAAGCATGTAGTCAAGCAGATTAGGAATCTTGTCACGAATATAAGCAAAAGCCAACTGAAAGAAGTTTTGCTCAAACGTTACGTCATCTGCAAGCTTAATGATGTTCTTTCTGGCCATAGTTATCTCTTAAGGGAATTTACCTGGCGGGGTTTCCCCCGCCAGGTAAGTAGGATTAAAGTCAAACAAAGTGAGCGATTGCGACAACAACAGTAATGGCGTCATTTGGGCCTACATTGTTAAGCTCTACAGAAATGATGCCAGGGAATGTGTTCAAGTTCGCATCGGTTGTACTCAAGGAAACCGCTTTTGCTTTTCCTGAAGTTGCGCTATTTGCAACTGCAGTTTGCGAAGCGGCAACAATAGGCGTGCCAGCAACCGTAGCAGAGATTGTTTCGTTGCCATCTGCGCCATCCTCAGTCATAACAAACATGCCCACTACACGACCTGGCATGGTTGCAGCTGCTGCTTGTTCAGTAGCGCCTTTTTCAAAACGGAAGTGATATAGGGTCACTCCATTGTTGCCATAACGAATATTGCCAGCTGCAAGATCTCGAGCAATTGCCTGCTTCTCTAGAATTCCAAAGGAGTCGCTCGCACGCAGTTCTACAACTTCAGTAGCGCCAGATTCAAGTTCTTTACCGTTGGGGCCGACATAAGCGAAGAAACGCTTAGCGCCAGAGATGTTGCGATAGACGTGAGACGCCATTGCAAAGCTACGATAGCTTTCTAAATCAGTCAAAAGATTACTATTAGCCATGTTTTAATTCCTTTTTGTAAATTGAAAGGGCCTTATTTAGACTAGTCCCAATCTACTACTAGTGTTGTTCGTAAGTATCAGAATGTGATCACATTCCAGCCCTTAGTGGGGGGCAATAAAATTTTTCCGTATAAAATCACTTACATCTTGGGTACGAGTGGTGTTGTATGTTTCGTCTGAGCCCCTAAATGGCTCCTTGAACTTGCCCTCTGGGGTAAGTTCACCCGTCAAGCCCTTCCTATTAAAATCACCTAAACCCATTCTATCGAGGAATCGCGCAGAAGCGCCGCTAATATTAGAAAGTCCTCTGGTCAACGGAATGGATACACTAGGATCTTCGGTATAGTAACGAAGGCCGCCAGCGCCTAAAGCTCCGACTCCCCCTCCCAGAATACTGCCCATAAGTGCTGAGCGAAGATGGCCCCTCATACTCTTGTCTTTTCCAAAAAGAGCGTTTGCCAGAAGGGCCACAGGAACTCCTGCCAAGGCGCCTCCGGCTGCGCCGTATCCAACCGCAGGAGCATATTCTTGTCCTTTCTCTAAAGCCTTCGATAAGAAGGACGAGTCAGCTTGTTTCTGAAGCCTGAGTTCGCTTAAAAGTAAAGGGCGATATTCTTCCGAGAGTTCCGATAGTTTTAAAAAAGTTTTTTTCATAGTTTAAGTTCCATATATTATGATTATAGCAAAAAATATCAGTAGGTGCCTTTTGGACCCTTTGAGATTTCTCCAGTAGCCAAAGCTGGAATCCAGGATGTGCCGTGTATCTGGGAGGTAGATCCTCGCTGTATATTATCCAAAAAGGTCTTTTTAAGATTAAATCCTCCAAGTTGAACCATCCAATCTCTATCTCCGAGCAATGACATCATAGCTCTAGTCATGGTTGGTTTAAATGGAGGAGGATTTTTATGAACGATCACATCTGAGAATCCATTTTCTTTTAGCTCTTTGGCTACAGTGGGAGTTATACGAGTTCCAATAGAATAGTGCAAAATTGGTTTTTCTAGATAATGATTTAGATATTTAGAAGGACTTCCAGTTTGAAAGCCTTGTCTTGGTTTATATCTTGAAGCTAGGTAGTCATAACTCACTATGTCTTCTGGATATGCTCCCTCTACCACATCGGACTCAGTCAGTTCTACTTGATTAATCAAACCTCTTGCAACTACTTCGACATTTCTACGATGAACCGGCAGTCCATTCTCCTGTAAAGCAGATTTAAATTGTTTTACAAAGTGTCTGCGAGCCTCTCCAATTCCTTTAAGCTCAGCAATATCCTTTGGATTAATTATACCGTCGGATAAGGCATCTCCAGCTTCTAACGTTTGACCTTGTCTAACGGATACTGATTGCTCTACTGGAACATAGTATTTTTCATTATTTACATAAACATAGTTTCCGCCTTGAGGAGCAGATTCTACTTTCCCAACAATGCCGTCCGCTTTAGTTACCGGAGCTCCATCTGTAAAAGTTTTTGGAACTTCTATGAGTTGATTTAAATAGTTAAAGCCAGTTACAGTTCTTTTTGTTTTGCCTTTTGATACTCCCCCTGAGTGCTTGGAATTCAACATGCCCTGGCTTATAGGTTCTGCAATTGCCTGAGCAGCAGTAATCCCTACATTCATACCTATTTCTGCAAGCTTACCGTGTTCTCTTATTCCGGCAGCCAGTCTGGGCAGTCCGCCAATTCCACTTACGGCTGCGATAGGAGAGTAGATCATAATGTTCTTCTTGCCAGATACGTTCAAGGCCTTTAGTACGGCAGCATCCACATACGTACCTTTCTTAAACTGCCCCTCATCTCTAGCAAGCACTCCACCTATATTGTCTGGATCGTTTACTTCTACTATAAATCCTTGGCCGTCTTCAATGTCCTCATCCGTAACAACAAGCCTATGTGCAGAGGCAGTAAGACGTTTAGCAAAATACCCAGCATCGCCTACAGCCAATTTAGTATCAATAGCTCCTGCTCTAGCGCCATATGATCCTGCCCAGTACTCCACGGGATCCATACCCTCTGAATATGAATTCAGCACAGGAATCGGAACGGGGCGACCTTTATTATCACTATAGAGAAGATCGCTGCCAATCATAGAAGCCAGCTGATCTTTATTTCCACGTGCTCCGGCATATACATGCATAGCAAATGGATTATCGTTTTGTAGTAACTCCTGATACACCTTATCTGCCAAAGTTTTTTGATACTTTAAAGCTACATCCACTATAGCTTCATTTCTTTGGGCAGGATCCTTTACAGACCTAACAATCTGACGTACTTCCTGTCTTAGTACATTTGTTATATCGCGTTTAACCTTTGGTGGCTTAAGGCTTTCAAGACTAAAACTAGATAAAGACGATTGTCTTGCACTCTTCAAGCCAATTAAAGTAAGTTGTTGAACCATCTCCCTGTACTTATCGGGAGTCAATTTAGAGGCCATTTCCGTTAGAAATTTCCTCATAGAGAGCTTGTCCCAGATTCTTCCATAGTCTCTGCTGTCTTCTGGAAGAGCAGAATTTATCAGCAGTTGTCCCACGGTTGTTACTGTCGGTTCCATGTCAGCACCTCAGAACCGCACTGAGTTGAAGTGACGGCATAGTGAGAATAAGGCTTGCCTTGTATAAATCTAACTGATCCAGCCTTGACTGCAAAAGGCGAATGCGGCAAAGCTCTTTGACCTCCAGGTTTAAATCCCCCACTCCAATCAACCAGCTTGTTTGCTAGTGTGTCGTATCCAGGTATTTTTGACAAAAGACCTAGTAAGAAACTAAGCCCGCCTCCAACACCTTTTCCAAATCCTCCCAGCCCGCTAAAAATATCTTGAATTTTAGAATTAAGATATGTTGTGGCCCCTCTTGATTTAGCAGCACGAGCTAAGGGGGAATTCATATCTATGCTTGACATTAACTTATCTCCAAATTGCTTTGAAGATTGGTCAGAATTTGTAAGCCAATCTCTTCCCGCACCGTAAAGAGCTTGAGCAGAATCTATCGGATTACGTAATCCATAGGCCGCCACGTTACTCCATCCGCCAAGCGCTTTCGCAATGCCTGAGGAGCCTTGAAAGTCTTTGTATAGATCTGATATATTTGCGGTACCTTGCTGCATTCCTCTTACAAATTCAGGATCATTTGCAGCGCGCAGCACCCTTTGTCCTGCTGAAGAGATTCCCTGCATATATTCAGGTGTAAATCCCTTTTCTTGCATAGTCATATTGTATTCATCAGATCCTGGGGCCAAATGTCCGTAGGTCTGTATATCTCTGCTGACCAGCTGTCCGTATTGTTCTGGACTTTCCGCTTTATAAGCAGAATTATATAAATTGCCCCTAAAAGGATTTGGGGTATAGGCCATCTTAACCAAGAGTTGTCTAACAGGGTCAATCATTGACTTAATTCACCTCTTCAAGTTTTGGATTGTCTATATCCATTCCGGTGATTAACTTCACTTCTTGTTTAAAATTATCTAACCCCGCATGAGTAAATTTGTATGTCCCTGCTGGAGTTAAGATTACTGCAAATATAACCTGATCTTTATCGTCGTATATTAGTATGGAAGATAAATTCTTCTCATACCTAGGTGGTACTAAAATATTAGACTTTTGAAGTCTAGCTCTCATCTAAGTAACTCTGTAATAGTTTTTATGTAATTATTAAAATCTTCATCATCTACAGAAGCTTGTGCAATCATTCCCGGAGGAGGAGCTGAAGGCAGTCCCATCATTGCTGGATCTGCTCCGCCGTTCATCCCAGAAGGTGCGCCTATCATCGCAGGGTCCATAGGAGGAGGAGATCCTGCTGGGGGTAATCCTCCTCCGCCTAAAATCTGCATCATAGCTATTTGTGCATCCATCAACTGTTGCAACATATCTTTGATAGATGCAATTTCTTGTTCGATTGGAGCAGCTGGAGCAGCAGGCGCTCCGCCCATCATTGCAGGATCCATAGGTGGTGCTCCACCCATCATTGCAGGATCCATAGGTGGCGCTCCACCCATCATTGCAGGATCCATAGGTGGTGCTCCGCCCATCATTGCAGGATCCATAGGTGGCGGCCCCATAGGG